TCACGCCGCGGCGCGTACGAGGGTCGGCTTCGGCCGTGCGGTCAGGCCGGCGGCTATCGCGCCGTGGGTATCGGCATGGTCCCTCAGGAGGTGGCTATACGTACGGCGCAGCTCCTCGACGGTGTCGCCCACCCACGCGGCCACAGTGTGCTCGGGGATCCCGTTCTGAAGGCACGTGGAGATGAAGGTGTGCCGGAGGTCATGGAAGGTCGGAAGGTTTCCCTCCTCGTCCTTGATGCCGAGCTTCAGCAGCGTGGGCTTCCACGCGTCGTCGTTGAAGTGGTTTCGGCAGACGAGGTTCCCGCGCCGCGTCCAGAAGAGTGCCTGTACCGAGCCGCGCTTACATTCGGTGATCGTCTTCTTGTGCTCCCACAGGACGTTCGCTGTTGGGCGCGGCGGGCGCCACTCCATGTACTCGTCCAAAACGTCCTGGAGGTACGGAGGGATCGGCACATTCTTCGTGTTGAGGCGCGGGCTCGTCTTGAGGCGGTCCACGAGGGTGGGGCTGTAGCCACTCTCCTTGGTCCTGAGTACCTGTCGACGAACGGTGAGTAGCTTTCCGTCGGTGTCGATGACGTCGTCGCACACAGCGAGCGCCTCCCCCTGCCGAAGGCCGCAGGCGAAACCGAGCATGGGGATGGGGCGGTAGTGCTTGGGGAACTCGTCGTAGATCGCCCAGCACTCGTCCGCGCTGAAGACGTACGAGGTCGACGCTTCTACGTAGGGCCCATCGACCTCGTAAGTGGGGTTCGAGGCGATCTTTCCGTTCTGGAGGGCATCCTTGAGGATCATCTTGAAGACCTTCCAGTGGCCATCCGCCGTGGAGTTGGCGATGCGCTTGTTGGCCTCCATCTCCTGAACCCAGGCTTCGACCTGGGCCTTCTTGATGGTCCGTAGGCGTTGCCTACCCCAGCGGGGATTGAGGTGCACGCGGACGGCTGACTCGTAGCCCTGGACGCTGATCTCCTTGGCGCGGCGCCTACTGAGCCAGTCGGCCGACCACTGTTTGAAGGTGAGGTTCGTTTCGACGGGCTCGGGCGCCACGCCTGGAGTCATTCCGTCGAGAATGGCCTGTGCTTGGGCCTGGGTCAGCCCGACGGAGTCGGGAATCGTTGCCCGTGTGCGGTTACCCGCGTCGGTCGTGCGGTTGTAAGACCAGCTATGGCCGCATCCGCCTTTCTTGGGCCTGTTCTGGTCGGAGCAATCGCACCGCTTATACACAGTGGGCTTGCGTGCCACGGGACGCCTCTCGCGATCTTGGTTGGTTCTCGGGTGACTCCCTGGCCAGGGGAGTCGGACTGTACGCAGGCTTAGCCATGGCCGGTCAAGCCGTCGAGCGGGAGGCGGAACGGTTGGTTGTGCCCCTTCTATTCGCGGCAATAACGCCCGCGCGGCGCTGGGGATTTCACTCCGTACGGGCGTCGAGCCATGCCTCGAAATCGCGCTCCCGGACGCGGAGTATCCGATCACTGATGCGCACGACGGGGATATCCCAACTCCGGTAGTTGTCGAGCACCGTGCGCTTTGTGAGTTCCATCCGCTCGGCAATCGTCTCGAAGCTCAGCAATACGTTGGAACCGCCGCGGGCCATAGTCGTCCTCGTCCACTCGTGGTGTCCCCCGGCAAACCGTTCCGGCCGGATGGAGCCGGTTCCGTTCGGCCCGGCACCGGTAAGTACGTCGATCAGCGGAATCTGTTACACCCGTGGGAATCCCAACGCGCCGGCCGCACGGTGAGGTCGCTGCGGGGTGGCGTCCGCCTTGGATGGCGTCGGTTGGATCGTCGGCTGAGCCTCTCGGATGTTGTCGACCTCAGCAGCGGTCTTGGGCGTGCTGACAAGGGTTTGTCGACGGATCAGCCCGCCCAAGTTGCTCCCTCGGTGCACGCCCGCACCGGGTGCTTGAGCGTCCCGAGTCATCGCAGGCCTGTTCGATGCGGTTCGCAAAAGATTGGTTATGCTGCATCAGCGCCGCCTCGGAACGTGATCGTCCGTTGGTGGGGAGACCATGGGGGTGTGCCCGAGTGTGGCGCTGTAGCTGATAAACGCAGCATCGGCTTGGGGGGATATCACGCCGTGACCGACATTCTGGAGGCTCTGGTCGGACGCGCCGCAGCAGGCGGAGAAGACGGGGCCGACGCCATGGCGGCGTTGTACGACGAACTCAATGACACCGTGTACCACTGGGTGCGGCGGTACATCCGGGACGGGCACGTCGCGGAAGACCTGTGCCAGGAAGTGTGGCTGAAGGTCGCGCAGAACATCGGCAAGTACCGCTCGGGTACAAGCCTGTTGGCCTGGCTGCGCACAATCACGAAGAACACCGCGCTGGACTACCTACGCTCGGTGCAGCGGCGCCCCGCGGAGGTGCTGTACGCCGACCACCTTGAACTCGACCGGCCGCGCTTCGACCAGAGCCCGGAAGAACACGCCGAACGGCGTGCACTGGCTCAGGCCGTTGCCGCGCGCATGCACAAACTGCGTCCCGTGCAGCGTGAGGTCCTGATCCTGCGCTTCTTCGACGGGCTTACCCCTGGGCAGACTGCGGAGATCATGGGGAAGACGGACGGCGCTGTCCGTACCCTTACGGTGCGGGCCCTGCGCAAACTTGCCGAGGTGATGCCGGAGGGCGAGTCTTCCTCCCAGCTGATCGAGGAGCTGCTGACCGCAGCCGGGGGCAGGAAAAGAGTTGTCGGAACACGGGTAGAGACACGAGAGGCGAGGGCGCATGTCGCGACGCGCTGACCAGAGCGAGCGCTTGGAGCGGGCGCTGGAAGGCGGGCCCACCCCTCACGATGAGGAGACCCGCCAGATGCTGGCCGCCGCGCGAGCGTTGCGGCCCGGCAATCGACGTAGCCCTTCGAGGGTGCGCGCCACCAGGGAAGCGATGCTCCGAGAATTCGCACGCGTCCAGAACCCGCAGGAGATACGGGAGGACGCCGGATCAGGAGACGGCCTGGACGAGCCGGAGCTCCATCGTGAGGAGATTGAACTGCCTGATGGCGGTCAGCTCATCCTCACCGACATCGAAGACATCACGCCCGAGCGTGCCGAGAAGACGCGCGCCCGCATCGCCAGCATCTTGAACAGCAAGGAAAGAGACCGCCAGAGTTGAGCAACGCAATTTCGGGGGGCCGCGGCACCTGGGGTCAGTCTTGACCGAGTCACAGCCTCCCGTCCGAATCCACATCCTGACCCCCGAGGACGAGGACGACGCAGATCTCACCGACCTGGGCCTTGTCAACCTGGGAGGTGAACGCCTCCTCTTCTTGAAGCCCCAGAGCTTCGACTCAGCCGTACGGCAGGTGCGTTCTGCATTGCCTGATCTCCCACTGGAGCAGGTCGAACGCATGGTCCGTGAGCACCCGGAGTTCAAGGACTTCGGTGAACTGCTGGAAACCGTCAAGTCAGCTCCACCACTCGACATCACCCCCACGCCCGACGAGCCCCTCCAGCCCGGACGCCTGCGCGGCCGAGCGAGGCGGTGGGTTGTTGCTGCAGCGTTGGTGCCTGCGCTCGCAGGCAGTTGGGCGCTGGGCTACCTCACCGCCGGTAGCCCAGCAGGAACCTCAGCGAGTTCACCGGACTCGTCGCCGAGTCCTTCCGGTGCTTCGGCCGGGCAGTCCTCGGCGAAGCCGTTCATCGGCCCGGAGTTTCTGGACTTCTCCAATGCTGGCCAGATCGACTGCAAGCCGATCGCCAATCTCGAAGCAGAGTGCACGGACGCTGACGGCATGGTGATGGCAAGCAAGGCGGCCATCGGACCGGACAGCACGATCTTCACCTTCTCGTACGGCTCAGAGCGCATAGGGCTGAGGATCTTCGCAGACAAGGACTATGCGGAGACGTGGGTCCGGCAAGACGGTACGACCGAGCTGTACCCCAATCTCTCGCGATCCGGCCGGTACGTGCTCTGGGGCACGGACAAGGGGCGGTTGTCGGAGTACACGGACTTGATCCAAGACACGGAAGTCGACCCGTCGGCGAAAGCGAACGCGTCGGGCTTGGCGGCGCCGCTCCCGCCTCGTCTGGCAGCTCTCACCCTAGGTACGTTGGGGCTGGACAGACAGGACGTGGAGACCATCCTGTACGCGCCGAAAAGCGCACCGGTCGATGAATCTGTTCTCCTGGCCGCGCAGTCAGTGCTCGGTGTCCAAACCACCGCCCCGTGGGTCACGGGCGGCGACGATATCGCGGCGATCGCTGCGGGTCTTGATCAGCCGCCGGTGGTGTCCGTGCCTGTGCACACTCCGGACATGGAGCCCCCGGTTGGGCCTGTGGTGGACGGCCGCCCGGATTCCACACCGACTGAGAGCACAGAAGGGACACAGCCGACTACGACGTCGCCAGCTCCCACGACCGCCACCCCGTCGACGGAGCCGAGCACCCCGACGGACCCGACGGAGCCGTCCACCGGGGACACGACGCCGAGCGAGGCTCCCGCAGAGACGATCCCCACGGTCCCGGAGTCGTCGGACCCTCCGGCCACCGACCCGGTGGAGGAGACGCCGACCGCTCCCGTCGAGGACACGCCCGCCCCTGTCGAAACGCCTACAGAAGGCGCCGTGCCTCCCGGGCAGGCAGCAACTCCGCCCGCGGACACCACGGACCAGGCCGACGACGGCGACCTGTTAATCCTGGACTCCGCCTGGACCGTCGCCGCAGCCTGAACAAGCCCGAGGGGCCCCGGATATCAGCCCGGGGCCCCTCGAGTGCGTGTCGGTCAGAACGGCGGATCGTCGGGCGCTGGGCCTGCCCACGGGTCATCGGCAGCGGGCCGCCCATGCGCCGCGGCCGCCGGACGCTGCGCGCTGCCTCCGGTCTTGGTGACCTTCGCCGTGGCGTTGCGCAGGCTCGCGCCGACCTCCTCGACGTCCAGCTCGAACACAGTGCGCTTGACGCCCTCACGGTCCTCGTAGGACCGCTGCTTGAGGCGCCCCTGAACGATGACGCGCATACCGTGCTGCAGGGATTCGGCGGCGTTCTCGGCAGCCTGGCGCCACACAGCACAGGTCAGGAAGAGGCTCTCGCCATCCTTCCACTCGTTGGTCTGCCGGTCGAAGGTGCGGGGAGTTGAGGCGACGCGGAACTTCGCGACGGCGGCGCCGGAGGGAGTGAAGCGAAGTTCGGGGTCGTCGACCAGATTGCCGATGACTGTGATGACGGATTCGCCTGCCACTGACAGGGCCTTTCAGGGACGGGGCCGGCCCGCTGGTGCGGCCCGGCCGGGACGGAACGGTCAGGAGAACAGGAGCTGCCAGGTCTTCGGCCCGGGAATCCCGTCGGCGTCGCCCGCCAGCTCCTTGTGGGCGAGCTGGAAGTCGCGGACGTTCAGTCGGTCCGCCTCGCCCCACTTCGGTCCGGGGCCGGAGGTGTAGTGCTTGCCGTAGCCCTTTCGAACGAGCTGCTGCCCGAGCAGAGTGACGGACGCATTGCTCTTGCCGGGGCCGAACTTGTCGACGCCGGGGAACGGCGGCGCGGGCTTCGCGGTGACCTTGCCGGGCAGGATGCCCAGCAGCTCCTTGAGGGAGGCCTCGCCGGGGACACCGTCCGCGGCCGCGCCGCTGTAGCCCAACGACTTCTGGAACTCCTGGTAGTTCTTGGTGTCCGCGTCCGTCCAGGTGGGGCCGGGGCCCGACGTGTAGTGCTTGCCGAACCCTCGCTTCTCCAGGGCCTGGCCGACCTTGGTGACGTGGTTGCCCTTGGCGCCGTAGCCGTAGACCAGGCCGTTGATGGTGACCTGGGCGCGGGAGACCTCGGTGCCGCCGCTGGGGAGGGAGCCGCCCGGGTTCGGGGCGGGCGCGTAGTCCCCGGCCGGCATGCCCGCCTTCACCCACGCGTACAACTTGGTGCCGGGGCAGGCGGTAGCGAACCCGTCCCGGTGGCCCTTCTTGGCCAGCGTGCGGCCGGTCTTCTTGCACGCCTCCTCGTACAGCGCGCGGCACGCAGCCAGGGCCTTGGCGCTGGGCTCCTGGTCGCCGCCGATGGCGATCTGGACGCCGATGCCGGTGGTGTTGTGGTTGGGGCAGTGGGCGCCCTGGAGCGTCCAGCCGCGGCCCTCGTAGATGTTCCCGGCCTGGTCAACGACGAAGTTGTAGCCCACACCGCTCCACCCGTTGCCGAGGTGCTCGGCCTCGATGGCGCGCATGATCGCGTAGCCGGTGCGGGTGATATGGGCGCCGCCGTCGTAGTGGACGAAGAACTCGCTTCGCTTCGTCAGGGAAACGGTGGCCGGGGTGCCGTTCCAGGGCTTCGCGCCCCAGGTTGTACGGGAGATGATGCTGACGGTCATGGGGTGGTGCCCTCCACTGGGTGATCAGGTGGAGGGCACCGTGCATGGCGCGCCTGGTTAGCGTCGCGTGCTGGCTATTGGGCCAGGGTCCACGCCCCGTACTCGGCGGTCTGCTCCGGCACGTCGACGGTCAGCTCCCACGGTTTGTGGCCCTCCGCGCGGCAGACGATCCACAACCGGAGGGGTTCGCCCGCGTAGTGGTGCTCCCAGTCGGTGGAGCTGCCGCCGTAGTGCGAGTGCGGGAAAGTCGTTTCCAGGGTCAGGCGCTGAACATCGCCTCGAGCAAGCGAGAAGGGCTCAGGAATTCGGCCAATGCCTTCGGCCTCGGTGCTGCGGTCGTAGATTCGGAAGCGGTAGGGGCCCCAGATCGTTGCCCGCCGTTCCTCCGGGGTCAGGCTGCCCGCGAGGACCGGGTCCTCCTCGCGGTTGCGGTCGTCGCGTACGCGCAGCTCCACCGAGTCCAGTCGGCTGATTCCTGACGGCGCCGTGTACCGCACCATCAGGTCAGGCCACCCCCTCTCGTCATCGATCCGGAAGGAGATTTGCGGCGTCAGGTCCTGGTGCCAGCGGTTCCGTTCGATCTGGGCGACCGATTCGGCCGTTTGGTAGGCCAGCTCGGCTGTCCGGTTGGCCGTCTGCGAGTTCCGGTCCGACGACTTCGCAGCTTTCATCGCGCTCCACGCCGCCCAGCCACTGAACGCTGCGGCGACTGCCGCGATGCTGCCCTCAACGATGTCCATGTCCGGCATTCAACAGGTGACCGCTGACAGGCGTCCGTCTACTCGTCCAGGACCTCGGCGTCGAGGACGGATCCGTCCTCGAGTTCAGGCGGGTACTGGACAGAGAACAGGCTGTGGTTCAGGCGCTCGGCGAGCGCGGCCATGTCGACGGCCTGGTCGTCCGCGCCGGACGGGATGTCGCCCAGGCCGGTGATCTCGACCGCGACGATCGCGTCCTTGCCGTAGTGCTCACGGTGCTGGCGCTCGAGGTACCAGGCGTCCGCGCGCCAGTCCGGCGCGGTGCGGTCCTCGACGGTCTCTGTGACGATCTCGCCAGTGACGGAGTCCCGGAACTGTCGGGTGGTGGTCTTGGTGACAATCCCGCCGTCCGCGACCCTGCGGATGTTCGCCATGGCGCGCGCGGCCGCGTGGGCGCGTGCGGTGCGGACCTTCTCGTACAGGGCGGCGTACTCCTCCGCCTCCTCGTCGGGTTCCTCCCCTGACTCGCGGGCCTCGATCTCGGCACGGCCGAACGCCATCCAGCGCAGGAAGCTGGTACGGGAGATCCCGGCCATCTCGGCGGCCAGCTCGACGGCGATGCCCGTTCGAGAGGCATTGACGAGGCGCGCCTCGACCTCGTCGGAGAGCAGGCGCGGGCGGCCGCCGCGGCTCTGTGGCCGGCGGGCCTTGCGTCGGGTGGACATGGGGGGACCTCGCGGCGGGTTCAGCGGCCGCTGTTGAACAGGTGGCCGCAGGCGGGGCAGGCCGTGTGCGCGGCGCGGCCGTCGTCGTCGGGACTGAGGCCACCATCCCGCTCGCCGTCGTCGGGCAGGTGGAGTGTGGGCGGTTCGTCCTCGCGGATGCCGCCGGGCAGGGTCTCGGGGTCGACCTGGCCGAGGAGCTTGTCGATCTCGTCGTGGGGGATGGCCAGGGAGTCGAACAGGTCCGCGTCGCCGGTCGCCAGGTCCTCGAGGACCGCGGCGAACTCGCGGGGGTCCCATCCACCTTCGCCCGGGAGGCGGTTGAGCTTGATAGCCAGGGCCTCAGCTTCCGCGTCGGATCGGGAGGACCAGCCGCGCAGCAGGGGGACGAGCCATCCGCCGTCCTCGTCCAGGGCGACGCCGCCGGGCAGGGACATCCCACGGCTCTGCATCTCAATCAGGGCCTCGCGGCGGCCGTGGCCGTGGAGGACGTACTGGGTGCGCTCGTCGGCGACGGGGACTTCGACCAGGCCGTGCATGCGGATGGCGTCGATGAGGAGTTCCAGCTCGTGCCGCTTGGGGTTCCGCGGTGCCGGCGTCAAGTCGGTGAGCGGCACGTAGGCGATGTAGCGCGGCGGCCTGGCGATCGTCTCGGTCACGGCTGGTTGGTCCTCTCCCATGCGTCGGTGCCGGCGATGGGAGGGGGCTGCGAGCCCGCGGACTTCTACCGCGGCGCCCTGCCTCGCAAGCAGGACGATGCCGTCATGGCCGGTCCCCGCCCGTCGCCGGGCCGGTGCTGCCCTCGTTCCGGATGGGGCGGCGCCGGGGCTCCACCGCTTCCGGTGACGTCGCCGGGAGCAGTAGGGCCGTGGGGGAACGTAAGGAGATGCGCCTCTACCGTCGCGTCTACACACGCGAGTCTCATTGCTGTACTATCCAAAGCGGCTGGGAGAGCGACCCAGCTACCTGGGCCTAGGTGTAACAAAAATCGGCGGTTGTCGTACCTCCATACGACGCCCCGGAACACCCCGCCCGGGACAGTCCCAAACCCCTGGGCCTTGGCGTCCGGGGAAGGAAGGAACACCGCAATGGTGAACGACGCCGTGGAGGACCCGCAGGCCGACCAGCCAGCCGAGCCTCGCCTTTCGGACGTCGGTCTGATCGGCGCCCTTGCCCGCCTGTTGAGCGACCATCAGAAGAAGGTCGTCAAGCCGGTGGTGGACGCGCCGAAGGTCCCGTTGATCAAGGGGTACGTCGAGGGCGGACAGTCGGACCTCATCATCCGAGTCGGTGACGACGTGATCGGCCGCTACAAAGTCAACCTGGCACAGCCGAAGGTCGTCGTCGACGAGGACAACGAAGCGGCACTCAACGAGTACGCCGACAGCCACGGCGGCATAGAGGTCATCATCCGCCGGAACCCCACATGGGAAGCGTCCCTGCTCACGTACGCCAAGTACGACGAGGACACGGGACAGATCATCGATACCCGCAACGGCGAAGTGGTGCGGGGCCTCAAGTACGAGAAGGGCGGGGACCCCACGGGGAACCTGACGTGGACGTGGGAGCAGGGCGAGGTCGGCAAGAAGCGGCTGATGCGCCTCTACCAGGAGGGGGCCTTGAACGACCTCCTCAAGGAGAAGCCAGAGCTGATGGCCGGACCACGGCCCACCGCCGAGGACGCCCAGCACTGACCGCCCGGGCCCAGCCCCCGGCGGCCGGGCCCCGCTTCCCTCCTGAGGAACAACGATGGCCACGCCCACTGACGTGATGAAACCGGCACTTGCCAGCGGCATATCCGACCGCGCGTTCCGCATCCTCTACGTGCTCGCGGTAGACATGGAACGAGGGTGGGTCCCGCTCTCCTCCGTCGCTGAACAGCTCGAGATGACTTCCCACCAGATCCGCCTGCCTATCAGCGAACTGCGCGCGGCCGGCCTCATAGAGCACGACCGGCGCTACGAGAGGGGCGGCACTGGCAGACCGACGTGGCGCACGTACGCCCGCCTCGTCGACGACAACGCCACCGAGGCCACTCCGTGAGCCGCTTGATCAGTCGTAACGGCGTCCGGATCAACCGACGCCCCTACGTCCACGTCGACTCCCAGACGGTTCGCGACACCGCCATGAGCTATCGCGCCCTGGGAATCCTGACGTACCTCCTGGATCAGAGCGAGGACTGGCAGGTGAAGTCCGAACAGCTCTCTAAGGGAGAGGGCCGGGAAGGACGGGACGCCGTCCGCAAAGCGCTGCACGAGTTGGCGCGCCGCGGCCATTACCGCCTGGAGCGCCGCCGGTTCCGCAACGGCCAGAACGCCATGGGTACCGCCATCTCCGAGTTCCGCGTCGAGCAATGGGCCAAGGACTACGTCACCTTCGGTGAGAACCTGACCGTCCCGGTGGTTGAGCAGGAGGACGGCTCTTTCCAAGTGCACTACCCCGACGGCTCGTTCGGCACCGATGGGTTCACCACCGAGGCCGCGGGCGCCGAGCCCGACCTCGACGACGAGCTCGAGGAGGAGACGCCCGCCGAGGAGCCGGAGACGCCGGCCTCCCCGGCACTGAAGCCCTCCCAGGTTGCCAAGCCCGCGGCCGCCAAGAAGGCTCCGGCGAAGAAGGCGACGCCCAAGGCTTCAGCCGAGGAGCCGAAGGAAGCGGCCGCCCAGAAGGCAGCGGAGAAAGCCCTCCTCGACGCGGACGCCGAGGAGGTCGCCAAGTGGTGGTGGGCGGACGCGGAGAAGCGGTACGGCCCGTACGTCGGGGACAAGCACGGATACCTCGGCATGCGCAAGCAGGTCCGCAACGCCCTGGAGAAGGGCTACACCAAGAATCAGTGCGGCAAGGCCCTTATCCGCGCCGCGAAGCACTGGCCCAGCGCACAGCAGTGGCAGGACGCCCTCGGCATCGTCGCCAACCACATCCAGCCCCGGAACGCTGGCGGCCGCGTCCCGTACAGCGACGCCGCGACGTGGGGCGGTCCGGGCGACAGCACGTCGATCATCCCGGGAGCCACCAACGGCCCACCGCCCAGCACACCCGCTGATGACGACCATGACGACGCCACGTTCGGCATCGTCGAACGACCGTAAGGAGCGTGACCCTGATGTCTCTCACCACGGACGCCCCGGCGGTCCCCGCACCGGCCCGCGGGATGAACTCCTTCGGCGCGCTCAGCGAGCACCTGATGGCTGTTCTGGAGCGCAGCGGGGCGGACATGTCCAAGCTCGGCGTGCCTGCGCAGCCGGAGCCGGAAGACGGACTGTGGGAAGACGTGAGCGTTCCGCAGGCCCGCGCACGGCGGAACTTGTGGAGGAACAGCATGACGGACGCGGCGCACGACGAATACCTGCACTTCCGCTTCGAGCACTTGGACCCGAGCCAGAAGCCGAACACCTTGCGGAACTGGATGAGTTCACTGGTTGAGGCGAAGAAGCGCGAGGCGCGGCCGGAGGTCCTGAACTTGATCGTGCCGGGGAACATCGGCAGCGGAAAGACGGCCGCAGTGTGCGCGCTCGGCAACGAGGCCGCGGAGCAGGGCCTGGTCGTGCGGTTCGTGAAGCACGCCACCTACCTGACATGGCGCCGTCCCGACTCCGCTCCGCACAACCTGACCGCGCACCAGGTGCGGGAGCGGTTCGTCACCTGCGATCTGCTGATTCTCGACGAGCTGTGCGGCGAGATGGACATGACCGCCACGGAGTTCGCTCGCAAGGAGACCATCGACCTGATCGACTCCCGGCTCGCGGCCGGCCGCGCCACGGCGTTCTCCACAAACCTGCGCAGCCGCCGGTCGGAGGAACACCCCGGCTTGGGTGTGGTGGACATCCTCGGCGAGCGGCTTCTGTCCCGGCTCGAAGCCTCCGCCCACCTCGTGAAGATCCACGGACCGGACCGACGGAAGCCGGCGAAGCCTCTCGACTGGTGACCGCGCCGAGAAAAGCCCCCTTACGGGACGAAACTGACGCGGTGTGAATTACGTCAGAGCGTGCGAAGGAAAGACGCTATATCGTTTGATCGACCCGGACGGCTATGAGCATACGTCGGCCGGGGCGACCCGAACGAAGGGATGGTGTCTTGTCGAATCTGCCGTTTTTGCGTGCCCGTAAGGGCAGGGCGAAGCAGCCGAGGCCGCTCACCGAGTCCGGAGTGCCGCCGCTCACCCGCTGGGAGCGCTTCGGCGCCGTCCTGACCTCGCTGCTCGCCGTCGGCGTCGGCGCCCTGGGCTTCTACGCGTCCTTCGACGCGGTCTCACTCAAAGCGGTGTCCTGGGGATTCGATGACCCATGGGTTCTGCCCGTGTCCATCGACTCGGCGATTCCCGTGTTCACCGCGGCCAACCTCTACCTGATCCGTATGGACATGGCTCTGGCGTGGGTGCGGTTCGTGCCCTGGGCGCTGAGCCTGATCACCTGCGCCCTGAACGTCGCCGCGGGCAACTCCCTGTGGGCGAAGGTCGCACACGGCGCGATCTCCCTGCTGTGGGTAGGCGTTTCCGAGATCGCCGCACACGTCTACGCCGTCCGCATCGGCGCCGCGACCGGCCGTCGCCGCCGCCTCGACAAGGTCCGCTGGAAGCGCTGGCTCCTCTCCCCGGGGCCCACGTTCGTGCTGTGGCGCCGCATGAATCTGTGGGAGCAGGAGTCGTATGACACCGTCCTCAAACTGGAGCAGGAGCGCCTGGTCTACCAGGCCAAGCTCCGCGGACGGTTCGGCCGGAAGTGGCGCCGGAAGGCGCCGGTCGAGGCACTGCTGCCGCTGCGCCTGGCGCGCAATGGCATCCCCCTCGCCGAGACCGCGCCGGACGGGCTCGCCGCGGCCGGCATCGAGACCACCGGGCCCTTCGCTGCTCTGCCTGCTCCCGCGGCAGGGGGCGCCAAGCCGCTCGCGCCCGTCCCGGCTGCGCAGACGACGCCCCGCCGGGTGACCGCCACCGTTCCCACACCCACAGCGGCCCCGCCCTCAGCCCCATCCCCCGCGCCCGCACCCGCTGCTCAGCCGCCCGCCCCGACTCCGGCGGCGACGTCGACCCCGCTCACCGAGGCGCAGGTGTACGACATGATCAAGGATGCGATCCAGGCCCGCGACATAGACCGCTTCAACAGCGGAGACCTGACCGGCTCCGCCATCGGACGGGCGATGGGCCAGACCGCGCAGAACGGCCGCAAGGTCCGCCGCCGCCTGCTCTCCACGTACGCGGCCAACCTCCTGAACCAGACCCTGCCCGACAACTTCACGGTCGAGGACGTGATGACCGCAGCACTGCCGTAAGGCATGCTGCACCCACCCGCACCAACGCGGCGGGCACCCTCCACGGGGGTGCCCGCCGCCTGCATGATCGGACCCTTCATGAGACCGGAGATCCTGGCCCGGATCGCCGCCGCCCGTGCCGCCCGCGACCTTTCCGACCTGGCCCGTCAGGCGGTCGGCGCGACAGCCGAGCCAGTCAATTCCACCGAACGCATCCAGCGCGCACGCGAACTGCGACAGATGGTCAACGAGTACGTGGACCGAGTCGTACTCGGCGAAGCCCTGGCTGGCGCCGACTGGCAGGAGATCAGCAAGGCGCTGAACCGTCGCGACCCGAAGACGGTCGAGGGGGAATACGCGGACGCCGTCGCCGAGTGGAGCGCGCACGAGGGCGAGGCCGACGCCGAGGGCGAAGGCGCAGAGGACCTAGACGCCTGGTACGCCCGGCATCGCGAGGATCACGACCCTGACCTCGAAAAACCTGTCGCTGATCTGCTGAACAGGCATTGAGTCAGGCCTTCGTACGGGTAGAATAGTGCAGCAATGAGACTGTGAGAGCTTAACGGTTCCGCTGTCTCATTCTGCGCGGGCAGAGCAACCCGCGCGTCCCGAACGAAGGATCACCGATGCCTGGTATCACCACGCCCTTGCGTGAACGCAAGTCCCGCCGGCCGACCGGTCTCCCCAACCCGCCCATGATCGTGCTGTGCGGTCCGGAGAAATGCGGCAAGAGCCACGAGGCCGCCCGTGGTACCGGCTCCGACCTGATCGGCATCGCGTTCTGGATTGAGATCGGCGGGTCTGAGGGAACAGCCGACTACTACGGTCGAGTCCCCGGCGCCAACTACGAGATCGTTCCGCATGACGGCAGTTACCAGGACATCCTCGACGCCATCCGGTGGGCCGTGCACCAGCCGCAACGCGTCGCAGGCAAGCCGAACATGATCGTCATCGACAATGGCTCCAACCTGTGGGACATGATCAGCGACGAGCAGGCCCTGTTCGCCCGGCGACGAGCCGTGAACAAGGCACAGGAGAGCCGTCGCCGCGCACCCAGCCTGGACGATCCGGTCGTCGTCGACCCTGACTTGTGGAACCGGGCCAAGGACAGGTGGGGCGAGATCCTTTGGATGCTCCGCCGCCACGCCGGGCCCGTGGTGATGATCGCCCGTCAGGAGGTTGTCACGGCTTTCGAGAACGACAAGCCCACCCGCAACACGACCCGGAAGATCAAGGCGGAGAAGAATCTCCCGGCCGCCGTCGACGCGATCGTGGAGATGCGCGGCATCGGTGATGCGTACCTGACGGGAGTGCGCACCTTGCACTGGGACGTGAAGCCCGGCGATACCGTCCGGTTCGAGGACTTCAGCATCGACGCCCTTTTGCGCCGTATGGGGTTCGAGGAAGCGGCCACACACCGTCAGGTCACCGAGTCGCGCCCGGAGGCCTACCTCGACGAGCAGCAGCCCACCCAGCCCCAGCGTGCTCAGCAGCGCCCCGCGGACAACGAGCTAACCGGCCCGAAGGCGGCCGCGCTCATCAAGAAGGCGCTGGAAGACCCGACCAACCCCGAGATGGCCCTGCAGGGCATCCGCGAGGAGTGGGGCATCCGCACCCTTCAGCAGCTCCCCACCGAGTCCCGGCTCGGGAAGATGAGCGCGGACGCCCTGATCGCCCGCTCCCTCGCGTACATCAAGGCACAGGCCGAGAAGCGCCAGCAGGGCGCGGGGGACCAGCAGCGGGGAGAGGCGACCGGCACCGACGACGGGCAGGGAGAGACGACCAGCACTCCGCCGGCCACGGTCGAGCAGGACAAGGCGCGCGAGCACCGCGAGACGCCGCCGGAGTCCTCGGCGCCGGTCCCGCCCACGCCCGAGCAGGAGCCTCCGGCCGAAGGCGCCACCCCTCCGCCGCCGGACCCGCAGGCCGAGGAGCTTCCGTCCGCTGAGACACCCGAGGACACCAGCGCGGCCGAGGAGCCGCAGGACATCCCGGCCCGGCCCGCGGCCAGACGCGCCCCGAGGAAGAAGCCGAACGACCCGACGGAGATCGCGCGCCAGGCTCTGCTCGACGAAGCCGAGGTACAGGCCCGCTTGAAGTTCACTACTCGGCGTGACCTACTCCAGCCGATCTACGCGAACGGAGAGCCGGGTTTGGCTCAGCTCCGGGACTTCGTGCAGGGGCAACGCGCCGAGGTGATCGCGCTCCTGGAGGAGAACGACCAGCCCGTCCTCGCCGACGTCTACCGGCGCGCGCCGATGCCGGATCTTGGTCTCGCGAAGAAGTTCGCCCCCTACTTCGACAGCGCGCCCGCAGGGCAGTGAGGTGACGTGAGGTGACGGCGGCCCGGGGCCTCTGGGGCGCGCCCACCGCTCTCGCGCGTCTCCCTCCCCGCGTCACCTCACCTCACCTCACGGGACGCGGCGCGCCCTGCCACCGCCTGCAGGCGCGCCTCCGATCGGTGGCCGGCGCGCCCATGATCGCCTCCCGGGGCGCGCCCGCGCCGCGCGCCCGCGCAATCCGAGGCGCGCCACCGGGACCCTGGCGCGCCTCCGTGGGGCGCGCCGCGCGCTGATCTTGGCGCGCCTGCGAACTCGCGCGATGGCGCGCGCCGGGGAAGGGCGCGCCCCCGATCGGCGCGCAGCGCGCCCACCGATTCGCGCGGCGCGGCGCGCTTGATCTCGACCGGCGCGCCCACGCCTGCGTAGCCGCGCGGTATGGCGCGCTCAGGACGGCGCGCCCCTCCGAGTCGATGGCGCGCGCCCTGTGACCTGCGAATTCATCGAGGCGCGCCCCGTGGGCTGCGTGGCGCGCGCCTGCCTGGCGCGGGGTGAACGGGCCAGCGCAGGAGGCGCGCGGCGAGCAGGGCGCGGGTCCTCGAGCGCGCCGTCGACCGCGCGGTCCGGCCGCGCCGCTCGGCGGGGTACTGATCGAGCGCGCGCGCCGGTTCCCCTCGAGCGCGCGCCAGTGGCGCGCCTGGCCGGGCCGATCGCGCGCGCCCGGAGACGACGAAGGGCGCGCCCCAGGCGCGCCCTCTTTCCACGACCCGGCCGGTGTCGCGCCCTTAGGGCGCGCTCTGCCCGGCGGCACGGCGGACCGCTCGTGCGTCTCGGCGCGCCTGCTTCTTCCCTTCCATCAGTTCCTCGCGGACCTGGCGCAGGAGACTCGACAGCTCCTCGGGGTGCTGCTGGCCGAGGAGACGGAGCGCGCGCAATCGAACGTTCGGCTCGCTCGGCATCCGGCCGTGGCGCGCCTCGGCGAACTGGATGCCGTACCGAAGGAAGCGCGCTTCCGTCAGGACCCGGTCGCGGAACTCCTTGACTCGGGTATCGCGCGCCTTGCGGCTTTCGCCAGCCGCGGCCGGCGGCAGGAACCGGGCCGGTTCCTCCATCATCAGACGGCAGATCGCCTCAGCCCTGCTCGCTACTCTCGGTGAGCGGAAGGCGAGAGCCTGCACCCGTCGCGGCACCGGTCCTGTGACCGGCTGGTCGCGGACGAACGCCGTCCACCGACGGGCGAACGTCTCGTCGTCGAGCGCGGCGAGCTGTTTGGCCTCCTCGTGCGCGAGGTCGTCGACGACGTCCTCATACGGCCGCGTGGCCGCCTGGAGAGCTGCCCGGAACGGAGCGATGCGGGCCGCCTGCTGGTTCTTACTCTCGCCCTCCTGGCGGGGCATGAAGCTGCGCACCCGCTTGAGGGCCAGCTCCAGCGCATCGAGGGTCCGCGGAGCCATCTGAGGGGAGAGCAGTGCCGCGCCTTGGACGTCGCGTGGGGCGCCGGTCTTGGACCCGCCGGTGACGTACTGGACGACCGCGTTCATCAGGCCATCGGGAGACATGCCTGACAGGCGTTTGATCTCCGCCTCGATCTCCTGTGCTTCGGCCATGCGGTCTGTTCCTCCTCGGGTTGGGCCCGCTGCTCTCGGCGCTGCCGGGGCAGCAAGAGGTGGCCGTACCGAGCTTTGCGACAGCGTGTGCCGGCTCATCGCTGAGCAGTGCTCCCCGGCCCCGAGTGCTCTGCACGCACCCGGTGGTCTCGACGCCTGGTGTCAGGCGCGTCCCTGGAGAAGGGTCACCGCGGTGTCCGAGAATCCAATGACGCCTGACGGCTATCTCAACGCTGTTGGCGCGGCAGCGGTACGGCCACCTCAAGAGTTGATGGTACCCGCCGGCGAAGGGCCGGGCAGGTGCCCTGGGCGCTATTCGGCCTGCTGAGCCGTCTTCCTGGTGGTCAGGGCCTCGATCATCGGGGCGAGCTTGCTCGGCTTCCAGACGAGGTCGTAGCTCGTCTGCGAGGCCGCCAGGACGCCGAGGAGGGTCGCGGCCGTGAGCTGTCCGTGCTGGAACTGGTCCCATCCGCCGTCTGCTGCCACGGCGAAAACGCTGGCGACGAGCGCGGCCACGACCGCCACGACCTTCTTGTACTTCGCCGACCAGGCGGGCTTCTGCACCACCGCGGTGAGGAGCGGCAGCACGGCGCCCACCTGGGCGCCGTTGGAGAGGGATTCGAGCGTCTGCGACATGAGGTCCTGCCCTTCACGAGGTTGTGTGACGGGCGGACTCTGGAGGGCGCCCCGGCTTTGTGTCGCGGGCTCAGGAGGTGGGGCTGTCGCCGAGGTCTTCCGCGATCTCTCTGGGCGGGGCTGGTACGGGCCGCTCGTAGAGCTTGGCGACCAGGTCGCGAAGCTGGTGGATGTACTCAACCGCGGCCGCCTTCCAGCGCCGCCACTGTCGCTGCTCCTCCTCCAGGACCTCGACCTTCCGCTCAAGTGCGGTCTGCTTGGTCTCCAGAGTGGCGACCCGCTCAAGGGTCTGGGCGTTTGTCGCCCGCTGCTGTTCGAGGAGCTGCGTAAAGCCGTCCGTGACTGTCTGGACGGAAGCGACGTAGGTGTTCGCCTCCGCCGTATGGGCGTCCTTCTTGTTCTTACGGTTCTCCCGGCGGTGAACCATCCAGGCCCCGCCCAGCACGCCCGTCATACCGAAGAGGGGGCCGAGGACAGGCGCCAGGGAGATAAGCCATTCCATGGCGCCTCCTAGATCGTCAGTCGGATGGGGGTGCGCGGGAGCCGGGGCCCGAAGGCCCGCGGCTCCCCGCGGCCCAGAACGCTGCACCCCGACGGGCGCTTACGTCTCCTGCTGCTCGGCTTGCCTCGTCTGGGCGTACGTGGGGCCGACGCCGGCGACGGCGTTCCAGCCCCTTCGGATCGCGTCGAGGATCTGGTCATCCGTGATGGCTGCGGCCATGGCCGCCGAGTCCGTAGCTCCGCCCGCGGCAGCGGCGGCGGCCGCGGCGAGCATGGGCGGCGAGGCGACGATGCCGACCATCATTTGCGCGGCCTGCGACTCCGTGGGGCTGAGCACGGTCTTCGACAGGTTCCAGCGCATGGGGTACCCCGCCGTCTCCGGGGGCTCGGCAAATACTTCCTGCGCAACCATCGCGATGGCCATGCGAATGCGGGGAAGTAACGTCGGCTCGCAGGCGAGACCGCAGATGGCGTTCAGGGACAGGGGCAGGGCAGGCAAGACGGGACCCTCCTCACTTGGTGTAGGTGACGCGCAGCTTCGGGGGATTGGTCTGGCCGTAGCCGCGCGCGCGGCCGTAGTACGTCAGGCCGGAGGTGTTTGGGTCCAGGGCAATACCCCGCCATGTCGTGCTGTCGAAGACGGAGGTGATGTCGACCCACTTGCCCTCGTTCTTCGCCCAGGTCACGGTCTTGGACTCGGCGTCGCAGGAGAAGGTCGACGGACGGGAGGTGTGCTTGTGCGCCTTGATCACGGCCTTCCCACCGCTGTTGCTGTACCAGTGATCGAAGTAGAGGTAGACCTCCGCCTTCTGGATGGTGGCGCCGGACAGGTCCGTGCCCAGAGAGGAGGCGAAACCGATCAGGCTCGCCTGCATCCCGTTGGTGGAGCTGTAGTAGCCCTGGTAGCAGGAGTTGCCGAAGTACGAGTTGTACGAGCCGCGGCTCGCGTACGACCCGGACCAGGTCGCGGAGTACGTTTTGGTGTACTGGATAACGGGCGGTGCTGCCGTGCCGCCGCCGGTGTTGTTGCCGCCTGTCTTCGGGATCTCCGGGCCGATGTCCTCGACGATGAAGTAGCAACTGCGCCCCGTCGTCGGCAAGCCGAGTTCGAAGGTCTGCCCCGTGGTGCCGCCGGTGTTCTCGAAGGAGATCAGGAACCGGTGCAGGCCTGCGCCCAGCGCGCTCGCCGGAACGATGTGTTCCAACTCCGCCGTCCAGTACCGGCCGGTGTGTGACGGGGTCAGGACGACGTGCTGGCGCAGTGTCGAGTTGATCGAGGGTGTGGAGGCACCACCGTCACGGAGATACACGCGGGCCTCGCCGTCGCTGGCGGTGTCGAAGTCGGCCGTGGCGTGGAACTTGATGCGGTACATCCGCCCCGCCACGATTGTGGCGGGCAGCTCGAACAACCCGATCTCCGTGCCGGTCGATGTCACCGTGGTTGCGGGCACGCCGTACGCGACGATGCCGCGCGGCCGCTGATCGAGGATCGAGGCGATGTCGTCACCGCCCACGGTCAAGCCCTCAGCGATGGCCAGGGACTGGAACCCCGCCTTGCCCTCCTGGTCGATTGTGGCGACCGGCACGCCGACCGCGCTGAGGGTCAGGTAGTTGGGGCGACCGGTCAGAAGCGCGACGGCCTCTTCCCCCTCCTCGTCGTACAACTGCAACCCGAGCGGCGACAGCTCGGCTCGCGCTCCGGCGTAGCCGGATGCGGTCACGAAGCGCGCGACGGCGTTGTCCCACAGCACGCTGCCCGCCGTGGAGTGGAACGACTTGAGGCGGACGACTACCCGCGCGGTACCGGACGGAGCGACGACTGATCCGATCCCGGCGATTCGCGCCCATGCGCCCCGGACGACAGGGCCCGCGCCGGTGGTGACGTTGGCCCAGTCGATGGCGGTGCCAGAAGCGTCCTGCCACTCGGCATAGATAAGGACCTGTTCGCCCACGTAGTCGCTGGAGGCGTTGTAGTCGATGGCGAGGTACATCTTTTGACCAGGCGTGGCGGGGATCGGGCCGACGAGCGGAAGCTCATCGGTGTTGGTGGCATCCTGGCGCAGTGCCTGCGCGGTGCCGTTGCCGCCGGCGACGAGCGTCCACGCCGCCCTCCCGGAGACGCGTTGGACACTCACGGCGCCCTCGAAGGAGGGGTCGGCGATCAGGTTGCCACCGTCCGCGCCAATCGCGAGCCGGTCCGCAGTGAGCGACCCGGCCTTAACGTGAGTGGCGTCGATGACTCCGGCCGCGATCTTGGTAGCGGTCACGGAGTTCACCGCGAGTTTGTCGGCCGTCACGGCGAGCGCGTTGAGCTTGTCCGTGGTGATCGCCAAGGACGCGATCTTTTCGGCGGTCACGGCCAGGGCGAGGAGCTTGTCGGTGGTGACCGCCCCCGCAAGGATCTTCGGCGCGGTGATGCCGCCGTCTGCGATCTGAACCCCCGGGACCACCGGACGGACCGCCGCGTTGTCGTACCAGGTGTCACCCGCAGTCGTCAGTGCGGTCTGCACACGGATGGCAGCGCGGACCGTTCCGGCCGGCGCCGTAACAGTGCCGGATATCCGCGCCCATGCTTCCCGTACCGGCGTGCCGGTCGTGCCGACGACGCCGTACCCGACGATTGCCCCTGCGGCGTCTTCCCAGCGCGCGTGAATGTTGAGGGAGGTGCCCACCCAGTCCGCGGATACGAAGTAGTCCGTGGCGAGGTAGAACTGATCCCCCGGCAACGCAGGAATCAACGTCAGCGGAACGTCCCGGTACAGGGCCGTGGCCGACCGGCCGTCGATCTTCAAGGATGCGGCCGAGCCGTTGCCCTTGGTCTTGTCCTGCGTGGCGTAGGAGAGGCCGAGGATCAGTGAGGCGGTGACCGCGCCCTCGAAACTGGGGTCGGGCAGGATGTTCGATCCGCCCGTGACGGTGAGCTTGTCCGTCGTGATGGCTCCGGCCGCTATGGCATTCGCGGTGACGGACCCGGCCGCCAGTTCCAGCGCGGTGACGGAATTCGCCTGCAGCTCCCGGGCGCTGATCGCGTCCGCGGCGACCTTCCCCGCGGTCACGGCGTCCGCGGCAAGCGCCGCGGTGTTCACGGCCCCGGCCGTGATGTTGACGGAGTCGACGATGCCCGTCTTGAGCGCCTCGAGCGTCACGCAGTCGACTTGCATGACGTTCGTCGACGTTGCGCCCTGCCCGGTGTAGTTGAGCCACACGTACGGCGCGATGAACCGGACGTCGGTGTGTATCAGGCCCGGGGACCGCGGGTCGTTGTTGGGGCCGGCCGAGCCGGTCGCGGCCCGGTCCTTCACGAATCCGACGACCGTGACCCAGCCGTCTGCCTGCGTGATGGCCCGTCCGGAGGCGGCGACGTAGTAGTGCGAGTTCGGGCTTCCGGCGACACCCATGCGGTTGACCAGGGTCGTGCCGTCCGCGCCGATGCCGGCGATGCCGACATAGAACGTGTCGCTGGTTCCGGCCTTGAGGCGCACCCGGGCGCTCAGCCGGTACAGCACCCCCGGCTCGTACGGGATGGTCGTGGTGCCCTGCAGCCGGTTGTAGCCCGTGGACTGGCCCACCCGCTGGCTGGTCGGGGCATCGGCGACACCGGTAAGGAGCTCCCAGGTGGCCCCGGTGCCCTTGTCAGTGACCGTCCAGGCCGCCGGGTCGTTCATCGTGTCGACGTAGCGCTGAGCCGCACTGTCGCTGAGGGCGCCGCCGAGGGCGTTGATGGTGACGGCCCCGTTGGCGATCTTTCCGAGCGTGACCGCGGCCTTGGCCAGCTTGTCCTCGAGGACTGCCCCGTCGGCGAGCGCGGTGGTGCCGACAGCTCCCAGCGCGATTTTCACGGCGGTCACGGCGCTCTCGGCGAGCTTCTTCTCCGTGACCATGCCGTCGATGAGGTCCTGCTCCACGGCCTGCCGGGGCTGGCCCTGTACGGCCACCGACGGGGGGCCGGTGAGGGAGCCGGTGTTCTGGCCGACCAGGCGCACCCACGCGGTGTCGTAGCCCTCGATGGCAATCGTCACGGTGCCGCCGAGCGGGGCCGTGATCGTGGCGACGTGTGTGGTCAGGTCCGGCGTGAACTCCGCGGTCGTGCCGACGTGGACCTGTACGAGGGAGAAGTCCGTGGGGGTGGTGTAGGCGTCATCCCATTGCCCGTCCCAGCCGACGAGGAGGCCGGCGAGTACGGCCTCGACGGTCGGGGCGGTCGGCGTCGGGGGCGGGGTCGTGTTGACCGGGACCAGGGCGACGCCGCCGTCGGGCTGTACGCCGACGCTGCCCTTGAGGACGCCATCGTCGTCGTAGATGTCGAGGGAGCCGCCTTCAATGCTCGTGTAGCTGGCTTGGGTGGTGCGTTCCAGCGCTTTGAGGCGCCGGTCGTAGTCGTCGAGCAACTGCGCCAGGCGCTTCGCATCGGTCTGATCGTCGAGGAAGTTCGCCATGGCCGCGGATGGTGAACGGCGGCCACAGCTAACGTCGCGTGCTCACAGAGCGGCGCCTCAGAAGTGCCTCAAATTAGGTTCGCGCGTGCGGTATCGACGGAAAGATGCCGCCATGAGCGGACTGACTTGTGGCGCTTCCTCAACTTGGATGCACGGTTTGGACTGGGGCACGGTCCCCACCTGGGTGAGCGCATTCCTGACCAGCGGATCACTCCTGCTGGGTTTCTACATCCTGCTTCGAGACCGCCGGAAAGAGGAACGGGCCGAAGCCATGCAAGTCATGTGTTGGCTAGAGGGGTTGGAATTCGGGGAGGACAGCCGTCAGTACATGCCCCACGTGGAGAACTTCGCCGACCGGCCCGTGTCAGGGGTTCACCTGGTCATTGAGCAGCAAACGCGGGACCCAAACGGTCGCCGCGTGCTGAGGACCCGTCGTGTCGCTTCGATCGTCCGCCCCTCAGAGAGTGAGGTTGGCGAGGCAATCGGCATAGCTGAGGGCAACACCAGACGTGCATACATGACCTTCGTGGATTCTGATGGAACTGAGTGGATCCGCGACGTTCTCCCCGACGTTTACGGCCACGACGCGATTCATCCGCAGACGCTGCAGGGTAGATCCCGGCGGCTGTTTGGCCGCCGGGTCCTGCGCAACGTGAACCTGCACGTCCAGGACGGATTCTCCCTCTCCGCCCATCCCCGGCGGAAGGCTCTGCGGCGCGCCCGGTAGCGCCATTTGGTCAGTAGTGGAAGGAGTCGGACCGCTTCAAGGTGAGCGTGCAGCGGCCGTCCGCGCTGATCTCGTCGCCGATGATGCGGTGCCACACGTCGATGTCGCCGACCCACGGGACGTGCACCTGGACGCGGATGTCGTCGCCCAGGGACCACGATCCGAAGCGGGCGTTCGGGTGGTCCCATATCTGGATGGCGGGGATCTGCAGGTTCGCGGTGCGGCCGGCAAGCTCCTTGTCCCCGCGGCTGCGAAGCGACTTGTCGGAGGCGAGGGTCTTGTCGGTGACCGTGACGACCCGACGCAGTCGGCCGCCGGTCCGTGGGCGGTAGACCTGTGCCCTCTTCATCTTCTTGCCCTCGCCCTTGCCCAGGACGATGGCCTCGTTGGCGTAGTCGTCGCCCATGCCCTCGGGCTTGGCGATGGCGGCGATGTTCTCGCCGTCCATGAATCGCAGGTCGGGGCGCTTGCGGCCGAGGCGTGGCTTCCCCAGCCGGATGCGGTGGTTGATGGTGTTGCTGGTCGCGTTCGCCCACTCGTGGGTCTCGAGCCAGTCGAACGGGGTCTGTGTGGTCAGGGTGTCGAGGACCTGCCCACAGTCGGGGTTGTCCCACCAGGCCAGTTCCCACGGGTCCTCACCATTGGAGGTGCCCAGGAGCTCCCCGAGGTCGTGGGCGTCGACCTTGATGCCGATGTTGCCGCCCGGCTTGCCCTGGACGTGAGCCCAGACGTGCCGGAAGCCGTCGAAGACGTCGATGCGGGGGCCGCCGTACGGCTTCGGCGGCGGAGGGACCTTCTTCTTGCCCTTCTGTCCGTCGACCCAGCCGTCATGGTTCTTGTCCTTACCGGCGTACGGATCCTTGGGCGTGATCTTCTTCCCGGAGATGATGTAGCTCTCGTACGGGATGCCGTGCGGGTAGCTGCTGAACCCCTCGCAGGCGACGGTGAACTGGGGCCCGTCGAACGACGTCTTCGTGATGATGCCGCCCCACCGGATGTCGCCTTCGATCTCCAGATACATCTTGGTGCCCCACTCCTGCAGGATCGGGGTACCGTCCGAGCCCATCATGCGCGCGTACTCGGGGGTGATGGTCCCCGTCATCGCCCCCGGCCCGGACAGGTCCCGCTTGGGGTTCGAGGACAGGGCGAACGGCACCTCCCAGTCGAGGACTTCATCGCCGAGGGCGCGCTGCGCGATGAACCGCCACCCCTGCATCAGACCGCGTCCTCCGTCGGGTCCTCGACGAACTCGATGTCCGCGAAGACCGTGGCACCGCCGTCTGCCTCCAGGACCCCGGTGTATCCGCTCGACGCGCCACAGCCCTCAAGCACCAGGTCGTAGACGTTGCCCCGCATGGAGGCCGGGATGGTGACATCGCCGCCACCGACGAACGTGAACCGCTGAGCGCTGCCGACCCAGTCACAATTGAAGTTCGTGATGGGAGTCGCCAGAGACCCCAGGACTGCCCGCAGATGGCCGTACGAGTCCTTCGCGTTGCGCTGGTCGAGCCCCGCCCAGGTCGCCATGATCGTTGCCTTGGTGGCCCACTCAGGAACCTCGATGTCCCAGCGGGCGCCGTTGGGGAACTCCTCCCAGCTCGGGAACTTGGTGTTCCCGACCTCGTCAGGCGTGGTCCACGTCCCGCGCAGCGCGCGCACGACTCGCCGGCGGCGGGGGTTCGCCATCTCCCGCAGGTCCTTGATCATGCCCTGGGTGATCGCGGACGTGTTCGCCGGAATGTCGATGCGGGCCAGGGTGATCGCCGAGTCACCGGCGCGGACTTGCTTGACCCGGGTCGTGGTCTTCGGAACACCGGAGATGACCCGGGTGAAGATGTATGGGCCGACGGTCGGGTCGGCTGGCTGGTTCCACGTCTCGCCGTAGCTGTAGGGGTTCTCGATGCGCGCGACGATCAGGTCACTGCGCGCGGTCGCGCCGGTCGCCGCGATGTTCACGGTGTCCGCGCTGGGAAGCCGTGCGGCGTACGCCTGGTACCTCGCCCCGGCCGCGCGGTTGAGGATGGCGCACGCCCCGGTCATGACCTGCACCGAGGACCCTGGCGAACTGAGGGCCTTCACCTGCAGATCCGAGTTGCCGATGATGCCCTCGGCGCCGGCGAACGCCGCGTAGGCCAGAAGTCGGGCCACCTCGGAGCTGTGCTCGGCGCCGCCCTCGGTGAACCAGGGCACTGAATCCCACGCCATGTGTTTTACCTCCGCTGCTGTTGATGGACAGCGGAGGCTCACCCCCGGCGGGCCTTAACGTCGCGCCCTGCCGGGGCTCCCGGGTCACAGGTAGGGGTAGGCGTCGCGCCAGGCGATCGTCATGTACGCCGTGCCGGTGGGGTCGGTCCCGCGGAGGACGAAGTCGTGCCGTCCCACGGGCAGGAGCAGGTCCTGCAGTCGAGGAGAGCCGCGGGTGATGTCGCCCGCGACGGACGCCCCGCTGTTCCGCAGGACGGTCCGAGCCCATGGCCGCGGGTCGACGGTGACGTACTGTCCGGCGCCCAGCGTCAGGCCACTGAACGTAAGCTTCCAGCCGCCGACAACCTCGCACGTCGGATTGCTGATCGGCCCGTAGAACCTGATGACGGGCCAGGTGGGACTCTTCCCCCCGATGACTGCCTCGCCCGGCACCTTGGTCGCTCCCTGCCCTGTCATCGACAGCGGCTCCGCAAGCGGCCCAACGAGCCCGCGATGCGGCGGCGGATTGAGGTCAACACGGAGCGTCTGCTCGGTGTCGTCGTACGCGGTGTCATCGACGCACACGAACGTGGCCACGACCGGCGTGTACCCCTGGCGGGTGAGCCTGGACCCGGCGGGAGCGAACTTGCGGGGGCGGCCGTAGAAGCGGCGCGGCCGGCCGCCCTGGGTGGTGCGCAGCACCGCCGGGGTTGCCATCCGCTTGCGGACTGCCTTGCCGTCCCAGGCCTGCCCCATAACCGAGACCGCGTCCAGGTTGGCAGCGTGGCGGCCGAGCATGTTCGCGGCGTCGTCGACGGTGTCCACGCCCACCTCGAAGGTGACGGTGGCTTGGCCGCGGTAGTCCTCGCCGAACCGGGCCCCGTCCTCGCGCGGCATAGGGGTGTCCCCGGTGTCGACGTCGGCGTAGGTGATCTCGTACGGCTCCAACAGGTAGTAGCCGGACCCGATCGTGCCGAAGGTGAAGTTGGCCGCCGGGTGAACCCCGTTGGCGCTGTAGGAGAGGTTCCATTCGCCCTCACGGAGTGGCATGTGAGCCTCCTCGGCGGATACGGCGCAGCTCGAACAGAGCGTCGCTCAGGGCCGCGCCCGGGGTCATGGGTGCGCCGGTCATGGTCAGGTTGAGGTCGCCGCCGACGAGTGCCGCGGCGGCCGGTGAAGCGGTCGCCCGGGAACGGGGCGCGCTCGCCGTGGTGGAGCGCACCGCGCCGTTCGCGTACTGGCGAAGGGCGCCCTGCGCGAAGTACACGACCTGGCCGCCGAACATCTCCGCAACGCGCTCGAGGATGGCCTTGCTGCGCTTGCGCTTGCTGGGGGCCAAAGGGAGGTAAGCCTCCCCATGAGTCTCTGGTTCATTCCATATGCGTATTTCGCCCGGTCTTCCGATCTGTGCGATGTGCCGCTCAGCGCCGGCCGCGAACGCCTTGATTCGGTTGGTAGCCGCGCGGATGCCACCGTTGGCGTAGTGGACGATCCCGCCGTCCGCGTGCGTCCTGACAACAGACGGCTTGCCCGACTCGCTGTACTGCACCGTGACGTTGATGGTCCTGCCGGTAAGGCCGTTGATCGCCCGCTGGATGGACTGCACGTTCGCGAGCGGAGTCTTCGTCGGGGCGGTGATCCGGACCGTCTTGCCGTTGGAGCCGTCGACCGTCTTGATCTTGTAGCCGAGATCCTTCAACGCCTGTTGCGCGGTCTTAGTGGGCGCCTTGACGTCGATGCTCTTGCCCTTGGGTAGGCCCGCCACCTTCTCCTGGACGTTCTTCAGGTCGCCAGCGGCCTGCTTGATGATCGCCTGGACGGTGACCTTCTTCTTGTCCGGCGCGTTGGCGATGTCCTGGGCCAGGGCGGAGATGTTCACGCGCGCGCCGCCGGTCGGGGCGGTGACTGAGACGTTCTTGCTGCCGGGGATTCGCTGCACGGTGAAGCCGAGGGCCTCGAGCTGTGTGCGGGCCTCGATGGTGGGTGCCTTGATCTGGATGCCCTTGCCCGGCGGAATGCTCTCCAGCTTGCCGCGCAGGGCGAGGATTTCGGCGGTCGCCGCCGGGATGCCCGTTGCGGTGACCAGGGTGGTGATGGTGTCCGGGACGAACCCCATCTGATCGGCGAGTGCCTTGGCTTGAGCCTTCGGGATGCCCATGTCCGTGGCGAGTTGGATGGCCTTCGCGCGGGCCCGCTCCATCGCCTCCTGGCTCTTGTCCATCGCGGTGGACATGGGCATCAGGCCCTGTTCCGCAGCTTCCTGCGCCCGGGTCGCCACTCCGAGCATGCCGTCGCGCAGCTCCGTGAGCTGACCGTTCAGGTTCTGGCCGTTCTTGGTCGTGGTGTTGACCAGACCGTCGTTGGCGACCAACGCCTTGCCCCAGCCATCGGCCTTCTCGATGTTCGACTTCATCGTGTCGTCGATCTGCAGCATCACAGCGTTGAGCTGGGCCTCAGCGTCATGGAAGCTCTGGGTGTTGCCGTTCAGTGCGTCCAGAGCCCGTTTGAGGGCATCGACACGTTCGTCCGCGGACTTTGTCTTGTCGCTGAATGTCGTCACGGCGGACTGGAGCCGGCCGTACGCATCGGTGCCGGTGGTGCCGGAGTTGTTGATGGCGTTGGCGAGTTCCTTATGCTTCTTCTGGCTGTCCTGGAGTTCGCCCTTCACGGTGCCGATGGCGTCCCGGGCCCGGATCGCGGCGAGGCCCTCGTCGTCCCATGCTTGTGCGGCGCCGGTCGCGGTTCGGACCCACACCTTGTGCGCGTCGGCTGTCTCCTGGAGCTTCTTCTGCAGATCACCGAGGGACGTGCCCTGCCCGAGGTACGCGTTCGTCAGATCGCCGAGGCTGACGCCTGCCTCGCGGACACTGTCGACCAGCTTGCCCTTGCCGTCGGCGAGCTCCGTGTCTTGGAGTAGCTGGGCGGCCTGGGCCCTCACGTTGGCGTCGATCGCCCCGCCGGACGCGACCAGTGCGTCCGTCAGCGACTTCACCCGCTCCTGGTGCGCCTGGGTGGCGCGGGCGGCCTCTTCCTGCCGTGAGGCAAGCAGGCCGAGCCCGATAGTGACGCCGATGAGCGCGATACCGAGCGGCCCGCCGAGCGCAGAGGTGATGCCGCCGATGGCTCGGGAGGCGACGCGGTTGGCCGCGCCGATTCCGCGCATGGCGCCGGACAGGCGGTTTCCCTGTGTTGCCGCGCCCTGGTAGGCGAGGCCCATGCGCTGCCATGTGGTGATCTGAGGGCCCATGACACCGGGGCCCAGGCTTCCGCGCATGGTGGTGCCGAGCGTGCGTGCGGACGTTCCCGCGGCTGCGACGGAGGTACCGAAGCGGCCCAGCATGCCGACGACGCCACTGATCACCTTGAGGGCGAGCATCGTGCCGAGGAAGGTAGCCAGTACGGTGTTCGCACCGGGGATGATGCTCATGAGCGTGTTGAAGACCTCGAGCAGGCCGCTGAACGCCACGAGCAGTACGCCGAGCCCGGACCCGGCCGCGGAGAGGTTCCCGATCGCCGTAGCGATGTTCGAGATGACTGAGATGATCGCCGGACCGACGGTCTGACCGAGGGCGTTGAAGAAGGTGCCCAAGGCCGGCATCAGTTCGGTTCGGATCTGGCGGACCAGGTCGAGAATGCCGCCGTCCTTCATGGACCGGCCCATCCCGCGCATGAGGTCGCCGAACAAGGCGTTGACCTCGTGGAACACGGGCGCAGCATCCGAAAAGAACTGCTGCATGGCGCGCTGGCCGACGCCCGAGTTGGCCCAGCGCTCGAACCGGAGCATGCTCCCTTCGAGACCGTTGAGCAGCGCGTTGCCGGTGTCCATGGCCGCGCGGCCGACACCGCCAAGTCCTCGGATGAGGCTGCCGGTGGTCCGTCCGAGCTGCGCGGCCTTGTCTCCGGCGTGGTCCAGGAACTTCGCGAGGCTGCCGGTTTCCCGGCCGGCCTTCACGGAGGCCCTGACCCACTGCGTCAGCCGTTCACCGCCACGCGCGACCCGCTCGACGAACGGGCCGCTGGCCACGAGGAAGTCCCCGGTGGCGCCGGCCATGTTGGCGATGCCATCTGTCAGGTGGCCGATGACCCGCGAGTTCGAGGACGCGACGGTCTTGAAGTCCTTGCGGAACGGGCCGCTTTGCATCGCCTTCGCGGCGCGCTCCCCCAAGGAGCCCATCTGCGACGCGGAGTCGCCGAGGGCGTCTTCGAGGAGCGGGAAGACGGTCTTCGCCAGGGGCTTGATGTCGTCGGCGACCTTGGAGAAGAAACGGTCGCTGACGGACATGCGGACCTTGCTCCACGCTCCTTGCAGCGACGAAACGGCCTTGACCGCGTCGCGGGCTGAAGGGGAGAGCTTGTCCAGTGCCTCCTTGAGCTTCTTCTGCTGGGCCTCGGTGACCTTGCCGTCCGTGGCGAGCATCTGCTGCGCCGCGTTCGACTGCTTGAGCGCTTCACCGAAGCCTTTGAACGCGATCTTCGTGCCGATCGCTGCGGTGCCCGCCGCGGTGATCAGCCCGGGTATCGCACCAAGGACACCGACCGCGGGCGCGGCCGCCGATACGAGCGCGGTCAGGCCGGCGCCGTACTGGCCGATGAGGGCGACCGCGGGCTGTAGGAGGGAGACGATTGCGCCGACGCCGAGCATGCGCAGGCCCCGGCCGCGGCCGGGCAGGCGTATCTGGACCGGCACGTTGACCGGGTTCCGGTCGGCCTCGCCCTGGGCGCCGGTGACCAGGTTTCGCAGTCCGCTGAGCAGTCCGCCGCTTCGCTCTCCATCCCCGTCAACACTGGGGCGCACAGGGAGGTTGAGGTTTGCGTCATCGAGACGGCGACGGATGCCGTCTAGATCGGCGCGGAACCGCTCCTCGTCGACCTTGACGCGGACGGTGGCGGAGACGCCCTTGGACGCCTCCTTGACGACCTCCTTCAAGCGGCGCTTGAGGCCCTTGGAGTCGATCTCAACCTTGATCTTGGCGGCCAGTCCCTCGGCGGCCGACTCAACCTCGGTGCGGAGCTTCGCGGCGAAGCCTGCAAGGTCAGCAACGACCGGCACGTCGAGGCGACCGGCCTGCAGGCCCTCAGCCACTTCGGACCATTCCTCTCTGCATGGCGGCCGCGAGCATTTGCCGGTGGCCGGTCATGCGGGGCGCCTGCTGCTCCGGGGCGGGCTGCGCTGCCTGCGGTGCGGAACCGCTGCGCTGGCGTGCGGCGCCCTCGCTGGAGCGAGGCGGGCGGATGACGTGGGTCGGCTCCTCACGCCGCTTGTCTGCGGCCAGGAGCCCGACCTCGTCGACGATCAGCGCCAGAAGTTCCAGGACCTTGGTCCAGCCCCCGACGGGGGCGGAGCGGACCCGGGAGCCGTCTGGCAGTCCGTCGACGAGGGAGATCAGCCGTCGGACTCCGAGGAATCCGCGCTGTCCTGGTCGGAGCCAGACGCGTCGGGCGTCGATGCCGTGGTAGCGGGAGAGGTCGGATTCGACGTCTGCGAATCGTTCGCGGAGGAGCCGACCGACCGAAAGAGTTTCCCCAGCTCAACCCCGTAGACGCGAGTCAGGGCGGTCGTCAGGCGGACGTAGTCGCCGATGTACGGGCGCTGCTTGAGGAAGTCCTCGTGCTGGTCACGGAGGAGGATCGCGTACGTCTCCCGGATCGCGGCGAGGAACTTCCGCGGCAGGGACGGGCGCCGGAACAGGGCGGTGACGACTTCGGAGATACCGGCGTCGCCGTCGGCGGAGTCGATGACGTCACCGAGGAGGCCGACCAGGTCCAACTCGTCCGACAGGATCGGATCGAGGGCTTCGGCCGGCAACTCCGCGGGGAAGATGAACTGCTCTCCGCCGAACTTGACCGGGATACCGTCGGGGTACTGAACCTCGCGGCGTTCGGCGTCCAGGTCGATGACGAACGACATGTGCGTGACCTCTCGTGTCTGCGTAGCTGAGTCGCGGTGGTGCGGCAGCGCGCGGACAGTGACAAGCCGTGAGGGCTTGCGTCGCGCGCTGCCGCGAGGGGTCACGGAGTGGTCGGCAGCGCGAAGGCCGGGTCGTCGGTGATGAGGTACCAGGCGTCGAGTTCGTCGCCGCCCTGGACCGCGAGACGCAGGGGCAGCACGGCCTCCTTCGTCTTGGCGAGGTCCTTGGAGACGCCTTCCATCTGCATCGCGCGCGGGAAGACGTACCGGTAGTGCTTGCCACCGTCGACGACCTCGACGACGGCCATGACCTCGGTGCGGCCGCCGATCTTCGGCGGGGCGAACTTGTAGTGCTTGACGCCGGTCTGGCCGGCCACGGTGATCTCGGTGATCTCGCCCCCGCCGTACACGGCCCGGAAGTTTGCGCCGGACCACTGCTGCAGGTCGACTTCGATCGTCGCCGCGTCAGTCGTCTGGAACGTCCGGGTCGGGTAGGAGGACTGTGCGCTCCGCACCTGCTCGAAGTTCGGCTCGCTGTTGAACTTGAGGCTGTCCTCAGTGGTGAGGCCCACGTTCCGCAGGGCTTCGGGCATCGGCGACGTAGCGTCGGCCGGGGCCTGCGACCCGACGGGGGCCAGGTAGATCCGGGTGATCGCCGGGATGACGATCTCGTTGTTGTTGGCGCTCTCGCCTGCCATGACGTGCTCTCCAAGGTGTCCGGTGCTAGGGCGCGGACACCTTGGAGAGCCGGGGTGGTTAACGTCGCGTGGTCACGGGTGGAGGGTCACGGAGAGGTTCATCAACCACCGGGGTTGGCCGTCGACGAGCGGCGACCAGACGAGGAGGCCGGAGGGCTTCACACCGTTGATGACCGGCCGGTCGGGCGTGTGGGGCGCCTCGACGATGTCCTGAGCGGCATTCGCGCAGCGGATGAGGATGCGCCGCAGCTCCGCCTTGCCCGGCCAGCCGCCGGGATCTCCGTACGCCTCGAGCGTCACCTCCGGTGCTGTGGCCCAACGGAGGTCACGGAGATTTCCGCCGGGGCCGTGCCCGATGGCGAGGTGCGGCCATGGGGCCTCGGCCATCCCGGACACGCGGCCGGGGCCGCCGAGTGCGTCGGCGGCCGCGGCGCTCTGTTGGAGCCAGGCGAGGAGTACGGAGACTGGGTCGGCGTCCGCGAGGGTCAGTTCGGCCATCAGGTGCGGGCGGTGAAGCCCTGTCCGCGGAGGCGGCGGGCGTAGTCGGGGGACACGGTGATCTCGGCGCCGGGTGTGAAGTCGGTGCCGTCGATGCGCAGGTGATGCGACATGGTGACGGTGACCGGCTCCTGGCCCTCGCCGAGGGGCGGGCCGACGAGGGCCGGGGCCCGGCGGGTGGCGCGCTCGGGGCGGGCCGCGGCGGTGTCGGTAACGGTCTCGGCGGACTCCTCCGCCGGCTTCCTGGGAGTGGTGTTCGTAGCCATGGTGCGCACTGTGCGGGCGGGGGCCGCTTGTGTCGCGTGCTCAGCGTCGGGCGGCGACGATGGCGGCGCCGCGGGACATGAAGTGCGCGCCGTCGGCGACGAGGTTGCCGGGGTAGACAGTGCCCACTTCGGCCTCGACGACCAGGCTGCCGCGAGCGGTGACGGTCACGGTGACCTTCTTCCCGGCGACGACGGGCTGGCCCGTGTTGATGTTCTTCGCGATGCCGTCCGGGTCGCTGTGGGTCGTGCACCGGCAGTTCTTGATATTGGCGACGGCGCGGGACGACTGGTCCCTGGGCTCCCGCATGTACGTCTTCGCTCCGACGCCGCGGTGACGGCGGTCCCAGTCCATCGAGTTGATGGCGAACCGCAGATTGCCCGGGACCTCTTGGCCCTGGGCAGCAACGTGGGTCGGGCGCACCTTGTCGTCGGCTACGGTGACCCACCGTTTGACGGGCGGGGCGAGTCGCTTCGCCTCGATCTCTACCTGCTGAGCGATGCGGTGGACGGAGGGCGCCACCATCCTGGCGAGCGCCTCTTCGAGGCCCGGCGCGGGCGTGAACTTCGCCATCAGGGGACTTCTGGAGGGTTAAGCGTGGCCGCGGCCTGGACGTAGTCGGCATCCGCGCAGCCGGGAACGGCGTGGAGCCGGGCGCTGGACAAGGTCCAGGAGCGGCCGGTCTTGTCCGTGATGGTGTCGCCGGCCTCCAGTGGCCACGCCTGCGGGTCGAGGCGCACCGACCATGAACCGTCGCTCTGCTCGAGGACCGACCCGGGCCAGGTGCCGCGCGGGGGCGGCTTCTCGTTGGGGTTCGGCGGTACCGGCACGCCGTTGGCGTCGCGCTCCCAGGGGTGTGCGAGCACGTACACCGTCAGCCTGGCGTTCGGCAGCACGACGGCCATGGCGGGGCAGCTCCCTTCGTCAGCGGCCGCTGCGGTAGCGGGTCGAGGAGTACGGCCACGGAGGGCGCGGTGGGATGTTGAGCGGCTGCCACAGGCGGCGCTTCAACCGGGACAGGGTGTCGATGGTCGGCAGGGCGCCGGCCTGACCGGTCGTGGGCGCAGAGTCGTACGAGATCGACTGTCCTTCGGCGCTCACGGAGGAGACACGGCGGCCCTGGGCGCCGACGCCGCCGGGCCGGTTGCGTTCGGACTCCGCGGCGTGGGCGGTGACGTAGCGGACGATCGGGTCTTCAGCGGCACCGTCCAGGCCGACGAGGAGGTCGACGTCATACGTGCCGTCCCCGCGGTCACGGTAGGCGGACACCTGCCAGTCGTCGTCGATGTCGAACGGCCATGCCTCGGGGTCGGCCAGATCCTCGTTGGGACGCCAGTAGGGCGTGACCGCGGTGCGGGTGACGACGCGCGGAACAAGGGGCCTGCCCAGGTACGCCTCGACGTCGGCTTGAGCCCGGCGGATCGCGGTCGTCAGGGAGTCGCGCTGAGCGGGGGTGAGTGGGAGCGGCACGCCGAGGTCGTCGGCGACGGCTTCCGGGGAGGTGGCGAGGCCCAGCCCGAGGGGAAGGTCCAGCCGTAGGGACTGGTCCTTGACGGGCTGGGCGCCGCTGCTGGGGGTGAAGGTGACGGTGGCCCAGTACCGGCCGGGCGGCACGTCAGGCAACGCGAACCGGTACGTCCCGGGCCGCAGTCGAGTGCCCGGCCCTGACGCGGCAACTTTGGTGGTGCGTTCCGGGCCGTTGTAGAGGACGAGGCTGGTGACCTGTCCGCCGGCCGGTTCGGGGTCGTAGTGCGCCCCGCCGTACATGGGTTCGTGGTCGACGACCGACACCCCGGGCCCCCTTACTTCTCGGTGCTAGTGGCGTCGGCCTGCGCGACCAGGCGCTCACGGATGCGGGCGGCGATGCTCTCGGAGACGTGGGCGCCCTTGGGCTGCAGCAGCCGCTCGATCGGGTTGCTGTGCGGGCCCACGTAGGTCCGCTCGACCAGGCGGACGGTGCACCTGAAGGCGGAGCCGTGCGGGGTGACGGGCTGGAACACGGCGTCGATGTCGGCCGGGGGATGCTTGGTGGCGTCGTCGAGGATGACCTCGGCGATGTCGTCGGGGATGACCTCGGTCGGGGAGACGTAGCCGGGTTCCGCCGGGGGCTCGGGCGCCTCGTGGACGGCCGAAGGCTCCAGCGGGGCCACGTCGGGCGCCTTCGGGCTGGTCTCGACTGTGGGGGACTCCCCGGCTGTCGCCGCGGTGGTGGCCTCCTCGGTGGCGGGATCACCCGTGGGCTCCGCGGTGGTCTTCTCGGCCTCGGCGACGGGGGTGTCGCCGGCGTCCGCGGGCTGCGCCGCGGCGGTTTTACGGGTACGGGTGGTGCCTGCCATGGGTGGCTCCCTCTCGGGTGGTAGTCCGGTCGACGCGCACCCTGCACACCGGACGCGGCTTGTGTCGCGTCCTGCCCGGTCCCTGCAGTGCGGGTCAGATGACGGGGGATCGGCGATACGATCAGCTCGCTCTCCTGGACGAAGACCTTTGTGGATAGGGGCCAAAAGGCCTCGAGAACTCGAGGTACTTCTCAGGAAGGGGGGCGTGATGCTTGAGAAAGCAGAACGAACCGAAGGACAGGGAGTCACTGGTCCGTCGTCTGGGCGTGAGTCTGGCGGCCAGGGCTGTGTGGGAGTTCCTGCGTTGGCTAGCCGGCGAGCTGTTCTAAGGCCACCCGCAAGCAGCAAAAGAGCCCCGGGCCCAAGCCCCGGGGCTCTTTGCGTGTTCGTCCTCACGCGTAGGTGAAGCCGCCCGTCTTGGTGATGTTGCCGCCGTCGTCGACGAGGACGACGTTCACCGCTCCGGCCGCGCCCGCGGGCGTCTTGACGCGCAGCTCGGTCGCGGAGACGACGTTGAGTTCAGTCCCAGCGGTCGCGCCGAAGTTCACCGCAGAGACGCCGTCGAGGGCGGTGCCGGTGATGGTGACGGTTGTACCGCCCGCGGCCGGGCCGGTGGCCGGTGTGACGGTGCCGATCGTCGCCGCAGTGAACAGCCGGTCGATCACGGACTGAGGGACCATGTCCCCGGCCTCGTAAAGCAGGTGACGGCGGGAGCCCTCGGGGCGGCCGTCGCCGCGGCCGTACGGCTCGGTCTGGTAGACGTTCTCGGTGATGCGCTTGGGCGGGTCGGTGAGGGCGACGGCCGGGAACGCCGCCTTCGTGATCCGCTGCCCGTTCTCTCGGTAGAGCCCCATGGGTTTCCTTCCGCTGCTTCCGGTGTGGTGGCCGCGGAAGGATGGGGGACGGAGAGCGCTACGGTCGCGCCCGCGGTTGCATGATCGAGGACGCCGACCTGATCGGTGCCGTCATCACGGTGGACGCTTGCCCGTACAGCGGACCCACGCCACCTACCTGCACGAGCGCGGCGCCCACTATCTCCTGACCGTCAAGGGCGATCAGGAGAACTGGCCCGTCAAACTCCAGGCGCTACCGGACCGAGCAGTGTGTCGCGTCCGCCACCCAGGCTCCTGCCCCGATTAGGGCAGCTGCGGAGGCTGTCGTTGGCGACGGCCAGGTCACGGTCCCCGACGATCATGCGGGCACGGAGGACGGCCCTGGCCAGCCCTTCGCGTACTGCGGACCGAGATTGAGCCCGCATTCGATTGGGTATCTCGCCCTCAATCAAGACCGGGATGCAACTCTCTTGGAAGATCACATTGATTGGAAGTTCCAAACGGTACCTCCTAGTCCGCTCCAAGCGTTTGCCTCGACTCCCCGCCGGTCGTTGCCGCTGCTTCGGCCATGACCCCGCGGAGCCTGATCTGAATGTTGATCCCGGAGGGTAGCTGCGTGGTTGATCTTGACGGAATCCCATGTGCAATCCAGTCGGGACGCCATATCCCAGGCCAGGACGTTGTCCTCTATCTCCACAAGCTAGAGGATCTCGATGTCAGGTTCATCGAGAACGTCAAAGGGATTTTCTTTCTTGAGAAGGGTGCCAATAGTCACGCCGAGGTCATTTGCCGAATCAAGGGAATACCCCTTCATAGGGTGGAGCGACTCGACTACATACAGGACTCTTGGACCCTTGCTCCCGCAAGAGTGAACTCTGGTTTCACGAACAGTGAGGAATACCAGAATTTTCCGGGGTCCTTCCAGGCTGCCGTATTTGACGAAAGTGATCTCGCGGGGTTGGATCTTAAACGTGTCGAAACGATCTTTGTGCGTGCCGAACACCTAATGTATAAGGCAGTCGTAGAAGACCCGGAAATCTGCTACAGGCGAGACCTGCTGTCACACTGGATGTCATCCTCTCTTGCGCGCATCGTCGACAAATTGCCCGATGTGATTCAGGTGGTCTTGCGAGGAATTGATATCCGGAGTGACGACCCGGTGCTAGGGCAGTATCTGTTCGACTCGGTAGAGAAAAACCCCGAACTCGGCAACCATGGGATGAGGTACCTATCGCTGCATCCCGAGTGGGTTGAGTGCATGGCGAGTGCGGTGGCACCTTTCGAAACCAGAGTCTCGTTCGCCTGCCCGTTTGTAACAAGCCACGCCGAGTTCGAATCCTTCGCCCACAGGTATGAATCGCTGTTCAGAAACGAGATAATACCGTTCGCCGAGAGCCCTGCAATATTCGACGAGATTGACCGATATCAGGTACGTCAAATTTGCCTCGGCCTGAAGGATATAGCCCAGTTCTACTTCGCTTTGGACCGGGGAGTCTCTGATGTCCCGGTGGGAATCGACTACCAGAATCCAGGGCTCGTCAGTGCAATCGTGAGGGCTCTGAAGAAAACGTTGACTTCAGGCTTCAGTGTATCGCTGTACCAGGATCCGCAATTCTTTCAAACCTATGCCCGGAATCTGAGGAATTTGCAGTGGCAGCCATCCATGGCCGCGCACGAGCTCAAGGAACCCGATTACCGCAGGTAGAAGGAGATCCGTGATGGGACACGTCAAGAAGGTAAGCTTTCGCACCCTTATCATTGATGACGACGAGGTCGTTCTGCGCAGACTGGCTGAAACTCTGCGCGGACAATCGGTTGAGGTTGACGGTAGGAGGGTCGAACCGGTAATTGAAACACTCAAGGTCGTCGTCGATGACACACCGGACGGGTACAAGTTCTCTGCGGAGACGCTTCAGGATTTCATCGATGTATGTCGCCGCCGCTACGACTTCATTATCGTGGACTACACATACGCTTCGAAGAGTATGCAGCCTAAGCAGTGGCGAGAGGGGGTCGACGCTAAGACGAACCTAGAGGCCAATGACCACTTGCTGACTTTGGTTGACCTGAACTCTGCACTTAAGCAGTACGACCTGCAGTCGGGTGGAAAGAACCGAGCGCGGATCGATTCTTTCTTTGCTCAACCCAGCCAGCTGCTATTGAGGAGCTTTCAGCATGACCGGAAGAAGGACAAGCTAGGGCCGTACGAGCAACGTCTTGACAACACGAAGGGGATCTTCACGCGGTGTACATTTCACCGAATGGACTCGTTTCAGATGATCTACGACTCTGACAGTGAACTGCGGAGGCAGTTCTACCATGTACCCCCAAATGGTCGCCAGTTCTACCGGAACCTCGTCGCTCAGCTCACAGTCCTGCACTACCGGTCGGCGATGCACCGATTCTTGGCTGTGCGAGCCGGAAAGCTTCTCCTGGCCAAGAGTTCATTTCGTCTCTCCCTCGTAACCGTCATGGTGGCGGCTGTTGGGACATTTCTGGCGTCACTCGGTATCCCGCTGTTGCAATCAATTCGGCATCGCGAGTTTTTGAACGTTGCTGTATTCGTCAGCGTTGCTGTAATCGTCGCCTTGGTGGTGACATTCCTGGTCACGCTCTTTGTCGAGCGATATGTGACGTCTCGTATATCTATCACGGAAGACTGAACTGGAGGGACGGGGATGGTGTTTGTCCTCGCAGTGGAAGGGTATGACGGAGCCGGAAAGACTACGCTGGTGAAAAACATCAGTGCCATATTGGCTGAGCGGCGGGTTGATTGCACGGTTATTGGCAGGGGTGCCGCCGATTCGTCCACCAATATCGCTGCTATGACACAAGTGATTAAGCGGTCCGACGGCGGATTCGATAGACTCTCTCCATGCTCTGACATGTTCATCAGGCTTGCGCGCACCCACGCAAGGATTGGAATAGCCCAGGCCAGTGGCTCTCAGGTGGTGATATTCGACAGATTCATTCCGTACGACATTTCCCGCTTGGATGAAGGGGTGTCTGACGTCGGTAGGAGTCTATTCAGAGATACCGCCCGCGCATTCCCAGTCGACCTGACAGTCTATCTCTCTGCGGAATTTGATGTGCTGTGGGGGAGGGTGAATAGCAGGTCCGAGTTGAGCCTCAAAGAACAATTGGGGCGTGATCACAATTTGGCGGGATATAAATCGCTTGACGATGTTATGGGGTCCGCCGATTTTTTCGGCGAGATTCTATGTGTCGACTGTACCCAAAGCGAGGCAGACGTCGCGGCCTATGTTTGGTCTCGTATGGAGTGCTTGCTCGGCGTGTAATCGCCATCCGGGTTGGTCATGCCCGTTCGGCCGCCGTGATGATCGAGTCGTGACCTGCTGCCGTCATCCTATAGATCACCGGAGCCATCAGCGAGGACAGTCGGTAACGCGCCACGCGGATCAGCGATGGGATCCAACTTGACGCTCAATCTGCGGACTTGCTGATGGATGACTTGGCCACGGAGTTCATCAGGACGGGGCGCCGAGAGGGGCGGAGTATCGGTGCGCGATGATAGCGGGACGAACACGGCACCCTTGTGGACCCTGAAGGTAAAGAACTCCATGATCTACAGGGGCCGTGTTCACCTGCTTCTGTGGCCGACCAGCACGCTCAAACCGCTCAAGACGGGATGAGCCGGGCAAGGGCCGTCCCGGGTGCCCCGGCGCCCGAGCGCCCTCTCACTCGCGGCGCAGTCAGCCAGTCGGAGTGGTCCAGGTGCCTATGACGAAGCTCTCCGGCCGCGGGACCTCGAGCGCCAGGCGCTCGTCCGCGCGGAAGGTGATCAGGCCCTTCTCGAAGTTGTCGGCGTTCTCCGACGAGACGGTGACGCTGACGTTCTCCCTGTCGTGGAGCTGCGCGCCGAGGCCGAAGGCGCCGATGAGGAAGTCCCCATCCGACATGGCCGTGGTCTCGACGACGTTCAGGCGCCAGACCTTTTTCTCCGCGCCGATGGCCACGGCGATGGCGACGCGGAAGGCACCGTTGTCGTCCTCTTCGACCTCGACGTGCTCCCACATCGTGGGCGACAGGACGATGCCGGTCGGCTCGTACTCGGCGAGGAGCGCCTTGGTGATGGCACGCCGGATCTGGACCGAGTACTTGTCGGTCGCCAACCCGGTGTACTGCTGAACGCCGGGGGTGTTGTAGATGCCGGTGAGGGACTGGCCGTCGCCGACGGAGTGGAGCAGGTCCCAGTCCTCCTGGTACTTGACGCCCTCGACCATGCGCCCGTTGATGAACGTCTTGAGCCTCGGTTCGTCGCTCAGGATGTTCTTGTGCGCGTCGATCAGGTGCGCGACCTCGGCGACCGGGTACATCACCGGGGTCAGGGCCAGCTTCGACCGAGGCGCGCGGCCCCAGGTGTCGGTGTCCGCGCCGGTCGCCGGGCTGGTGCCGTCGGCGCCGTAGCGTTCCTTGACCTGCCTCGCGTTGTTCGTCCAGCCGGTCTCCCGGGCGCCGTAGAGGACGGCCTGCTTGGTCGAGGACTTCGGGAACAGGTCCCGGATGTGCCACTTGCGGTAGGCCCGCTCGGCGATGCCCAGGTTCTGGACGCTGCCGAGGGTCTGGTGCGTGACCGTGCCGGCGCTCAGGGAGAAGATCGACTTCCCTTCCATCGCGGCGCGGATGTACGGGCGATCGTCGAAGCCTGCGGCGCTGGCGCGCTTGAAGGAGTCGGAGTCGACGAACATGTCGCCCAGAGACTTCTCCTCCATGGTCGGGGTCTTGCCGTAGTGCGCGGCCGCGGCCGGCGTGGTCTCCGGGGCGTCGAGGTACTGCTTGATCTCGACCAGGCCCTGCTCGGCGTCGATGAGCGCCTTGATCTCCTGCGCCTCGCTGGAGACCTTGCGGAACTTGGTTGCCTGCTCGGTGGAGACGACGAACCCGCCGTCCTCGACCTTGAAGGACTTGCTGATCTCCTCGGCCTCGGCGCTCTTGGCCTGGAGCTGCTTCTGCAGTTCCTCGATGCGAGCGTTGTCGGGCATTGCTGCTCTCTCCCTGGTGCTGGGGTGCGGTTGACGTGCGTCGCTCCGCCCGGCCAGCACCGGGACAGCCTCAACGCCAGGCGGGAGTGAAGAGGGAGAGAGGGGTTAACGTCGCGCGCTGCCCGCTCAGGGAGTCAAGAGCGGGCAGCGCATAGGTTTGACCTGCGGTTTTTCGGGATGACGCGCACAGGGTGCGGGAGCAGGGGTGAGACCGGGTCGTGCGACTCAGCTCCGCATCATGGCGAGCGCCGACTTCACTTTGTCCTCGTCGAGCCGGACCGTGTCCTCGTCGTCGACGTCCGCCTCGGCGGGCGGCGGAGCGTCCTCCATGGGCACTTCGTCCTCGTCCTCGTCGTCGTTGAACGAGTACTCGTCCCACAGGTCCATGCCGATGGGGCCGGCCGTGGGGTCCCGGGGGGCGCCCTTCGGGGCTTCGGTGTCGTCGGCGGTGTCGAGGCCCTTCGCGGACAGGGCGGCGATCAGCGTGCGCACCTTGTCCCGTACGCCCGTGAGTTGGTCCGGGTCGGCCTCGGTGGTGTTGATGCGAGCGGTGGCGTCGGCGAGGGCTTCCACGGTGGGCTGCACGACGCGGGCGTCGACGTCTTCCTCGTCGGTGGCCGTGCGCTGCGCGCTGGCGCCCTCCGGGAGTACGACGGTGGCGAGTTCGACGGACTTAGGGGTGCCGAGGCTGATCTCGCCGTTCGCGGTGGCCGTGTACGGGATGGCGTAGTGGCTGCTGCGCCGCTCGTCCTCGCTGTGCACGGAGACGATGACGCGGTCCGGGTAGGTGCCCTCAATGCACGTCCAGGTCTGGCCGTCCTGGTCGAGGAGTTCGCGGACGCTGTCCGAGAGACGGGCACGGAACTGCTCTTGGGACTCGAGCAGGGGGTTGGGGGACATCACAGAAGCCTCCGGAAGGGGCGTGGGATGGCTCTTGGCCTCGGCGACCGTGGAGCGGGCGGATTTGTGCTCGATGCGCGGCAGGACGGAGCGGGCGGAGGCCACTGCGGCGCGCGCGGACTTCGCTTCCGTGGTGCCGAGAGCGGCGTAGGTGTTCATGACGCCGGCGGCGAACTGCTCGGCCTCGGCTCTGGGCTTCTTGGCCGCCGGGCCCTGCGGCAGGGTGGCGCCTGCCAGGAGGGACCAGGGGGTCTCACGGCATGCAGGCCGGAGCAGGGACATGTCGGGGAGGGCGGTGATCGGCCACCAGGCGGTGACCTCTGGCGCTTCGCCCTGGGGGTCGTCGGGGTTGGTCACCGGTCGTTCGCTGGGGGGCCGGTTCAGCGGTATGTGGGACTCGCCGGGGACTACGGCGACGAACCCTCGGTAGATGCCGTTCGGGGAAGTCCAGGAGCCGACAACGCTTGCCGATCCGGGGAGTTCGGCGCCGGTTTCCTCCTGCCACTCGCGCAGCGCTGCGGCGAGCGCGTCTTCGTCCTTCTCCAGGTGCCCGCCGGGGAACTCCCAGGTTCCGGCATCCGGGTCCTCGTCGTCGAGGGCGCGCTGGATGAGCAGGACGCGGCCGGTGTCCTCGGCCTTGAGGACGAGTCCGGCGACCTTGATGCGGTCCTCGTCCGTCCCTGCGTCGAGTTCGATGACGTTGGGCGTCGCCTTGTACTCCATGCCGGGGTTGGCCGCAGCCTTGACCTCGAGCGCCCGGGTCATGGGGTGCGCGCCGTGCAGGACGGGGCTCACTTCGAACAGGTCGAGGCGGTGGATGACGCGGACGCCGTCACCGCGGCGGGTGGCTCCGTCGGCGGGCACGCGGTAGCCGATGGAGAACGCGGCTTCGCCGTGCTCGTACCACTGCTTGACCTGCTCGTAGGTGTCGCGGCCCTTGCTGGTACGCCGGTTGTACTCGACGGTTGCGACCAGGGCGCCGGCCTCGGCGGGCCAGTCGGGGACGTCGGCGAACCTGGGGTCGCCGGGTAGCCACTCCTCGACGTGCAGGACGACGCCGACGGCGTCCTTCCATTCGTGGTGCCATACGGCCTTGACGCGACGGGTGGCCAGGGTGTGAGCGAAGGCGCCGGGGACGATGAGGTCGTTGACCTCGTCGACCACGCCAGTGACGGCGTAGATTGCCCGGCTGGTGCCTCGCAGGGTGTTCGGGTGTGACGATCTGGTGGGTGGAGCGCTCGGCACGGCGGGGAACCTCCGGCGGTGGACAGTGGGCCGCCGGGCACCGTGCCGTTCGCGTCTGGCTAACGTCCTGCGCTGGCTCCTGCAGGTTCCTGGGCGCCCTCAGCGGCCGAACGCGCCGTGATGTAGCCGCGGGTCCAGAACTGATAGCCGAACTGCTGCTCCGCGTTGCCGAACCTGTTGTACGGGCTGGAGTCAGCGGGGTCGCCCGCCTCAAAGGCGGCCTTGCCCTCCTGCTGGAGCGCGAGGGCGGTGCTGCGGGTCAACTGCACGTCAGCTCCCTTGCTGGAACATCGAGTCCTGTACGCCGCGGTTGCCGGGTGGGGCGTCCGCTGGCGGGGCGGAGGGTTCGTCGGCCTGGCTGTGCGTGCGGGTCATGTGCGCGCCGTCCACGTCGACCGCCCACGCGTCCGGATCGGTGTAGCGCCACACCTGGCCCGTGCCGTCCCTGACCCACCCGGTCAGTGTGCCGTCTGGGGCCCGATCCAACCAAGCCTGTTCTCCGTTGCTGCCGGTGTACGCGGAGAAGGAGTCGGCCGGGTCGGTCTCGCTGCCCTCGTCGTACATGTCGCCCGCCCACGGCCGGGCGTCGTCGGCAGGCGGCTCCGGCACGTCGACCGGCTCCTCGCCCTCGGCCGGGGGCTCGGCTCCCTCTGCGGGCGGTTCGGCGGCTGGTTCCTCCAGGGCCGCGGCCCGGTCCTCGGGCGGCGCCGCGGGGTCCTGGCCCATGTCAGCGGAAGGGTCCTCGAGTGCTGCTGCGGGGTCGTCGCCCTCGAGCGTCTCCTCCTCGGTGCCCTCGGGCTGCTCGTCGTCTTCTTCGTCCCCGAACGGCTTACCGCCCTTGGGGAGAGCCTTGATGGCGAATCCGTATCTGGTCACGGGCGGAGGATGACGGGCGGGGCCGCTTGTGTCCCGGCCACGCCCGCCCCACCCCGAACCAAGATCGTTCTTGCGCAATTGTGCAAGCTCCTGAATCACCCGGGAACGCTGGTCTGCCGGGGAGCACCGGGCCCCTCCTCTACGACTCTGGTGAACTCTCGCAGCACTGCGAGCACGGTCGCTTCGTCGTCCCCGGCCACTGTACGGACGGGGCCGGTCGGGGACAGGGAGACCGGGCTCCCCTGGTGGAGCTCCACCAGGGCGGTGGCACGGTGCGACCCGATCACCGGGCGGTCGGCCAGCCCGGTGACCTGCACGCTGTAGGTCGCCCCGTCTTCGAACGCGCCGGTGACGGCGAACGGCACGGCTACCTCCTCATCGGGTGGCGAGCAGGCCCAGGAGGAACGCCCGAAGGTCGTCATCCAGGTACCAGTCGCCGTTGAACATCGACTGAACGGACCGAGCGAGGGTGTCACCGGTGTCCGGTTGCGTCTGCTGGCGATGCAAGATGCGGCTGAGAGTGCTGCGCCGCATGCGACGGGCGCCAGGCCGGCCGGTGTGGGTCTGGTTGAACCAGAACGCGCGCTGGGCGGCGTCCAGGTCTCCCAGGTGCTCGGCAAGGTGCTGCGCCAAGGCGTGCCCGGCCGTGCCAAGCCCGTCGTCGGCGAGATCAGCGACGGTGATCCTCTGCTCGTTGGGCTCGTACCGCCCCTCGTCGCCGTCCACGGCCGTCACGCGGCGCGCGGCAGGGGTGTTGAGCCACGCCCGAGGCACGAGGCGCTGCACGCCCCGTACGGCCCGCTCGGCGTCCGGCGTGGAGTCCGGGCCGAACACGATGCTGGCGCTCCCCTCGGGGCCCATGTTGCGGATCTCGGCGAGGGTCGCCGCGACCGCGTCCGGGACCGCCGCGGCGTACTGGGCCCGAAGGTCCGCCCACTCTCGGCGCGCGGCCGCGGCTTCGGCCCGAGCCGCAGTGATCTCGACCTCGAGGTCGGGGTCATCCGGCAGGGTGCCGCCCGTCCGAGCCGCCTGGAGGTTGACCAGGCGGCGTTCGGTGAGCGCCACGTAGTCGTCCGCGCGCTGCAGCGTGCCGTGAGGGTCGCCGCCGAAGTCGTCGCCGAGAGCGTCGGCCAGACGGCGCGTCACGTCCTGGTCGACGTCGCCGCCGGCCGCCCTCAGTGCTGCCAGATGGCGGAGCGCGGTCAGGCCAGGGCCACCATCCGCGGCCTGGTCCGGCGCCCACTGAGTGCGGTCGCTTCGGCCCGGGAACCGCCCGGCGGCAAGCTGCGCCCACGTCGTGGGCCTCCACCACGTGACACGGCGCTGAGCCTGGCCGAAGCGACCGGCCTCCGGCATCAGGCCGGCCCAGTGGGAGATCCGGGCGGCCAGGGACTCACCGTCGGCTTCGGGCAGGTCGAGGGCGAGGTGCAGGCGGGCCAGGCGCCGGGACTCCGGCCACTCCCGTACGCGGCGGACGAGGCGGCCGAGGAAGGCGCGCAGGCGACGCAGGCGCTCGCGGGCACTGCGGTACTTCTCGGCGATCTTCCGGGCTGCGGCCCGCACAAGTTCCGCGAGGCGCTTGGCGAGACGGACAAGCGCGGCCACGATCCGGGCGAGCAGACCCGGCTGGCGGCCGGCCTGCGGGGACACGGCCGTGACTCGGCGGGCGATCTGCCGGGCGGTGGCCTGTCGGGAGCCGTTCATCTGCTGAGCGAGGACGCGGGCGATGCGGTCGGCGTCGCCCGGGTCCACGCCCGCGGCCTGGAGCTGCTGCATGATCGCATTCACGGCGTCGTCGACGTGCCCGGCGACGGTGCGGGCGACGTCTGCATCGCCGCCGTTGTCGGGCCCGTTGGGGGCGCCTCCCATCTGATCGGGAATGAGGCTGAGGAGGTCGCGGGCTCGCGCGGCGAGGTCCTCGTCGGTCTCGTCAGGCAGCGGCTCCAGGTCGTTGATGGTGCGCAGGGCGGCGCGCACCGTCGCGGTGTGCGCCTTCTGCCGTGCCCGCTTGAGGGCCTGCAGCGCTGCGGAACGGTCGCGGCCGGTGATACCCGCGGCGTCCAACGCGGCCACGGCGTCGTCGCGAGCGGCCTGACGTGCATCGCGCAGGGCCTCGGCGGTGAGGCGCTGGGCGATCTGCTCACGAAGCGCGTGGATGTCGCCGGGCGGTTCGGTGCCCGCAATCGCCGCGTCGATGATCCGTGCGGCGACCGCGCGGGGGTGGTCGGCGACGATGCGGTCGGCGTCGGACTGCGGAGACGGGTTGGGGTCCCGCGGAGCACCGGCGGGCGGCAGGCTCGGGGTCGGCGCAGTCGGGGCGCCCGGTACAAGGGCAGTGTCGTCTGATCCGTTCTCGCCGTCCGACTGGGGCTCACTGAGCTGCCACAGCGGCATCGCTCCGTGGACGACGCGGCGGCGTGTACGGCCGTCCTCGCCTTCCAGGAAGAGGCTGCGGGTACCGCCGGGGCCGTCCTCGACACCCCGGACGCGGTAGACGCGTACGCCGTTGCCCTGGTTGTCGGGTATGGCGATCGTGTCGTCTTCCGCGACCTGTGCGGCGTTCGACGGCCGCGGCCGGTTGAGCTCGGGCGGAGGGGTCCGGCCGATGGCCCGGTCCAGGTGGTTGGCGGCGCGCAGGGCGGCGCGGCCCTCCGGGGTCGAGGGGTCGGCGGAATCGCGGAGTTGCGCGGCGAGTGCGGCGGCCTGTTCCGGGGGGACGGGCAGGTCGGCCGTGATGCGTACGGCGGCCTGCTGGGCGTCGGGGTCGTCGTCCGGGCCGTCGGCGAGGTCACCGATGACGTCTCGGTCGCCCATCGTTAGGTCGGGGTCGACGGTCGGGCCGGTGACGGGTTCGACGCGGTGCGGCGGCTCGTGCACGGTCAGGTCGTCCGGGGCGTCCGGGGCGTCGTCCGGCCCGAGGTCGGGCGGAGTGTCGTCGGCGCCCTGGGCCCGGGGGATGACCTGGGAGGCGTCCACGTCGATCTGGCCGATCTCGCCTGTGGTGGTGTCGGCGAAGTCGATGGTGACGCGGTCGCCTTCGCGGTGGATACCGGTGACCGCCACGGTGGTGGGCGTGCCGTCGAGGTCCAGGACCAGGACGTCGTCCTCCTTGAGGTCCGCGGCCGCCGGGTCGTCGATGCCGGTGACGGGGTCGGTGCCCGGGGCGTCGTCGCGTACTTCGCCGGCGACGCGGAGGTCTCCGGCGCTCCGTGTGATGGTGCTTTCGGCGGTGGTGATGGTGACGCGGTCGCCGTTGACCTCGTCGACCGGTCCGAGGAGAGCGCCCTCGGTGTCGGTCACGATGTGCCGCGGGGTCACGCGCTGCCCGGATGAGGTCCAGCCGTCGGGGCGGTCGCCACCGGTCACGGTGAGGGTGTTCGGAGAGAGTCCGTCGGCGGTGTCGTCGTTGTCCCAGCGCACCGACACCGTGGTGCTGGTGGCGCCCGTGACGGTGCCCTCACGGGTACGCAGCCCGTCAACGCCGGTGACGGTGCTGCCCGGGAACAAGCCCCGGCCGTTCCGGTCCGCGGGGACCAGGTCGGGGAGGCTGCCCGCCTGAACGGCGCTCTGAGCGCCGCTGGTCGGCGACCCGGGCACCACGTCGTCGGGCGTCTCGGCCCGCGCCGCGGTGGCGTTCAGCGGCGTGAAGACGTTGCCACGCTTCCCGGTGCCGTCCGGGTTCTCCGTGACGTACGTGCGCAGCATCCGCTCCGTGCGGCCGTTGCGGGTGACCTCCACGTCGACGGGCCCGGTGAAGACGTAGCCGGACCGCGTGATGGCGCGGCCGTTACTGGTGCGGCCCTCCATACGGACCATGTCGCCCTGCACCAGGTCGCGGACGCGCGCCCAGTGTGCGGGCTGACCGCCCACGGGATCGGGTTCACCTTGCGGTTGGTCGGCCGGCGCCGAGGGCGCGGCGGGCTCCGGCTCTGCAGGAGCGCGGTCCGGGGCGGGCTGCTGGCGCGCGGGGGGCGTCGCGGTGCCCGGCGTCTCCGCCTGCGGGGTGTCCGCGCGGGACGAACGGTCGTCGCGGTCGTCAGCCGTGCTGGACACCTCGTCGGGCCGCGGGCGGCGGCGGACGACACCCAGGTTCGGGAACGCCTCGTCGATCTCGGTGTGCTCCCCGTACTGGTTGATCCAGGAGCCTTCGGCCGGGAACCGGTAGAGCTGCTGGTTCCCGAAGGCGGAGAACTGCGAGCGGTACTGGAAGGGCTCTCCCTCGCCGCTCACCGTGGCGTGCACGGTTCCCACGTACTCGTCCTGCGGCCGCGTGTTCTGTCCGCGGCTCGTGGCCACGGGGAAGCTGATCTCGTCACCGGGACGGATGTCCGTCAGGTCGATGGGGATCGAGTAACCGGCTTCCTCCTCGCGGGTGTTCCAGTCGGCTTCCTGCTGGCTCCACGTCCGGTGGTGCAATGCCTGGCCGCGGTCGCTGTTCCACGGCTCGTAGAGGTCGTTGAAGCCGTACAGGCGTTCCGTGATCTCGTCGAACAGGCGGTTGCCGTCGGCGGTCCGGAACGCGCGGGCGCGGTCGGCGACGTCGGGGGCATCCCACGGGAACGCGTTGCCGTCCGTGTCCTTGATGCCGTCGAGGACGCTGGCGTAGCGGCGGGCTTCCGCGGCGCTGTGGAAGCCGCTTCGGAACAGGGGCTGCATGCTGCCCGGAAGGGCCACGTCGAACCGCTGCCCGCTGCGACTGCCGGCGCGACCGGCCTCGTTGCCGTAGATGAGGAGTCGGCCGCCGTCGGAGAGCTGGGTGCTCTCGGCATCGGCGATCTCCGCGCGTTCCTCGGCTGAGGGCACGTCTCCACGCTGCTCCTCGGGCACCTCGTCGAGCTGCCCGCTGCGGATGTGGTCCCGAAGGGTCGCCTCGTCCGCGAAGCGCGGCGTGGCCGGGTCGTACGGCTCGGTCTCCGGGGTGGTGGGCTCCTCGGTCTGCCCGGCTTCCGCCTGGCGGCGCTGCTCCTCCTCGAACTGCTGCCGGTCCTGGCGGTCGTTGTCCCGGTAGGTCTGCCGGAACTGGTTGTACGTGATGCGACCGCCGTTGGCCTTGTACCAGTCCTTCAGTTCCTCGCTGGCGTACTTCTCCCAGAGGTTGAGCTTCGCGAGTGCACCACCGGAGAACAAGTCTCGTTCGTTGATGCCGCTGCCGTACTTGTACTTCCGGGCGTAGAAGTAGCCGTTCGTGGCGTCGATGGCGGCCTGGTAGCGGGCTTCGTCGAAGTCGGCGAACTCCGCACGGATGATGTCCTCACGGGTTCGGCGCACGCGCGGGACGTCGGCGCCCCCAAAGCCGAGGGCCTCGTCGACGGCCTTCGCGCGGCGCTCGGCCTCTTCGGCGTCGGCCGGCGGGGTGTCCGGCAGCACGTCACGAACGCGCTGGTCGGTGTAGCCGTCGCGGCGGTCCATCTCCGCCATAAGGCGCTTCTGGTCCTCGTCGCTGAGGTCGTTGCTCCACGCGTCGACCAGCTCGTCGTCTTCCAGGCCGGTGAGGTCGCCCGGCAGCGCCCTCCGTTCCGGCGCCGGCTCCGGCTGGGCGGCGGCGGCCCGCTGCTGCTCGAAGTCGTCGAGGACGGCCTGGAGTGCCCGCTGCAGGTTGCGGCCCTCCCCGTCGCGCCACTGCCCCACGGTGCTCGGGCCCCACGCCTGCTGCCAGTCGAAGGGCTGCCCGTCGCGACCGGTGATCTCCTCGAAGCGGCCTGCGAGCGCGCGGGCCTCTTCGGGGTCTTCGGTCGTCAGGGTCAATCCGGTCAGGTTGGCGCCGTTGCGGGCCTGGGCGAAGCGCCACAAGGTGGTGCCGTCTTCCTGCTGTTCGGGCCACGTCACCAGGCCCCCACCCGGGGACAGAGCCAAGCCGTCCCGGTCGGCCGCCTGTGACAGGGCCTCGCGCCGCTGCGGAGTTTCCTCGGCAGGGGTGAGCCCATCGCCGTTCTTCCAGGCGCGGCGCAGCGAATCGACGTCGCGGTGCCGCATAGGGGTCCGCCCGCGGTCGCGCGTGCCGCGGCCGTCTTCGCCGTCCCCATTGCCGTCGGCGCCTCCGGCGTCCGGCGTGTTGAGGTCGGGCAGGTTCAGGTGCGGCAGGCCGGGCCCGCCGGGGCCACCGGGACCGCCGCTGCCGCCACCGCCGTTGCGGCGACGCCGGCGACGACGCCGGTTGCGGTCGTCCTGCTCGTCGTCTTTCTCGGCCTCCGGCTCGTCCTGCTCGTCGTCGGAGTTGTCGGGCGCATCGTCGGGGTTGCCGGCCTCGTCCTCGTTGTCGGCAGGAGTGTCCGGGGTACCGGCGCCGCCTCCGTCGGGGGCGCCGTCCGGGTCGGCGGCGTCGCTGTCCGCGTCCCCGTTCCGACGCTGCTGGCGTTCCTCGTCGTCGTCCTGGTCCTCTTCGGAGTCCTGGTTCGTAGCGTCGGGGGCTTCGCTGTCGTCCTCGTTGCGGTCGTTGTCGTCGCCGCGGCGATCGTCCTCGTCCTCACCCCTCGCGATGCGGGCGGCCTGCCGGAACAGGTCTGCGGCGCGTTCTCCCTCGGGGCCTCCCAGCTCGTACATCTCGGCGAGGTCGTCGAGCCGGTCGGCGGCGGAACGGAGCTCGGCGTCCGGGTCGTCGGAGTCCTCGGCCCTGCCCAACGCATCACGGACCTCGCTGACCTCGGGCAGCTCGTCACCGCCTGCCCCGTCGGTGGCCTGGTCGATGAGGCCGGTCATGCGGTCGGCGCGGTCCTTGGTGCTGCTGCTGTCGGAGGTGGCTTCCGGTTCGTCGACGTCCGGCTCGGAGGTCTCCGGTTCGTCGACATCCGGGGTGTTGTCGGCATCGTCGTCGGCGGACCGCTCGTCGGTCTCGTTCTCGGGGATCTCCTCGTCGGGGTCGCGCAGGCGCACCTGGGCGTCGGCGTTGTAGAAGCGCTCCTCGCCGTCGTCGGTGACGATGCGGGTCCGGCCGCGAGGCGTCTTGACCGGCGGCTCGGACACGGTGTGCGTGCGGCCGTCTGCGTCGGTGTACCGGTCACCCTGCTTCAGGTCGGCGGCGTTGCGCATGCGCGCCGGGCGCAGGCCCTCGGTGCTGCGGCCTTCGGCGTCGGCGATCATGTCCGGCGTGCCGAAGAGGTCGTCGGGCTGGTCCTCGGGGTTGTCGACGTCGGCGGCGCTGCTCGGCTGCTGGGTGGTGGGCTGGTCGACGTCGAAGAGTCCGCCGGGCTCCTCGGTCGTCCTCTTCGGCTTGGGCTCCTGCTTCGGGGCCCGGCCGGCACGGCGGGCCTCCTCCGCTAGCAGGACCTGCAGGCGGGTGTGGTCCGCGCCGGACAGCTCATCCGCCATCTCCCGGCCCATCAGGTCGACGATCTCGTCGCGGATCTCGCCATCGTCCATCGAGGACGGAGCCTTGGACCCCTCCGGGCGTACAGCGTCGAGCTGGTCGGACACCTCGTCCGGAGTCAGGGTGACAGTGTCGCTGGCCTCCGTGTCTTCGTCGGTGCTCTGGTCCTGGTCGTCCTCGCCGTCCGGCTCAGCCGTGCTGGGGGCATCGGTCGGCGGCTCGTCGCTGCCGCCGTCGTTCGTGCTGTCGGCGTCCGGGCTGTCGTTCTCATCGGTGTCCGCGGCGGCCGCGGCCTCCCGCTCGGCGCGACGGCGCTGCAGGTCGGCGTCTGCCTCGTCGATGCGCTTGGCGTACGCCTTGTAGGCCCGGACTTCGCTGGGGTCGGACTCAAGGCCTTCGCCGCCCTCGAGCGTCCATGCCCACTGGAGGAGGGCGCGGTGTACCTCGATCGGGCCGGTCACCTGGAGTGTGCCGCGGCGGCCTGGCGTGGCTTCCTTGAGGGCCTTCCGGGTGTCGGGGTCCTCCATGGCGGCGGTCTCGTCGACGTTGAGGAAGTCGGCGAGTGCGGCCGGCATGGTCAGGGTGACGAAGTCCTCGGGCTTGTCCCACGCGTACCGCAGGGGCTCGTCCGGCTCGTCGGTGGCGGTCGTGTCGGCGTCCGGCTGGATGCTGGCGAGGGTGTCGTTCACCTCGTCCTGGGAGAGGCGAACGACGTCGTCCTGGTCCTGGCCGTCGTTCTGGGCGCCGGTGTCGTCCGCGGCTGGCGTGTCGGCCGGCGGCTCGTCGCTGCTGCCCCCGCCGGTGGTCTCAGGTGTCTCCGTCTCGGCGGTGTTCGGCTCGTCGACGTCGGTGTCGGCGTCCTCGGAACTGCGGTCGCTGGTCTCCGGGGCGTCCGGCTGCGGGGTGGTGCTGGGCTCCGGGCTGAGGCGGGCGAGGGCTTCGCGCACCTCGTCCTCGGAGAGGCGGACCGTGTCGTCCTGCTCCGGTGCCGGGTTCTCCTCGTCCCAGCGGTGCAGGTTCGCGACGGCCTCGTCGACGGCGGCCTGCAGCGGCTCGCGTTCCTCGCGCCGCCCCTTGGCGATCTTCTCGCGGTCGTCCTTGTTCTTGTACCGCTCCTTGTCGAGTTCGTCGGGGTCGATCTCCGGCTTCGCGTCCAGGTTGGTGACGCGGGCGACGATCTCCTCGAGCAGGTTCGACCGCTTGCGAGCGTGGTCGATCTGCGGGGTGAGGTCTGCGGCCGCGTGCGCGGACTGGAGCAGGGCTATCTGCTCGTCCAGCTCCGGCACCTTGGCCCGGTCCGACTCCTGCAACGCGGGCGCCTTGTCGAGGGCGTTGCCGAGGCGGGTGATCATGCCCGACCCGGCGCCCTTCTTCTGCAAGTCCTCCACGGTCCGCTCGAAGTCGGACTGCCGCAGGTCGGGGAAGCCGACGTGCGCGACGAGCTTGCCGTCCGCTGTCTTCTCGGTGCGGACACCGAAGTCCAAGCCGCGGAACTGGCCAAGGATGTGCCAGTCACTCAGGCCCTCGCGGTTGTGCTCCAGGAGGCGGGAGGTGATCTGGCGGTGCAGGGCCTTGCCGGCGTCGGAGCGCTCGCCGTACGGGGAGCCGCCAATGGTCATACGGAACCGGTCGTCGGCCTCCTGGATGCGGGGCAGGGCCTGCTCGCGGCGGTGGATGCCGTCGCGGGTGGCCTGGGATTCCTGGCGCAGCGCATCGAGGGCTTCGGCGCGGCGGATACGCTCGGCGGCCTCGTTGTGCTGGTCGATCTCCAGATCCTTGAGACGGCGCTTCGCCTTCATGAGCTGGCTCATGAAGGGGTTGCCGCCGATCTCGGCTTCCATCGTCTCGTAGTCGAACTCGGCGCCGTCGATCTCCTGGACAACGTCGCTGGAGTCGCCGTCTTCCGGCTCCGGCCGCTGAATGTCGATCAAGCCCTCGGCCTTGGCTGCGACGAATCCGGCCTTCCAGCCGTCCATGGAGCCCTTGGTCGCGTAGATGTCGATCTCGACTTCGGGGTTCAGGTTGCCGTACCGCAGGATGCGGCCGTTGCGCTGCTCCATCTGCGCGGCGCCCCAGTCGAGGTCGACGTGCGAGAGGGAGATCATGCGGTCCTGGGCGTTCATGCCCGTACCCGCGACGGCGCTGGAGCCGATGAGGACCGCGATTTCGCCTTCGCGGGCCTTCCGGAACAGCTCCGTCATGTCCTCGGGCTTGCCGGACTTCTTGGCGTCCTGGACGAAGGCGATCTTGTCCGCGGGGATGCCGCCCGCGACCATGAGCCGCTTGAGTTCGGCGTAAGCGTCGAAGTTGCCCTTGTTCTTTCCTCCCGGGACGCCTTCGTTCAGGAAGATCATCTGGAGAGCACCCGGAACCGGGTGGTTGACGAGGCTGTCGAGGGCGACCGGATAGAGCCGGTCCTTGTGCTGGTGGTAGCGCTCGATGTGCCGGTCCGCGACGGCCTTCAGCTTGTTGCCGGCCAGGGCCTTGGCGTCGATGAGCCGCGGGTCGAGGGCCACGCTGGTGCCCTCGTTGGACACCGCGAGCATGTTGTCCTGGTGGCGGTCGACCTCACCGTTGTGGATCGCGCGACCGCGGGCGACGAGCCCCTTCAGACGCTTCTTCTGGTCGGGCGTCGCGTCGACCATGATCAGGTTCGGCTTGCCGCCCCTGAGCTTCGGACGGGGAATGCCGACGTCGTCACCGCGCTTGGTGTCCGCGACCAGGCCCCACATGGTCTTCATGGCGCGCTTGTTGTGGAACTCGGAGAACCGCTCCACGACGCGCAGGCCGGAGCCGTCGGGGGCGTTCTCGATGCGCAGGGTCTTGCGACCGAAGGTGTTGGCCCACAGGTCGGGGGCGCCCGCCTTGTAGGCGTCCAGCACCCACGGCGCCGCGAACATCAGCATGGTGAACTGCTCACTGATGCTGTTCGACAGCGGCGTACCGGTGGCGAGCGTGATCGTGGCACGGCCCTGACGGCGGCGGTGCAGGTCGCTCGTCTTCTGATGCAGGTCGACGCCGCGGATGGACGCCTTGTCGCCGCCACCCTCCTTGGAGCGGAAGCCAACGCCCTTGTACCGGTGAGCCTCGTCGACGACGAAGTAGTCGAATCCGAGGTCGTCCCAGTACGTCTCACCCGGTCGCCGCATCGGGGCGGCGTTCTTGTTGATGTTCTTGCTGACCGTCGCAATGCGCTGCTCGATCTTCGCGACGATGAACGGGTGGTTCGGGTTGTCGGCGTCCTCGTACTGGCGGTCAAGCTGCTCGCGCAGCGCCTCCAGCTCCCGGAACTCGTACTCGTCCTGAGCCTCCGGGCTCATCTTGATCGAGCCGAACGCCTCTTCAGTGAAGATCACCAGATCCGGCCTGTTGGCGCGCAGCCACTCCAGCGTGCTGCCGCGCCGGTCGCCGGCCAGGTCCGCCGAGGTGATCAGGTGGATATCGGCGTTCGGGTACAGGCACCGGGCCTCGTTGTACCACTGGCGCGCGAGGTGGTTCGGCACCACGGCCATGGGCTTCTCGATCTGCCCGGACGCCTTGAGGGCCTGGGTACCCATGACGAGCGTGGACGTCTTACCGAGGCCCACCTCGTGGGCGAGGATCACGCCCCGCTCGAACTGCATCCGGGCCGCGCCGGAACGCTGCCAGGGGTGGGGGTTCCGGTCGGGGGTGAAGCCCTCCAGCGTGGGCGACATGCCCTCGTACGAACGGACGATGTGCCCGTTCATGATGCGGTTGTACGAGTCGGTGAGGACGCTCAGCCGATCAGCGTTCGCCGTGGCGTACTTGGCGAACTCGGCCCGCATCTGGTCGGCCTTCTGCCGGATCAGACGGGAGGTCGCCTCGTCGACTTCCTTGCGCTTGTCGTCCTCGTAGACGGTCAGCGAGCCGAAGCCGAGGATCGCGCGGGCGATCTCCACGGCGTTCTTGCCCTTGTTGCCCTTGATGCCGTTATCCGGGTCGGGCTCGACGGCCGGAACGCCGTACATGACGTTGTTGGCCTCGGGCACGCGGCCGGTGTTGAGAATCCAGCCGTACCGGTCGTCATGCGCGACACGGAGTGTGCGGTCGCCCAGGTACTCGCGCAGGAAGCCCTGTAGAAGTTCCGGCGGCGTCCAGTGGGCGCCCATCTCCGGGGTGAACTGGCCGATGGTGCGGTCCGGCGGCTGAACGGCCTCCAGCGCGGCCACGTTGACCGCATACGCCGGGTCGCGCTCGGCGGCCTTGCGGGCGGCGTCGAGCTTGTCGCGGACGGCGCCGGACAGGTAGGCGCTGGCCAGCTCGAGGCGGCCGGTCTCAGGGTCGGTGAAGACCTCGTTGCCGAGGCGCTTCACCGCTTCCTGCGGGGTGACGTCGAGAAGCCGGGCGATCTCGCCGAGGTCCACTTCGCCCTTGGCGGCGACGACCGCGGCCAGGGCCGCCTTCGGATCGTTGGTCGAGGAGAGCGGCTGTCGACGGGCCGCGGCGCGCTCGGTGAAGACGCGGGAGAGGACGGGTTCGCCCTTGTTGGCGTCCCACCGTTCCAGAGCGAGGACTGCCGCGGCGTCCGGGTCGGCCCGGAAGTAGCCCCACGCCGTCGGGCGGCCGCCCTGGGTGCGGTGCTGGCCCGGCTTGGACAGGGGGCCGTACTCGGCGACGTAGGCGGCGTGCAGGTCGCGGAGTTGGGCGCGCAGAGCCTCGGCGCGCTCCTCCTCGTCGTTCTTCCGGTCCAGTTCGCGCAGTTCGGCGGCGACGTCGCGGAGCTGCATGAGGCCGCGAAGCTGGGCGGTGTTGCCGTCGGCGGGCTCCAGCAGGACCGGTTCGGCACCGTTGACGTGCTGGTAAAACTGGCCGTCATCGCCCTCGTAGAGGCGGCCGGTCCAGTCGTTCGCGTGCTTCTCCCGGGCCGTCTGGAGCTGTACCGGAGGCCGGTTGTCGCCGTCGGGGTGCGGCTCGTAGCCGCGGCCGTCGGCCTTCGCCTTGGTGGCGATGTCGTCGAGCGCGGCTCGAAGCTGCTCGGCGGCCTTGGCCGGGTCGCCCTTGACGGTCACCTCGGGCCCGTACGGGCCGGACTGCATGGTCAGCGTGCCGAGGATGTGCTCGGGGTGCTCGTCGAAGTAGGCGTTGATGTGGTGTGCGGTGCCGTTGATGTCCCGCTCAGGGGCGTCCAGCCATGACGTGTCGGCCGGCTCGGTGCCGTCCTCGCGGCGGCGGAACACGAGGACGTCGGTGGTGACCCCGGTGCCGGCGTCGGTGAAGACGCCGGAGGGCAGGCGCACGGCGCCGACCAGGTCGCCGTACTTGGCCATCTGGCGGCGGGCCTTGTCGCCCTTGGAGTCGAGGGTCTGGCGGGAGGTGATGACGGCGGTGATGCCGCCGGGCCGGACGAGGGCGATCTCCTTGGTGACGAAGCCGTTGTGAAGGCTCTCTGCCGGGTACCGCTTGTCATCGAACGGGACCCGGGCGAAGGGCACGTTGCCGATGGCGGCGTCAAAGGTGCCCGGCTGGGCGTCGGTCTCCGCGAAAGACTCGTTGAGGACGTTGGCATGCGGGTAAATCGCCTGAGCGATCCGGGCCGTGGTCGGGTCCAGTTCGACGCCGGTCAGGCGGGCGCCGTCCGGAGCGACGCCGAAGAAAGTGCCCGCGCCGGAGCCGGCTTCAAGGACGTCGCCGCGGTCGAAGCCGAATGCCCGAAGGCCTTCCCACATCGCCTCGGCGATGGGCTGCGGCGTGTAGTGCATGGACAGCACGCCGCGGGATGCCTGCCGGAACTCCACAGGCGTGAGCACGCGCTGCAGCTCGCTGCGAATGTCGCTGTACTCGGACCACCGCTCGTGGTCCTTGGCGAACTTGCCGTACCGGGTGCCGCCCTGCTGGTAGCGGGGCTCCTTCTCGTTCGGCTCGTTGGCGAAGAGGATCGGTACCGAGCCCCAGCCGGACCAGCGGGCGAGGATGCGGCGCTCCTCGTCGGTGGCCGGCCGGTTCTCGGCCTCCAGCTTCTTGAGGACGCGGATGGCCTCGACGTTGGCCGTCGCACGCGCGCGGGCGCCCTTGGGCGCGTCGGCCGGGTTAGGCCGGAACCGCGCTACGCGTCGTACATCAGGTCCCTGATCTCCTGCAGGTGCTGCTCCATCGGCGTCTGCTCCGGCGCCTTCTCCGCCTCGGGCTCCGGCTCCGGCAGAAGATCCGCCAGGACCATCGCTGTTGCGTCCGCCCTGATCTGCTTGTGCCGGCCGACCTGCTCCTCGTACTCCGTCGGCTCCGGAACGGTCTTCTCCAGCGCCTCCTCGGCCTTGAGAATCTGAGTCTCGATCTCCCTGGCCTTCGTCTCGACGAACGCCTCCGGATCGGTCATCGCCGCCCACTCCTTGGGCCGGTACGTCCGCCAGTGATCCCGGACCATCGGACTGAACATGTTCGTCATCGTCGCCTCCCAGCGCTGCACGGAGTGCGGCCTGCTGTGCCTCGATCTCCTCGCGGGAGATGACCTTTCGGTCGTCGTCCCCGCCATTCTTGCGGACTGACTCGCGCTGCGCCTCAATGCCGTGCAGAGCCACGTTGATGGACGCGAGCCGGGTCTTGGCCTTCTGGCGGTCGGAACTGTCCGCGTCCCGGTCCGCGGCCCGCACGGACATGTCCCGGGACAGCTCCTCCGTCACCCGGTTCAGTTCGGCGAGGAGGCCTTCGGGCACCCACAGCTTCCGGCCCTTGATGTGGTGGCCCTTTTTGTTGCTGGGCACCAGGGGGTTCACGCCGTCGTCCCAGCCGTACCGGTCCCGGAACAGGCTGTAGAGGTACTGCCGTTCCTCGCTGGCGCCGGCGAGCCGGTCGCGAAGACGCTCGTTCTGGTAGAGCTCGACGAACATCTTCGGCACGAACACGGGGCGCTTACGGCCCCAGGTGCGCTCACCTCGGGTGTCGGGGTCGTTGTCGTACGCCTGGACCATCGCTGCCAGAGCTGCGGCGCGGGAGGGATAGGCGGTGTCTGCGTGCCCCCAACTGTGCTTGCCCCAGGTCCACCCGATCTCGCGGGTCGTGTGCCCGTGCGTCTGGTCCCGGTAGTCGACGTAGCCGTAATCGCTGCCGCCGCCGATGCTGATCATGCCGTTGTCGTCGGGGTTGTCGACGCGGGCGACGAGCTGCTCGACCTCCGGCGTGGAGCTGCGGCGGTTCTGCTCGGCCTCCAGCGCGGCCATGCGTTCCTTGCGGGCCGCCTTGACGTCGTCGGTCCCGGTGTACGAGGAGCGCGTGCGGCGAAGCTCGGTGTACTCCGCCTTCAGGTCCTCATCGCTCAGGTTCTCGGGGGCATCGCGGTCGGTGATGGCCCGCTTTTCCCGGTCGCGGCGCTCCCGCTTGACGTCCTCCATGCGGCCCTCGAGGACCTGCTGCGCCTCCGGAGGGGCCTTCCGGAAGTCGCGCCGGAGCAAGTCGTTGTACTCCTGCGACAGTTCCTCGTCGGTGAGGTCGGCGACCGGCGGCCGATCGGCGATCTTCTGGGCATGGCGGCTCTGCTGCTCGCCCACGATGGCGTCGTGCCGGTTCTGCAGGGCCTGGCGCATGGTGCGCTCGGCCTCGGGGTCGTCGCCGGCGGCCTGGTGCATGCGGACGCGTTCGGCGATGGTCTCGCGGGCCTTGGCCAGGTCGTCCTCGGCGGCCGTGGTCAGGTCGGTGTCGTCGTCGACGAGGGCCTGCGAGCGGCGGCGGCGCTCGCTGTAGATGGCCCGCTCGACGTCGTTGGCGTCCTGGCCCTTGCGGGCACCGTATGTACCGCGCTCCTCCTGTGACTCGCGGATGCGGTTGGCGATGTCGTCGTCGCTGAGCGAGGAGACGTCCCGGGCGGCGGCCTCGTCCCGCTCGATTCGGCGGCGCTTCAACTCGTCGTCGATCATTGCGATCTCAGAGTTCAGACGCTTGCGGTTGGCCTCAGAGCGGGTGCGGTTGAGCGATGCCCACCGCTCGTACTTCAACTGCGACAGGCGAGGGTCGTCCGCGTTGGCGATGGCCTTGCGCAGGGCCTCGGTCTCGTCGACGGCGTTGGCCGGTGCATCGGGGCTGCCCGCGGCGGTCTCGTCGGTGACGTGGATGTTGCGGCCCTGGCGGGCGAGTTTGGACAGGACCTCGGAGATCCGCTCGTCCCGCGTGGCCTCGGTCATGTTCGACTGGGTCGAGTACGCCCGCAGGGACGGGGCCCACTTGATGGCGCGGGTGGAGCCCACGGCGTCGTAGTCCCGCTCGTCGCCCTTGATGGTGCCGCGGAAGACCATGACCCGCTTGGCGGGCTTGCCGTCCTTGCCGGGCTTCATCACCCACGCCGCGGTGATCCGGTCGCGCTGGTCCGGGTTCTGGGCGCCGCGGTGCAGCCGGGCCATCACCGCGGCGCCCTGCTTCGGGTACTGAGGGACGGGCACGGTGACGCCGTCGATCTTGGCCTTCGGCGGGTAGCCGCGCTCGCTGGTCGCGGCGACCTGTCCGTCGGGGCCATACAGGGTGATTGATCCGCCGTCGTTGACGTAGTGGTAGCCGTCGACCCCGTCGACGGGTTTAGCACCCTCGGGGACGGCCGGGGCCGGTGCGGGTTCCGCCTCCGGCTGCGCAGGGGCGCCGGTCTCGTCATGGGCCTGCGGCGCGTCCGGCGCTGGTGCGTTCTGTCCGGCCGGGGCGTCTCCGCCGCGCTCCCTCTGCCACTTGGCGAGAGCCTCGTCGACGACCTCGCTGAAGGACTGGTTGTCCTCGGAGCGCCACCGGCTGATGGCACCGCGGGACATGTCCAGCGGCTCGCCGTTCTCGCCCTTGATGCCGGAGGCGACGAGGAAGCGGCCGAAGCGCTGTGCCTCTTCCTGCGACTCGAAGCGGGGGTGCAGGGTCTGCCCGCGCAGGGTGTAGCCGCTGCCGGTGGCGACGAGGAGCCAGTCGCCGTTTTCGTCTCGTCGCGTGACGAGCTGCCCACGGCCTACGAGCTTGAGCCGGTCGTCGTTGATCAGGGTGTCCAGAATCCGCACGGCGTTCTGCGTCTCGGGGCCGCCCTGGCTCAGGCGGGTACGCATGTCAGTCCAGTGCGCGCGGACGTCCTGCAGGGTGGTGAAGCGCCGTCCGTCCGCGGCAGCGGCGGAGGGGGCCTGTGCGGGCTTCGGGGAGGCCGGGGCGGTGTCCGTGCCGTCGAACTCCTTACGGGCCCGCTGGATAGCGCCCTGGATGTTCTCGCCCCTGGTGGAGCGCCAGTCGCGGGCCTCCCGGTCCAGTTGCGGGTCGGAGAAGTCGAACGGCTGCTGAAACTTGGTGAGCTGACCGTTCACGGCGGTCTTGTCGAGGTGTTCGGCGAATCGGGCGGTGTCCTCGGCGGTGGCGAAGGTGCCGGCGGCGTCGACGCGCTGTCCGGAGCCGGTTGCAGTGAGGTTCCAGCGGCCAGCGTGCTCGGGCCGGTCGTCGAGGAGGATGACGAGTCGGCCGGACGAGGTGGTCCGCAGGTCGTCGTCGTGTGCCACCGAGCGCAGGAAGGTGGCCATGTCCGTGCTCGTGCCGGGCTGGGCCGCAACCTGCATGAAGTGGCGGCGGACGGCGGCGGTATCGGCGTACCGGGCCCCGGCGGCGTGCTGCTGGTTCGGCAGGGCATCGACGTTGACCGGGTGGGCGCCGTCCTCGGGCTCGTCCTGGTCGTCATCGTCGTCCGGGCCGTCGCCGTCGTCCTCGCCGATCGGGCGGCCCTTGTCGTCCTGGTCGTGCGGGTCGTTCGGGGTGTTGGGGTCGCCGTCGTCGTCGCGGGCAACGCCGTTGCCGCGGCGCGGGTCCTGGGTGCGCCGCTCGTCCTCTTCGGCGACCTTCTCTTCGTCGTCGGTGGGCGCGCTGCCGTCGGGGCGCGCGACCATGCTGACCCACTTGGCACTGGTGGTGTGCCTGCGGCCGCGGAACTCGTCCGGGCCGGTCTGGTCCTGGACGAGGATGCGGTCGTGCGGGAGCGCGCGGATGACGCGCGCGAGCTTGCCGCCCCAGGTCCTCACCACCCCGCCGGTCTCGATGAAGCGGCCCTTGCTGTCCCGGGGGTGCAGAGCAGGGTTCCACGGCCGACGCGTGACCTTGACCTCGAGGTCGCGACTCAGGTCCTGCGACTCAGCCTGTGCATTGGGGCGATTCAGCATGGCGCGGACCATGCACAGCACAGGTGGTTAGCGTCGCGCCCCGGCGACCTGGCCATATTCGGCTGCCGTGCTGCTCCCGCGGGGCGTAGCGTCGCTCGCTATGACCTTTGCGTATCGAGCCGATGAGAAGACCGCGAAGCGAGTCCGGGCGATTGTGCCGAAACTGACAGCGGGGGCTGGGGCTGCCCTACACGTGCAGGAGTTGGCGTCGGCTGAGACATCGACGTCCGTATTTGCGGTTCTCGCAGGGTGGTGGCGGTTCACCAACCGAACGGCAGACGCCATGATCGCCCTCTACGACCAGGGTTTCACAGTCGAGGTAGTGCCTTTGATGAGGAACCTTGTGGGGCACGCCTATGCCATCAATTGGTTGGCCGACAACGGTGACGATGCCTACAAGGCATTGGTCTCCGAGTCGTACAAGTCCCGCGAGAAGCTGCTGACCAACCTGGAAGGTGTGGGGTGGCAGCTGCCGGAGAGCGTCGATCTCGGGGAGAAGCCCGACTTCGGCTTCAACACGGAGGAGGAACGCAAGCGACATGGGCGACTCGTCGGCGAGCTGTCCAACTTCGACAACATGGTGAAGGCGTACGGATCGGCGATGATGTACCCGGTTTACCGGAACCTGTCCTCGTACGCCCACACCACCGACCTCACGGCCTCGGCGTTCGTTTCAGGAGTCGAGGACGACAAGGTCACCTTGTACGAGCAGTCGCCTGCCGATCGGCTCGCCGATCTGTGCTGGATGCCCGTTCCCCTGCTTCAAGCAGCGAGCGTGATGAGCCCCCTTCTGAAGGGCGATCCCATGAAGAAGCTGATCAGAGAGGCATGCCGTGACCTGGGGCTGCCCGAGGAACTGGTTCCGAAGCGCCCGTAACGGCCGCACTCACATGTTCTCCGTGAGGATGTGGAGAGCGAACCAGCCCGAGAACCCGAACCAACCGACGGCGAAGGCGGCTCTCCCAGCTCTGCTGGTGCGGGTACGGAACAGGCGACGGACGTTCTCCGACAGGGTGTCCTCGTCGCGCCGATTGGCCAGGGCGATGCCCTCTGCCACGGCAAACGCGGCGGTCCATGCGATCCAAATCGCTGCCCACATGGCGGTCACTCCTTCGAGTCGGTGGCGTAGTGCAGGCGACAGCGGCAGTTGATCGTGAGGGCGATCGGGGCGAAGGGGTCGCCGGGGTAGCGGAGGCTGGCGCCGTCGATGGTGTACGGGGTGCCGACCGGCAGCGTCTTGTCCTGGAGGGCCTTGTGCGCGGGCCGTACTCGGTTGTCTGCGCGGGTGACCCAGGTCCGGACGACGTGCGGACCGGCGTGCTCTGCCGCGGCGTCCGCTGCGCCGTTGATGGTCGCCACGGCGCACGTCTCGGCGACGCGGGCGATCAGAACAGGCTCTGCGGAGTGGTAGTACCTGACGACGGCGTGCGCCAAGTCGCCGACATCAGCGGCGTCGTGCTGGGCGTCGCGGAGGACGGTGGCGAGTTCGGTGAGGAATCCGGTGATGGCCTCGCCGGCGTACGCCGCGGTGACGATGGCGGCCGCGGCCGCGGACGGCGGGACCTCGTCCGTGCCGGTGAGGGCCTGGCCGACCTTGCGTGCCGTGGCGATGGCCGCCTGCTGAAGGATCGGGGTCAGGGATTGGCTGGTCTCCTCGGCCCAGCGGGCGGCGCTGACCACACGGTCCTGGTCGAGATCGGCGTCGACGTGCCGGACGTCGTCGTCGTTCTCGGGCTCCCAGTACCTCGTGTACTTGCGGATCTTCGGGGCGCGGAGCCGGGCGAGTATGACGCCTTCCTGGCGTGCGAGGAGCGCGGTGACGGCCGCGGACACGGCCATGGACAGAGCGTCGAAGTCGTCGTCAGTGACCTCGTATCCGTCGTCCTCGGGCAGGGCCTTGGTCTCGACCGCGGCGCGTGCGGCGTCGACGTCCTCGGCGTCGTCGCCGGGGAGTGCAGCGTCCTGGGTGCTGCGGGCGCGGTCGACGTCGGCGGCCGCGTCACCGGGGCCGCTGTCGGTAGTGGCGGCGCGGGCCGCGGCGACGGCGTCGGTAGCCGTCGAACCGGCAGGCAGGGCGAGGGGCGTGCCCTGCGCCCGCGCTGCGGCGACATCCGCGGCGGCGCTCGGGCCAGCGTCCAGAGCGCGGGCGGCGGCGACGTCGGCGGCCGCGGTATCCGGAGCGGTGCCCGGCGGGAGCGGGGCACCGGTGGGCGCGGCTCCGGGTGTTCCGCCCGCGGCCGGGTCGGGACCGAGGCCCAGTGCGGCGGCGTCCTGGTCGTTGGCGGGTACGGGGGCCTTCTGCGGAGAGATCCAAAGGGCCCGGGACTGTGGGACGTTGAATGCCGGTCGACCCGCGATCTCCCGGTACTCGTCGATCGTGATGAGGCCGGCTTCCCACTCCTTGCGGGCTTCCTCGCGGGCCTGGCGGCGGGGGAACTCCAACGCCTGAACACTGGAGGTGTCGAAGCGGACGATCCACTCGTCATCGAGGTCCGGGTCGAACCCGGAGGCGATCAGGTTGAGGTGGGGCAGCTCCGTGTGGTCCCAGAAGTTGTATTCCTCGCGGTCAGCGTTCGCGTAGGTCCGCTCGGAGGCGTTGCCGACGATGCTTTCGGGGACACCGAACGCGGCCAGGATCTCGCCCTTGGAGGTGCCGGACAGCGTCTCGTAGGCCATCTCGCGAGGGCGGGCGGAGGTGTCGACGTAGGTGACTCCGCCGGGCCCGGTGCCGACGAGGGTGAGCTGGCCAGCGTTGTGCGCGCCGGGCGCCAGTCGCTTCTGGATGCGGTCGACTTCGCGCTGGTCGACTCCGTCCAGGTCGATACCGACGATTCCGCCCGGTCTGCCGTCATTGTCAATAAAGCTGATGTTGTAGGTGCGGGCCTTGACGTCCAGGTCGATGGACAGGCCCGCCGCTTCAAGCGGGGTGACGCCGCAGAAGGGGTCGAGAGGGTGGGGGTCGCGAATCCAGATGACGTGCTTGGGCAGCAGTTCCCGGACGTGGCCGCTGTAGTCCGTGAACTCGAAGTGCTTCACGTAGTCGGCGTTGCGGTCGTCCGGGATGATCTGGACGCGGTCAGGGGGAAGCAGGTCGAGGCGTACGAGGTTGCCGCCGCGGCTGTAGGTCTTCTCGATGAAGACGCCCTTCTTCGACAGAAGGAGCTGTGCGCTCAGCCGTTTCTTGAAGACATCGCCGGTCTCGAGCGGATTGGCCTTCTTGTTGAGCAGCTTCAACAGTGGGTGGTCGTCGAGGGTCTCCTCGAAGCGCCGTTCGTCTCCGCCCCGGCCGATCTGGATCGGGAGGGTGCTGGCGTGCTTACTGATCGCCTCGATGGACTTGAAGGTCCAGATGGAGCGTTCGTAGCCCTCGACGATGACGCGTTCCATGTCCCAGCCGTCCGCGCGGCCGGGCGTGCCCCACACGTTGGTGACGCCGGCGTACGTCATCGACACGTAGGCGTTGCCCGCGAGCAGGTCCTTGGTCTCAGCGGTTGGCGCGGGTGGGGGAGCAGGGGAGCGCGGAACGAGGAGTCCCCGGAGCGTGGGGAGGAACTGGCGGGGCATCAGCGGGCCCCCTCGTCCTCGTGCTCACGGGTGGTGAGCCACAGGCCGAGGAGCACGACCGCCAGGGAGACGCCGATCCAGCCCAGGGGGGTGCAGAGGGCGAACGCGCAGCCGGTGAGACCGCCGTAGCCGAGGATGCAGACGGCGGCACGGGCAAGGTGCGCCCAGGGTGCCGCGGTCGGCTTCGGGCGCATGAGCAGGCCCGTGGCGAGGAGGCCGGCCATCGCGGTGGAGAGTCCGGCGGCCCAGTGGAGTGCGCCCAACGCCACGAGGACGCCGAGCAGGCCGAACGCGGTGAGGAACAGGCCGGCGGCTTCACGCGCGAGCGCCCAGGAGGTTCGCTGAGTAGTCACGCCGCGCACAGTGGACAGCGGGCGGAGTTAGTGTCGCGGGGTCAGCGCGGGGGCCGGGACACCCCTCCCACGTAAGCCTCGATACCGCGGCGCTGGATACGGCCGCCGGGCACGACCCGGGCGTTTCGGGGCGGGACGGGAATCTTCCGCTTAGCCCGGGTGCTCTGGTCTCCGCCGATCAAGTGCCGGTTGTCGATCTTCGCTGAGCAGTCCTGGCCGGTGACCTCGTCGTACGGGCGCCGGCATCCCTTGCAGTAGACCTCGAGCGCGTCGATGCGCTGGCCCTCGGTCGCCTTGAAGCTGCCGCGGTAGTCGGCCACCTTCGCAATCTTCGGGATGACCTCGATCTCCGCGGCCACAACCCAGACATGGGAGAGGTCGGCCTTCTCCTCCTCGGCTGGGGGCTCGGGCGGGCCTTCCGGGTCGGCATCCACCAGGGCCTTGGTATCGGGCATGGGCGGAGTGCTCTCCGGGGCGAGCCAAGAGAACAGAGACTCCTGCAGGTGCGACCTGCCGGCCGTGGACGAAAGGGCAGCTATAGCGGTCGTCACCGTTCCTCCGGATCCATGCTGGGTTGACGTAAAGCGCCACCCCCTTCACAGCAGGAACGTCAACGACCGCGTTCTGTTACACCCCAACATCGGTGGGGCCCTTGGTGCACGGGCCCCACCGATGACTGCCCCGTGGGGAAGTAACGCGGAGCGTCAGTTCGCGAAGCTGGCGGCCGGTGGTAGTGATGTCGTATCGGCGCGCGTTATCGAGAGCCGCCTTGTTCAGGGCCCGGCGCTGGTGGGAGTCCCGGCCCATCTCGTCTAGGGCCACAGCCAGCGAGCGCGGGTCGCCCGGAGTGTAGGCGATGCCAGCGCCTCCGAGGATTTCCCTCACTCCGGGAAGATCGGAGTAGACAACCGGGAGTCCGTGAGCTTGAGCCTCAATGAGGACGAGCCCGAAAGCCTCCAGACCCGTGGTTGTGAAGACCCAGGCGTCGAAGTTCGGCAGACGGCGCCACAGTTCGGCGCGGGGCAGGAACGGATGAAAATGGACCCGATCCCGCAGGCCGGCGTCGATAGCCCGCTGTTCCAGATGCTCCCGTATGGGTCCGTTGCCGATCACGGTCAAGTGGTGCGGCTGATCGGTGAATGCGAGGGATTCGATAGCGGTGATCGTGGATTTGTTGTCGTCCAGGCGACCGGCTTGCACCAGAGACAGGGGTCCGGTCCCTGCGGAAGGCTGATCGCGTACATGGGCATCGGCCAGACGGATGCCCCACGGGATGATGGCGATGCGGTCGGTAAACCGGCGCCCGGTGAGGCGGTCGATGCGGTCGGCGAGGACGGAGGTCGGGGTGACGATCGCGGCGCTGGCGCCGGCGACTTCGAGCACGGCCTCGTGTTCCGCCGTGTTGCGCTCGGCCGCCATCACTTCGGGGCCGTGAGCGATGGAGATGATCGGGATGGTTCCGGCGGTGCGACTGAACGCGAGGCTGAGGGCGAACCCAACGTTCTGGGCGTGGATGGCGTCCGGTCGGATCTGCTCGATGAGCGTCCCTACCTCTTGCGTCAGCTCGTCCACGTAGGTGTCGAAGCCGGGGCCCTGGGGTCGTTTCGTCGTGGAGAGGGGGATCAGGTGATCGAACGCGGTCATCCACACCTGATGGACCGGTGTCCGGCCAAGGAAGGTCGTATGGGTGTCGGGCATGGCGCGGTAGAGGTCGCTGACCAGGATCATGCTGCCGGACGAAGGCTCGGACGTGCGGTTGATGCCGGTGAGGATCGTCAAGGGTTTCGTGGTCACGCGGAGATCCCCTCGATGGATGATCGGTGTGCGGGAACCGAGGACGGGGCACTACGGTCCACTGTGACCTGCGGATCAGTGGTGATCACCCGTCCGCGGCTGCGAGGGGGCGCCCACCACGACGCCAGGTGGGGCGTGAGAACCGCGGTGATCTCCTGGGCTGGGTGCAGGAAGCCTCTGCTGTCCTGCTTTGCCGTCCACGCCCTGACGGCCGACCGGGGGTAGACGGGGTGTATCCCGATCTCGCCCTTGGGGAGGATGCCGTTGAAGGGTGTGGGGATGCCCTCGTGGTTCCAGTAGTCCCAAGCCTCCAGTGCCTTGGCCTTCTCGAAGCAGTGGTAGAGCTGCCGATAGCGCGGCATGTACCGGATCTCGCGAAAGATCATCTGCCCGATCAGTCCCGGCGCGACGTACCGGAGTGCGCTGAGATCAATGCCCTGGAAGGTCACCGTGGCCGCGTCCTGGGACGGGTGCAGCGCGAGCCGGGCGAACAGATGGGACAGTCGCTGCCGCACGTACTCGGCGACTCCCGGAGCGAGCGCCGGTTCCATGCCGGCGATGAGCTGGACGAGCTGCTGGTGGCGCGGATGAAAGCGGGCCAGGTCGAACAACCGGTGCATGCCGTCCACGGCGGCGAACGCGAGTCGCTTGTACAGCCAGTTGTTCAGCTCTCCGGCATTGGCGTAGCCCTTGGTCTCCGGAGTCGTGGAGTTGAGCATCAGGTACTCGGACAGCACCTCGAAGTACAGGTAGCCGAGAAACGGTACGGCGGGCACGGCAGCGGCCAACTGGTCGATGAACTCGGGGGCCGCCGTGGTGCGGCCGACTGCGTTGCGCAGGGCCAGGTCGAGGAATCCGGCCGCGGAGCCCAGTCCGGCCAGCACCGCATGGTCGAGCTGGTCGTTCTCGGCCCGGGTGAGAAAGCTCCGGTAGCGCAGGTAGGTACGCAGGTGGATGGCACCGAGATGCAGATAATCCACACCCTTGGTTGGGATCGGAGCGTCCGGGATGACCTCGAAGATCATGGGCGTGGTGTCGGGCTTCGTCTGCATCAGGTAGGCGCCGAGATTGTGCGGACGCATTCCTTCACGCTGAGGTACCAGAGGGGAGCAGTACAGGGTCCCGACCAGGCACCCGGTGGAGACGTGCAGCTCACCGCTGGTGCGAATCGCGGCGATGTCCCTGGTGGTGTGCAGCAGGTACATAGGCCGGCCGCTGGCGAGCGCTTCCGCCATCGCGCTGTGCTGGATCAGCCAACCGTTCGGGGTGTCACCTTCCAGGTAGCGGCGCCAGTCGCCCTCGCTCTCGGCCAACGAGGCAGGAGCGGGGCGATGCGCGGGCCGGGCGTAGTCCGTGTGGACGTGCTCCCATTCTTCACGCAAGGGAACTCCGGGGGTTGAAGTCAGCAGCAGGCCAGGAGGGTTCGGGAGCTACAGGGTCTCGACGTTCGCTCCGGACAGGCGGTTTCGGCAGTCGAGCACGTACGGCGCGTGCTCCTCGATCATCGCGAGGTCGAATCGCGGATGATCCATCAGAAGAACCACCGCATCAGCGGCGGCTACTTCTTCCGGGGTGGCAGGGACTCGGGGCACGTTCAGCCCGGTGTCGTTGCCGTCCGGGATGTTGGGTTCGGCGCCGCAGACATCGGCGCCGAGGCCGATGAGAAGTTCGGCGACACGTGCCGACGGGGAATTGCGAAGGTCGGTGGCGTTGAACTTGTAGGTCAGGCCTAGAGGTTGTCCCGTAAATGATTTGAGGCATGCAGGCTGACCTGCTTGTTTGCCTGTCATCCGGTGAGGGTGAGGTTGTGCAGGCGGGCGATGCCGAGCATGGCGTGGTGGACGCCGTCGCCCTTGAGGCGGCAGTCGCGGAGGATCTTCCAGCTCTTCATGCGGGCGAAGGTGTGCTCGACGCGGGCTCGCACCTTGCGGTGGGAGGCGTTGTGCTCCTCCTTCCAGGTCGGCAGTTCCTCGTCCTTGTGCCGACGGTAGTGCGGGATGGTCAGCCCGGTGCCCCGGTAGCCGCCGTCGGCGATCACCGTGGGGGTGGTGCCGACGGCGGCCTTCGCGCCGGAGTCCTGCCAGGCCCGGCAGTCGTTGCGGTTGCCGGGCAGTGGCTTGCCGACGGCCACCACGAGGCGGGTGTCGGCGTCGATGACGACCTGGTGGTTGGTGGAGTAGCGGTAGTTCTTGCTGGAGGCGGCCACGGTCCGGTCGCGGGTGGGGACCAGCGTGCCGTCCACGATGAGCACGGCCTCCTTACGGAACCGCCGCCGGGGCTGGAGGGCGAGAGCCGGCCCAAGGTGGGCGACGATCCGGTCGGCCGCCGACTTCGAGACGCCGAACAGCGGGGCGAGTTGACGCAGGGTGAGGTTGGTGCGCCAGTACGCGGCCACCAGCAGCACCCGGTCCTCCAACGGCAGCGACCACGGTCGGCCCTTGCGGACCGGATCGGCCCCCTCACGCCGCAGCGCGGTGATCAGCTTGTTGAACTGCCGAGGGCTCAGCCCGGTGAACGGGCCTATCCACGAGGGCTCCGACGCCGTGATCACACCAGCCACGGCAAGATCATCTCACCTCTGGCCAGCAGTTACGGGACAACCTCTAGCAGCAGAATCCGCGATCCGCTGACCGGCATGCCTCGCTTGTTGAGTGCTTCCACGAGGCGCCGGACGACGTAGTCAGGCATGTGCCGGTTCACGTCGGCGGCGAGTTCCGCGAACCGGAACGGGATGCCAAGCTCCTGCTGGGCCTTCCACGAGAGGAACATCGGGTCGACGGGCAGGCAGTGCCCGCCGACCCCCGGCCCCGGGGTGAACTTCGTGAATCCGAACGGCTTGGTCGCGGCGGCGTCGATCGCCTCCCAGATGTTCACGCCTAGGGCATCGGCCAGCATCGCCATCTCGTTGATCATGGAGATGTTGACGAACCGGAAGGTGTTCTCCAGCAGCTTGGCCAGCTCGGCGACCTTCGGCCCTGACACCGGCACCGTGGTCTCGAAGATGCCGTCGTAGAAGCTCTTGATCACGTCGAGCGATTTGGCGTCGATTCCGGACACCAGCTTCGGCGTCCTGTCGAACGACCACCGCTTGTTTCCGATCCGCTCGGGGCTGAAGCCGGCCAGGAAGTCCGCCCCGCCCTTGAGGCCCGAGGTCTTTTCCAGGATCGGCAGCAGCAGCTCCTCGGTGGTGCCGGGATAGCTCGTGGACTCCAGGACCACCGTCGCGCCGGGGCACAGGTGCCCACCCAGTGTCCGGGCGCAGGACTCGATGTAGGTGAGGTCGGGCACGCCGTCCCGCAGCGGGGTCGGCACGGTGATCACCGCGATGTCGAAGCCGGCCAGCGCGGCACCGTCGGCGGTCGCGGAGTAGGCCCCGGAGTCCAGCACTGCGCGCAGCCGTGAGGAGTCCACGTCCCGCACGTAGGACTGGCCGGCGGTGAGCTGCTGGACACGGTCCGTGTTCACGTCGTAGCCGACGACACGGTGTCCCACCTCGGCCGCGCGTACGGCCAGGGGAAGCCCTACATAGCCCTGACCAGCGACAACTATCTGCATGGCAGCTCCTACTCGATTCCGGTGCTTGAATGGACCGTCGTTCCTGGTCTGGCAAGGAGAAGTGCTGTGCCCCTGGTGTCGGTCGTGATGCCCGTGTACAACTCGGCAGCCACCCTCGGCGCGGCCGTCCGATCGGTACTCACGCAGACCCACAGCGACCTGGAGCTGCTGGTCACCGACGACCAGTCCTCTGATGCCTCCATGGACCTGCTCCGCGAGTTCGCCAAGCAGGACGAGCGCGTCCTGCCTCAGTCGGCACCCGAACGGGGCGGTGCGGGCCGGGCCCGCAACCTCGCGATCGAGCGGGCCCGCGGGGACTACATCGCCTTTCTTGACAGCGACGACATGTGGCTTCCTGAGAAGACCGAGAAACAGCTCGCCTTCGCCGCGGAAGGTGATGCGCCGCTGACGTTCACCTCGTACTTCAAGATGGACGCCGACTACGACGGTGAGAGCACCGACTGGGTCCCGAACGGGCGGGTGGTCCGTGCGCGGGAGCACGTGGACTACCGCGCGATGCTGGTCCGAGACCACATCGGTGCACTCACCGCCATGTACGACCGCAATGTCCTGGGCACGAGGCTGATGCCGGAGATGCGCAAACGCCAGGACTACGCCCTGTGGCTGTCGATCATGCGGGACGGCGCTGACGCCCGTGGCCTGGCTGAGCCACTTGCGATTTACAGGGCCCACCAGGCGGGATCGCTGTCCTCCAACAAGCTGTCGCTCGTGCAATACAACTGGGCCCTGTACCGCCGGCACGAGCGCCTGTCGGTCCCGCGGGCGACGCGGGCGCTCGTCGGCGCTGTGTGGCAGTCGCTGAGCAACTCGCGCATCTAGATCCGTGCACGGGCCCGGGGGACCGGGTGCGCGACGGTTTCCAGAGGCGCCCGACCGGCCCCAGCCCCGTGGCCGTGCCGCGTGCTCCGGGGCTGGACCCGGGGGCGGCACTCGGTGGGTCACCGGTGCCGTCGGCTGGCTACGCGGCGGAGTCATCGCCGGCCCTCGCGCGCAGGAACAACTGGAGGAGTAGCCGCCGATCGGAGACCGGGACGGTTTCCTGACCGCTGTGGAGCGCCTCCCGACCGTGCAGGAAACGGCGCTGGTTCACGATGAGGTAGTCCCCGGGCTGAAGCATGAAGGAGACCTGACCCCGGACGAGCTCTTCGGCGAGTTCCCTGGCGGCGTCGGCGTGCGCCTGGCCGAGCTCGGACCTCTCCAGCATCTTGGCGGTGAACCGGACGAACCCCTCGCCCGGGTCGGAGCCGTCCAGGATCGGAAACGGCTTGTACTCCTCGCCCACGCCGAACAGGTCGAAGAAGGTCCCGTAGTGGTAGGCCGACTCGGCCAGCAGAGCGCGGCTGTCCTCCGACAGCCTCGCCACCGCCGCGTGGGCGTCGGAAAGGATGCTGGGGCCGCCGCCGAGCGGGTCGCGGCGAACGCAGAGGAGCGTGGTGTAGTCCGGGGGCAGGGTCCCGTTCACCAGGTCCATGTGAAACGCGTTGTACCCGATGCCGCTGGACTTGCCGGGATCCTTGTCGACCTTGACCCCGATGTCCTTCCAAAGGGGCCACCGTGGGAAGGGCGAGAAGGGGACAGCCACCTCGGCCGCGAAGCCCGTCACCAGCCGCAGGAACCGGTCATCCTCGATCCCCAGCGCCTTGGCGAGGTTTCCCAGGCGCAGCACGGCGTATCCGCCACCCTTTCCGGTCAGCGCGTGGCGCAGGGTCGCGGTGATTTCCTCGAACCGCGGGGTGGCCGTCAGCTCGGTCCGGTACTTCGCCATGGTGGACTGCGCCAGGAACGAACCGTTCAGTTCCCTGGGCGGGAGAGAACAGTCGATCAGAGAGGCTTCGAGTTCGCTCGGGATGTCGATGAACACGCGGAGCTTCCTTCTCTCTTGGGGGCCTAGGTGTGTCGCTCTGGTGCTGGTGCCGCCAGGGCGCCAAAGGCGATCCGACAGCGGGTGGGTCTCGTAGGGCGGTGGCGCCTCGAGGGGCACCGATCAACTTTCGAATCGCGTGCGAAGTGGGCCGGCGCTGGGGCTCAGGGGGTATAGCCCCAGCGCCTCGTCTCCGCCCGCGCCGAATGCCGTTGTCGTACGGGCGGAGCTTTGCTGCCTGCCTGATGGCCACAGAGCCGGTCGTGTGGGCACCAGGCAGGGGTCTATGCGGCGGCGGGGGCCGCCAGGTCCTCCAGCAGCTCGTCGAGGCCGACGGCGCGGAACGACTGGAGGCGGCGAACCAACTGCGAGGCGAGAAAGGTCCCGATGTTCGCGTGGCCGTAGGGCAACGGTGCGTCCGGCTGGGCGACGACCTTCACGCCTCCACCGTCGCGGCCGTACACGGTGCCGTGCACGCCGTACAGGGGCGCGCTCCTGGCAAGGAACACCATGGGGTTGTCCTCCAGGTGTGGGCAGAGTTTCGCGGCTGCACGGGCGTGCTTACGGCACACGGGAGGCTGGTTCGTGAGAATGCTCGCCTGGGCCGGGTCGTGGTCCCGGGGGCCCGCGAGGAAGATGAAGCCGAGCGGCGTCCTGGCAGGGAGTGAGCAAATCTGACAGAGCATCGTCTGCATGCACACCATCTGCCGGTGGGGGTGCATCAGCTTCCACTGCGGTTCACCGGTGATCCGGCCTTGCGCATCGACGGGGTTCCAGCCGCACCGGGCCCACAGGGCGCCTCGCGGGTCTCGGTCCCTGGGGTCCTCATCTCGGTAGTACAGCCGCGGGCCGGACGCGTGCCGGACGATGAAGAGGTTTTCCGGCGCTGCGTCTTCCCCAGCCCTCTGCGTGATGTAGGGCACTAGGGACAGGCGCGGGTCCCGGGGCTCTATGGCCCGAGGGTTGTACGCGAGTCTGAGGGACGGGAAGGTCACGGCTCCTCCGTAAGGCACTGGTTCCCCACCAACAGTTCGAGGAGTTCGTTGAGCGTCCACGCCATCTGCCGGACGTGCCCAACGGCACGGCGATGGTCGCTGGGTACTTCCTCGGATCGGATGTGATGGCCCCGCTCGACGAGGTCGGCTATTCGCTGGTCCCTCTGATCCGTCTGGGAGGTGACTGCGAGGTTGACGAGTCGCATCAGATGCCCGCGGAGCCGCTGCGCGTGCTCCTCGACCTTGTCTTCGGGGGGCGTGTAGTCGTCCAGGACGGCCGCGACGTCGTCGAGTAAGGAACCGTCGACGTACGGCGCCCATCGCTGCACCTTCTCCAGGACCCTTTTCAGTCCGGCCTCGGTGAAAGGGGGAACGGCCGCACGCACGGGATGGGCCCACCCGGGCGTCAGAGCCTGGAGGGCCGTCACTGCGACTCCTCCGGCACGCCTTTCGGCTCCTGCGGCACAGCGAGGCGGCACCAGGTCTTCCTGCCGGCGTCGCTCGTGCCCCAGTTCCCGCCGCACTCTTTGACCACGGCTTCGACCAGGGCGAGGCCGCGCCCCGACTCGGCGTCCGCGCTCACCTTCTTGAGCGTCGCGTAGCCCGGCATACCGTCGATGACGTCGATGTGCAGGAAGCCATCTCGTACGGCCATCATCAGGCCGATCCGGCTGGTTCTGCTGTGCAGTACCGCGTTGGTCACCAACTCGGAGACGAGGAGCATCACCTCGTCGAGCAGGTCTTCCAGGCCATAGTGCCGGATTCGGGCGGCGGCGATCCTGCGTAGGACGCCTACGCGGTGGGCGTCTGCCTTACGGAGCGGGCCGCCGTAGTGGGGCGCGATGTCGACCCACTGGTCCACCAGGTCCGCGTCGCGGAGGGGCACCGCGCGGGACGGTCGTACGGCTGTCGTCGTCATCACGTCCTCTTGGGGGATGGCAGGACTGACGGGGACGGCAGGACTGACCTGACTGCCGACACGGCCCTGCTGAGGGGAGTCCGCTCTACGGGCGCGAGAAGGGCACCCGCCTCGGAGAGGCATCGTGCGAGCGGGACGGGGCTGGTGAGCAGCGGCGCTCCCCCGACGGACTGCTCGCCGTCGGGAGGCACTAGCCAGCGAACGAGCCCAGCCGTCGGCCGGGGGACAAGCGCGGGCACGAGAATCGCGTGCCCCTCGCCGAGGCACGCCGGCCGGGGGAGTCGTTCGGGCCACTGTGAGGCGGCCATCAGGCCGTACCAGCCCGCCACCGTGCCTCGCGGAACCAGAACGGCCGCGGAGCGAAGGTTGGAGAACAGCACGGCGGGCCCGAGCGGCTGCTCGTACTGGTCGAGGAGCTGATACGCCGCCTCGACCAACGATCGGTCAGACAGCACGATGTCAAAGGTCTGGCCGCACCCGAGGCGCCGCGGGAGGTGGGGGTTCTCATGCCAGAGCGCGGTAGCCGTCTCCGGGTGCGCCGTCGCCGCGGAGAGCCACGCGGACACGGTCTCGTGCTCGGCGATCTCGCGGGTCTTCATGAGCCCTCCCGGCATCACGGCACACACGGTGTGTGCGGCGTGACCCAGTGCAGCGAAGTCGCCGGGCGGTGAACAGGTCTTTTCGACGGAACTCTGCCCGCCTCCTACCCGCCCTTTGCCCGCCCTTTGCCCGCCCTTTCGCCCGCCCTTTCCTCCTGACCAGGGCTTTCAATTGACGAACCCTCACGCACCGCGACGGGAGTCGCTACCGTGAGGCGCACCGGATCGCGATGAGGCGGTGGAGATGCGTGAACTCAAGCGGTTACGCGAGGACGCGAACCTGACGCAAGAGGAGATGGTCGACGCCCTGACCACCCTCGCCAAGCGCCTCTTCGACGAGCGGCGGATTGGCAAGAAGCTCCCGACGTTCACCGTCCGCCAACTCTCGAAGTGGGAAAGCAAGGAGCCCCCTCCGTGGCCCCACCCCGGCACCCGCGCGGTACTGGCCGCCTACTGGAGGCGTCCCGTTGAGGAGCTGGGCCTGCGGCCACGGGTCGCCGAGAGCGGTGGTGGCCCCGTCGTCCTCACACCGGTGCCTTTGATCAGCCAAGAACCCGCAGCTGGCCCGTTGCTGGTCGCCACCAGCCCGGCCCCCCTCGCCGACGAGGCGCCGCCACCGTGGCTAGCCGAGACCAGCACCGGCACCGGCAGGTCCGGCGAGTGGCGGATCGTGCCAGAAGAGGTCGAATTCCTCTCGGCCGCCGCGGACGACAACTACGCGATTGACCAGCAGTTCGGCGCCAACAGGCTGTGGCGGCCGACCCGGGCGCACCTGCTCTGGGTGCACCACATGATCGACCGCGGTATCTACGATGACGCCCTCGGTCAGCAGCTCCACGCTCTTGCTGGCAAGCTCACCACGTCACTCGGATGGTTCTGCTACGACGCCGGCCTCCAGGACAAGGCCCGCCAGTACTTCTCCGAAGCTCTGAACGCGGCCAACTACACCAGCGACGACGTGCTGGCCAGCCGCACGCTGAGCAACATGTCCCGACAGGCCGTCGACCTGAACAAGGGACGTGAGGCCGTACGCTTCGCCAAGCTCGGCCAACGGCATGCGGAACTGTGGGACGCGCCCACCCGCGTCATAGCCCTCCTTGCGATCCGAGAGGCGCAGGGGTACGCCCGCCTCGGCGACACCTTCAACTGCGATGCGGCCATCAAGCGGGCCTGGCAGGAGTGGGAACGCGGCAACGACGAGCGAGACCCGGACTGGGCCCTGTTCCTCAACCTCGCGGAGCTGACCTGCCTGGAAGGCATGTGCCGCCTCGACCTCGGCCAAACAGCCCGCGCACAGGCGCTCCTGGCTCAGTCCGAGGCGTTGCAGGATGCAGCCCACTCCCGGAACCGCGGGATGTGCCTCGGGCGGCTCTCGGTCGCGGCGGTGGAGAACGGCGACGTCGACCACGGCCTCGCTGCCGCCACCGAAGCCCTACGTCTAGTTGAGGCTGGCATGTCCTCGACGCGGACCGCCTCGCAGTTGAAGATCGTCCACAACGGGATGATCCCCCATCAGCGCGCACGCGGGGTGGGGGACTTGCTCGAACAGATCCGTGCTCACGTCGCGTGAGCGAGAAAAGGAGAGTGCACACCGTGGCACCGCAGTTCCAGCGGCACGATGCGAAGTCGGCGAAGGACATAACCTCCGAGCTGGTCGACGTCTACGCCCACGTGTACGACGTCCCGCCGTACAAGGGAGACCCGTTCTTCTCCGCCGACTCCTTCCGGGAGCGATTGGAGGCGGCGTTCGATACCGCGGGGTTCGAGACCGTGACCGCTTGGCAGGACGGCCGAATCATCGGGTACGTGCACGGCGCGACCCTGCCCGCCGACAAGCCCTGGTGGACGTCACTCGGCAACCGGCGGCCGAACGACCTCGTCGTCCTGGCCGACGCCGGCAGAATCTTCTGGCTGCGGGAACTGATGGTGCTCCCCGAGTTCCAGAACAACGGGCTCGGCCGCCAGATCCACGACGCGGTCATTGCTGGCCGCGCGGAGACCGCCACAGCCCTGACGTGCATCGTCGATAACCAACCTGCCCACGATGCATACCTGCGGTGGGGGTACACGATTATGGGACAGATCAAGCACGCCCCAGAGTCGCCCGTCTACGACGCGATGTACCTGCCCTCTCCCTGAGACCGGAACGCCAATGATCCAGACGATAACCAGCCCCGCCCTGGTCCCGGAGACCTCTGGTCGCCGGGACCGACTCTCGCAAGGCCCCGACGTGCTGTTCTGCTACGGCACGCTCCAGTTCGACGCCGTCCTCAAGGCCCTATTGGGGCGGATACCCGAGCAGGCCCCGGCGGCTGCTCCCGGGTACCGCGCGGCCGCGCTCGCAGACCGCCTCTATCCAGGGCTCGTCGTGCACGCGCTCGGCGGCTCCGCGTCCGGAGTGGTCCTGACCGACCTGAGCAACGAGGAGTGGCGCATCCTCGACGCGTTCGAGGACGAGCGGTACGACCTTCGTGAAGTGGCCCTGTCCACCGGCGCGAGAGGGTGGGCCTACATCTGGCCGGGCGGCGATGTTCTTGAGGAGGACTGGAACGCCGCGGAGTTCGAGACCGAGCACCTGTCTGCGTACGCCGCGCGGTGCGCCCGGCTCGCTCCCGGACTGGCCGCAGGGAAGCCGAAGGGCGAGTAGGCCGGCGGCATCCGGCGGGCCGCGGCCGCGCGCGGATGCCGCTTCGTTTCTGCTACTTGATCGGGTTCTCGTCGAGCCAGTCGGACAGATCGTGCGCGGACCCGAGGACCTTCGGCCGGTTTGTGCCGTACGCGGTGGCGCCCTGATCCTCACCGACGGCGATGCCGTCCTCCATGGTGTCGATCAGGGCGTACGCGTCCGTCCAGAAGTCCGCGCCCACGGACTTCTCCGAGTTCATCGCCTTCCGCAGATCGCGCGCGGGCTCCATCAGTGCGGTCATCTGCTTCCAGCACGTACCGGGCTCCTTCTCCAGGCACCCGCCGTCTGTGTCGAACTTCGTCACCGCATCCTGGAACGTGGTGGACGCGGCCTCCACGCTCACCGTCTTCGCCTTCGCGGCCGGCTTCGCGTCGCTCTCGTCGTCCGAGCTGCTGCAGCCGCTTACGGCCGCCATGGTCGCGGCCAGGACCAGCCCGGCGACCCTCTTCCCCCATGTGTATCTCCCCATGACGGAGGATCATCGCACGGCCATCCGACACGGACACGCCAAAGGCCCCAGCAGGTCGGCCAGGGCCCTTCCCCGAAGCAGGCGCGCGCTACGGCTACTTGGAGTCTTTGCGGCCGCTGAGCAGGGCCCTTATCGCCCAGGTGGCGACCGCGATGCACAGCGCGCACAGGCCGGCAGCGATCAGTGTCGCCACGACGCTCGCGAGGACCAGGAGGCCGATGCTGGCCCCGGCGAAGCCGATCGCCATGTACCGGACCCACGGGTCGGACTGCTTGATGATGATTTGCTGGACGGGTGCCTGACCGTGGTCGTGCGAGTGCTCGCAGGTGCAGCCGTGCGCCGCTTGATACTGCTCGACGGGCATGTGGGACGCCATGATGCCCGGGTAGACGTTGGTCGGAACTACAGGCTTGCGGGACATGCGGAGTTCTCCTCGTCGGTGCTGGTCACTTCGGGGCGCGGTGTGTGGGCTACGGCGACCAAGCGCCAGACCTTGGCCTGGCCGCGCTTGCCGGAGTCGTCCAGCCATCCCTTCTTGGTCCACTGAGTGAGCGGCTGGGTGGCGCTGGAGCCGTGTCCGACGATGTCGTCGGCGACCAGTTCGGGCTTCGTCACACCGTCGGGGCCTGCCTTCTGCAGGGCCTCCCACAGCGCAATGCGGTTGTCGGGGATGCGGGAGCCGTCCGGGAAGGTCGGCACGGGCCGGAGGTGAGGCCGGCCGCCGCGCGGGCCCCCACCGCCACTGCCGGGTGGCGGAGTCGGCGGCTCAGGGTCGGGGTCCGGCTCGTGCTGGGGGTGCGGCCACGCGGGCTCGGCGGGCTCCTCGTCCTCGTGCCGGGCGTGCTCCGTGGAGACGACGACGATGTCGCGGTCCGTCACGTAGTAGCAGCGGCCCTCACGAGGGTCTGCGTAGCGCCGGGACGAGACCATGACCTTGCCGGGCAGGTCGAGCCAGTCGAGCCGCCATCCGCGGCCGTACGCGCCCCGGCCGAAGATCATGTTGATGGGCTCGGTCTCGAACACGGGCAGCCCGATGCGGGTGCTGTACTGCTGCCGGGCGTCCGTGCCCTTGCCGCCAAACGCCTGCTCGCTGGGGGACTGCGTGGCCGCGATCACGCGGATACCCATGGCGCGGGCCACCTGGTTGATCGTGACCAGCTCCGAGGCCACGTCCGGGGCCTGGCGCAGGAGTTCGGCAAGCTCGTCGACGACCAGAATCCAGTACGGGCCGTGCTCGCTCGTCCACTTCCGGACCGGCTCACCCTTCGGGCCCCGGAGGGTCGCAAGGTACTTGCCGCGGCGGATCATCTCCGCCTTGACCATGGTGAGGACCTGGCGGGCGCCGTCGGCGTCGTCGGCCAGGGCAAGCATGTTGCGGCGCCACGGGCCCAGCTCGAGCGCACCGGGCTTCATATCGATGCCTAGGATCTCGGCGTCCTCGCACGCAACGAGGTTGCCGATCACGCAGTTGATGACGCCGGACTTGCCCATGTCCGTGCCGCCCGCGATCAGGACGTGCCCGGCGACGAGGTCGATGAAGACCTGCGAACCGTCCGGGTAGATGCCGATGGGCAGCGCGTGCTCCACCGAGGTAATGGCGGGGCCCGGCCACGCGATCGTCTCGGCGAGCGGGTCGTTCGTCTGCATGCGGACGATGAGCTGGTTGGCCTGTGCGCCGACGGCCAGGCGCAGCTTCCCGGGGAGGTCGAGGTTCGCCTCGAGCTGGGTCTGCTTGGCGATGACAGTCTCGGCGGAGGTGTTCTTGCCGGGCGGGAGCGTCACCGCGGCGTGCCATCCGGTGTCGGTGAACACGATGCGGGAGACGTCCTGAGCGGGGACGCCGAGGGCAACCAGAGCACGCCGCAGGGCGGTCTCCTCGACGCTGTCGCCGGTTACGCCGGCCTGGGTGACGTTGACGCCCATTCCGTCGGGCAGAGGGGCGGTCTTGGCGGCCTTGATCTGCAGGGCGATCCGCTCGTGGCGGGTCTTGATGAGCCACGGGACGTAGACGCCGTACGAGGCGATCGTGACGACCCCGCCCGCGATGAGCGACGGGACGGACGGGCCGGTCATCGCGCCGACCGCGGTGTTCACGAGGGCGCCGGTGGAGGCGACGCCGAGGGATGCGGCGGGCGCGTTTTTGAACTTGAGTCCGCCGTACGTCAGGGCGCCGGCGGCTGCGAGGCCCAGGCCGTAGCCGCCCCAGCCCTCCGGGCCGACGCCGACGGCGTGGTGCAGCCAGCCCAGACACGTCATGCTGGCGGTGGCCGCGGCCGGGATCAACTCGTAACGGAGGCGGCCGCACAGGCGGCACACGGTGCCCAGGGCCTGGCGAGCACGGCTCCCCGAGGGGACCTTCTCGACGGGCGAGGTGACGTGATCGTGCGCATCTACAGGTCGGAACACGTCACCTCACCTCGACAGGGTGAGAGTGGAGAGACGGCAGGGGAGTGAAGTGCGCGAGGGCATCGCGGTGTTCCTTCGTTCGGGACTCCGGCGGTGCTCTCCGCCGGTGGGGTCTGGCCATGACGCCAGGTGTTCGGTTGTGGATCTGTCGCGCGGCCGCGGCTACTTCGGTGTGTTCTTCTCCGTGGTCGGCAACTCGCGTTCCACGGTCTCGTCCCACCAGGCGTAGGACCACTCGTGCCGGACCGTCATCTTGCTGGCCCACGGAAAGACCTGACCGGCGAGGCTCTGCACCGCGGCAATCAAGGCTTCAACAGCGGTGAAACGGCGGTCGTTCCGGATGTTGACCCGCAGGCCGCGCGGGACGTGGAACTCGAACGTGAGCCGTAGGACTCGTGGTGAGTCGGTGTCGGCCGGCATCGGCACTCCCATCGTGATCAGCAACAGCCCTCATTGTGACGATCTTTTGGGGAGATTGGAAGATCTCGCCGAGATTACTCAATCTCGGCGAGATGAGAGGAGGGGGCGGGCGGTCTCCATCAGCGTCCGCACGTACGGGGGAGGAGAGGCAGCGGCCGCAGCTCCAGCCCGAGCCAGTCGCGGGCGAGTTCGCTCGGCCACAGCTGCCAGATCACGACCTCATGCACCTGGTGCAGCTTCCTACATGGGGTGGTCTGGGTGAGCCCGTCGGTGACCAGGTGGTAGATGCCCCTCACAGGACTGCGCCGTCGACGAGCGGGTTTGGCCCCAGGTGCTCCTTGCAGTTCGAGCAGCGCTGCACTCCCGGGCGGCGGTGACGCTGTTCGGGAGTCGTCGGTCCGCACGTCGGGCAGTTGGTTCCGGCGCGCGCCACCAGGGGGAACGACACCTCGAGCTTCACGAGGTCGGGGTGTCGGTCGGACGGGCCGATGGCGTCGACCTGGCAGTGCAGTGTCATGCCGCTCCAGCCTTCGAGGGGGAGCGCGTAGGACAGTTCGCCCGTCGCCAGATCGGCGGCGGTGATCTCGTGGTTCCCGGGCTGGCTCACTGTTCGTCCACCCATCCGGGGACCACCTCGACGGGGATGTCCTCCTCGTGCCACAGGCGGATGACGTTCGGGTTGTCGTCCCAGGCGCGGACCACGTTGTACGTCCGGCGGATGGAGCGCAGCAGCTCCCGCTTGATGACGTAGTCCGGGCGGTAGTCTCCGCGGCCGCGCATCCACAGCCCGTCGGACGGCACACCGTGAAGGGCGAGCCACATGGCGGTCAGCCGTTCCCAGCGTCGATCGCGACCGGTCACGATGAGCACAGCCCAGCCTCGGGCGTGGGCTTCGCGAGCGGCGTCGACGATGTACTGGTGCGGTTGGCAGTTGATGCTGGCGCGGTGGAAGGCGGTGAATCCGCCGGGACCCTTGATCAGGTGGCGGATGGGTTCGACGTCGACGAGCGTGCCGTCCACGTCGAAGATCTCTGCGTCCTGGAGCGCTACGGCCGTTGTCACCGGATCTCCTCGTTGTAGGCGCTGATGATCCCTGCGGCTTTGTCCTTGCAGTCGTGGCAGGCGGGCCCCTTCCCGGTTCCGCAGATCGCCGCTGCGAGGGCGTCCGCGGCCCCCGTGGAGGCGATGTTCAGCAGGGCGGCGCCCTTGCTGCGGTGGGTTACGCACGCCTGGGTCTTGCCGGGACGCTGACCGCACGCGATCAGGGCGACGCGCTGCTCGAGGATGCTGGTGTCGCGAACGAGGGTGAGGGTGGTGCTCATCGGTTGCAGTCCTTCGGGGCGCGCGACTTGTGATGTGCGATGGTGTTGAGCTCGCTGCCGACCTGCTCGTACGCGGTCATCTCCTGGCACGCGGTGCAGCGGTAGGCGACGTAGCGGCGCAAGGGGTCGGTCCGCGACATCGGGTTGCTCTGGCGGCCGCCGGCCATCTCGCCGGGGCCCGGGTCCCCGCAACACTCGCACGAGGGATCGTGGTGGGTGATGACGGGCGCGGTCGTCCAGCGGGACCAGGTGATCGGGCGGCCGCCGTGCTCGGCGGGCAGAGGCGCCTCGGCGTACACCGGGAGGTTGGGAACGGCCTGGAGGTGGCGGCCGTCGCGGGCTGGCTCGGGAACTGGCTGGGGCAGGGCTTCGACGACGCCGGCGGGGACGAGGCGGGGCGCCTCGGGCTCCGGTTCACCGCGCAGGGAGCGCAGGCAGGCCGGGCAGATGTTCGCTTCGGTGACGGGTCCGTCCCACGGCCGTACGCCGGGGGCCTGTTCGGCGTCCGGAGCGCACTCCAGCGCCACGGTGAACATGGGCACCGTGGGCGCGTTGACGCCCTCGGCGCCGATGTGCAGGAGCGGGCGGCCCGCGGCGCGCACGACCAGGCGGCCGTCCCACTCGGGCCGGGCTGCTGGGGCCTCTACCGCGAGGGCCGTCACGAGTGCTCACCCAGCTCAGCGAGTTGCAGGGCGCCGGCAACGTTGGCCCACATGTTCGCCATGTCCACAGCCGTGCCGCGAAGCCGCACCCACTCCTCGGCCCGCGACGTGTAGGCGGCGGCCTGGCCGCTGTCCCGCTGGACCGCGTGCTCCCTCGCCTGCTGCTCATGGTCGTGCGCGTACTTGTTGGCGTCCTCGGCGCAGTGCGCCCAGGTGGCGGCTTTTCGGGCGGCTTCGGCCGCGGTGGTTTCGCTCATCGGACACGCGCCACGAGGAGGGGCACGAAGCCGGTGGTCTCGGGGTTCTGCCGGTATGCGTTCCGACGGGCGGTGTGCACGTCGCGTCGGGCGAGGCACAGCACGCCGGCCGGGACGTGGCACTCCGGGCACGGCACGGAGTAGGCGCCCTGTCGGAAGCGGGCGGCCGTCGCGTGCGCGGCGTCGTGAGCGGCGTCGGCGGCGGGGGACGGGATGACGGCGGTAAGCAGGGATATCACGCGCGGACGCCCTTCCGGTCCGGGACGGTGATGTGCGGGCGGGCGCCGTCGGGAACGTCTTCAGCAAGCCGGTACAGCCACAGTCCTTCGCCGGTGGGCTCCTCGGTCCGCGCGTACCGGGCTTCACCGCGGCCGGGGTCGCTGTCGTCCCCCCACGCGATCGGGACGGTGAGGGATAGGCCCGGCCCTCCGCCCGGCCCCTGCGTTTCGCCCGGGAACGTCAGGATCACCCCGGAGTACGGCCCGTTGAGGAACTGGATGACGAAGTCCTGCACGGGGCCGTCGATCGCCTCGGCGGCCTTCTGCTTCTGCTGGCGGGCCCAGTCGAAGACCTCAACGGCCGTGGGCGTGGGGGAGTAGCCGAGGATTTCGCGCAGGGCGGCGATGGTGCAGAGCAGTTCGCCGTACGCGGCGACCTGGAAGTCGTCCTTCCAGCGGTCGCGGAGGAGCGAGCACGCGGCCTTGTCAGCGATCTCGGCGAGGCGCTCGTCGACGCCGTCGCGGTCGAGGAGGGTGCCGCCGCGGGCGAACGCGGCGATGACCGTGTTGACGGAGCGCGCCCGGTCCCAGATCGGCGTGTGCTCAGGTACGCCGTTGCGGTCGTAGATCTGGAGGGACACGGGGTGTCTGGTGCTCATGGAGGGGCATCTCCTCGTTGAGGTGAGGGCGGGCCAGCCCTCAGTTCCTGTACGTCGAAGTGCCGGTTCCTGTTACGGTTTCGCCGTTCGCGCTGGTCAGCGTGCCGTGAAGTTCGACGATGACGAGGGACATCCGGGCGAAGCCGGTCTCTACGGGCGCACCCATGAGGGGGTTCGGGCCGAGCAGGTGCTCGTGGTCGTCGTCCGGGAGAAGGTGACGAAGGCGAGGCAGATCCGGGTTGGGGGTCACCAAGCCGTCGACGTACGCCTTCGCGGTCGGGGCCCAGTTCCCGGGGTCTCGGGAGCGGTTGAGTTTCCGCGGGTGCAGCACGTAGAAGATGGCCGCGCGTTGGAGCTGTGGTATCTGCATGGGTCGGCTGAGGCCGGTGGCGTCCGCGCGGAGCCGCTTGCGGATGCTGTGCTCAACGCTCCAATGCCGGTACCGCTTGTTGCTGGTCAGCATCTCCTCGGCGTACGGCATGAGCAGGGTCCAGTGCCGTCCCGGGTGGGGAAGCCCGGCGAGGAGCGGCTCGACCGCGGGCGGCGTCGGGATGGACGGTGGGCCCGGGGACGCGGCCGGCTTCTTCGGGACGGCGGCCGCCGCCGCGGGAGGCTGAGCCCCGCGGCGGCGTTGCGCCAGGATTTCCCGGTACTGCTTGGCGGTGATGCGGACCATGGCGTCAGCCCTCCAGTGCGGCGGTACCGGCTTCGGTGAGTCGCCAACGGTGGCCGCGGACTCCCTTTTGCGTCGCGCCGTACTCCTGGTCCTGGGACACCCAGCCCTTCTTCTGGAGCTTCTTCACCGCGACGTCGACCTTCCGGCCCAGGTGCCCCCAGGCGGCGCGGCTGCGCTGGCTGGTGTCTCGGATCGTGATGCAGCCGCGGACACTGAAGGTGAAGACCATGCCGGAGGAGATGAGCCGTAGCAGGGCCGCCTCGGCGTCCGTCGGCGGGGCCGGAGCGTCTGCGGCGCGGATCTTGGCTGCGTAGTCCAGGCAGCGCACGCAGTTGGGCGGGAGGTCGACGGCATCGCCCAGGTGCAGTGGGTCAGCGCGGTCGGGCGTCTCGCACAGCCCCCTGTCCGCGGGATGCTTCCGCGCCTTTCCGGAGACGACGTCGGCCGGGGGCACGGCGTGCCGGGTGGAGCCATTCGGGCCCGTGTGCCGCGTGTTCTCGTGCACGGTCAGCGTGACGGGCGCGCTGCCGACTAGCAGGTCCCACTGGCGCTTCTCCGTCTCCAACTTCACCGCGGCCAGGGTTGCTTCGGCCTTGCGCCGCTGTTCCGCGGCTTCTCGCTCCTCGACGATTCGGCGGGGGAGCGGCGGGTCGAGGTTCAGCTCGTCGGCGGCGACCAGCATCCAGCCGTCGACGCTGGAAACGCGTTCGATCCCAGGGAAGCCCCGCCCCAGTACGGCCGTGCACCAGTCGCGGCCGCGGCGCGCGGACACCTCCGTCATGCGCCGAAGGTCGTCCGGTCCCAGCGGAGGCCGGCTCCTCAACTCGGCGTCGTGCCTCAGCTCTTGGTACAGCTCGTACTCCGGCTCCGGCTCGGGCGGGGGGAGCAGGATGGTGACGATCTTGCGACGGGACATCGCGGTTCCTTCCTTCGGGACTCCGGCGGTGCTCTCCGCTGGAACTCGCGCACCGGGCGCCGTACGGTCGCGCGGTGCGCGAGAGTTGGGGCTACTGGTCCTCGCGGCCGAACGCCTCGGCAATGACGGCAGAGTCCGGCTCGATGAAATCAGCGGCGGCGCCGAAACCGGCTGCGCGGAGTTCCGCGGCTTTCTCGCGGTCGCGCAGGGCGAGCACCGCGGCGGTGTAAGTGGGAACGAGGGACGGGTGAAGTCCGGTCTCCTCGAATAGTCCCTTCACGACCTCTTCGGCTGACGGCTCTGGCGCTTCTGAGACGGGCATGCAAGTTGTGCTCCTCGGCAGGGCTGAGCGGAGAATCGTTCTGAGCGAAGAATCGAACGCTTCGAACAGGCGGGTTGTTACGCCTCTTCGGGGGCGACGGCAGCGACCGAAGCGACCCACGAATGGCGGAACCAGCGCGGAACGCCAGGGAACGCGCGAAGCAGGAGAACCCCGGACACGGCCGTGAGGGTCAGCGAGATGTTCGCCAGGGCCCATCCGACAACTGCGCCCACCGCGGTGGCGGCCATGGCGACGGCGATGCCGAGCAGGTCGAGCGCGAACGAGCCGAAGGCGGGGTGGGCGAGAGCCAGGAGGCCCAAGGCCCAGGCAAGGAGTCGCAACTTGGTGCGCATCTCAACTCACCTGCTGCTGGCCGTAGAAGCCGTTGGCCGGGTCGGTGGTGTCGGAGAGGTGGACGCGGTATCCGTCGGTCGTTTTCACGAGCGGGTCGGCGTCGGTGCCGGGCTGGCCGTCTGCGGCGCAGATGTTCCGCTGCCCGTTGTGGTCGCGCTGCTGCTGGGTGCTGTTGATCCAGCCCGCCATGGCGGTGCTCCTTCGTTCGGGACTCAGGGCGGTGCTCTCCGCCCTTCGAGGAAGACTCTACGGTGTTACTGATGAGTAGCCGACAACAACTGTGATTGTTGTCGGTAATCTTGGCGCCACGTCAGTCACCGACCCCCGGGAGGGGACTTGCCCAGCGACGAGTCGTTGCCCGAGCGTCCCGAGATGGATTTCACTCTGGTGCGCAACGGCATGGACTACCTCAGCAGCGCGGTGCTGTACCTGACGGGCAAGATTCAGGTCCCGATGGACGCGGGGTCGCTGTGGCCCGAAGCCGCTAAGCACCCGCAGTTCTCCCAGCCAGCCCCGCTCTGGCTCAGCGACCGCCACCTGAAGTACGGCGTCCTCCATCTCCAGGCGGCCACCGAGGTACTGCTCAAGGCCCGCCTCGTGCGCGAGCACTGGAGCCTGGTCTTCAAGGACCCGGGCAATGCCACGCGCGCCGCGTACGAGTCGGGCAGCTTCGATAGCTGCGGCACAACTGCCGCCCTGGACCGCCTCACGCAGATCGTCGGTGTGTCGATCACCGCCAAGGAACGCAAGGCCATTGGCGACCTGGCGAAGACTCGGAACGCTCTGACCCACTACGGGCATAAGGCCAGCGCCTACGCCGTCGAATCACGCGCGGCCGGAGTGCTGAGCTTCCTTATCGACTTCGTTCCGCGTCACCTGCAGCGGAGCCTGTCGACCGAAGCGACGGAGGTAGCCACCACGATGGAAGCCGTCCGGAGACGTCTGCGGGACATCGAAGTGCTCGTCAAGAAGCGCGAGCAGGACCTGGCCGGCGGCCTGGACGAGGTCGCCGAGCGCGTGGTGCACTGCCCGTCCTGCCGACGGGTAGCTCTGGTGGTAGGCGACAGTCCCGTGGCTTGCCGGTTCTGTTTGCGGACCTTTGAATCGCCCACAGACGCCGCCGTGTCCTACTGGCAGGAAGTCCTCGACGAGGACGACACGGCCGGACTGCAAAATTGCCCAGCCTGCGGGCAGGACGGAGTGATGTTGGCCAACACCCGCGCTGAGCCCGATGAAGAGGTCGCCCTGTGCTTCCACTGCGGCACCGTCTACACGAAGAAGTGAGAGGGACCGTGAACATCAACGCAGACGAGTGGAACGCCCGCTACCCGGTGGGCACGCGCGCAGAGCGCGTGCCCGTGGAGCAGTGGACGATGCTCCGCCTGATTCGCCCACCGGAGCCCAACCCGCACCCGATGCCGGATGACATGGACGAGTGGGTCGCCTCGTTCGTGGCGGCCACAGAAGGAACTGCGCGATGACAGACACACGCTGGCAGAAGTACGCCACGATGCTTGAGACGGACGGCGGGTATCGCGAGACAGGCGTGTTCGAGCTGTTGACCATGGCGGGCGAACAGGTTGCTGGAGCGCGGATCCTCGAGAGGATCGAGGAAGGGCTGGCCGCGGCGAGCATCGGTCACTTCCCGACTCGGCTCCCTCGAGACCAGAACGCCCGGGTCCTGCTGTACAGGCGGGACCTGCAAGGGCCCGGAAGCCTCCTTCACTTGGTCCGGCAGCTCACCGAGACGGGTACAGCCACCGCCTCGCAGATCATCACCCTGCACGCGTTGTTGCTTCCGCTCCGGAGGAAGGCGATGGAAGACGCGGCTCCAGCGTGAGCCTGCGAAACCAGGACGTGGACGAGGAAGTCGTTTACGCCGAGATCGTCGAGGGCGGGGAGCTGGGGCGCACGGCGCCGGCTGCCCGCCCGCTCGTCGACGCGCACACGGTCCTGATGCCCGGCGAGGGCATCCCAACCAGTGACGACCCGCGCGCGACGTACACCGAGCGGGACCTGTACGTCAGCGAGGAGACCGCCCAGGCCCTCAAGGAGGCCGAGGAGGAAGGTTCGCCGCAGCGGCGTACGGCGATGCGACTGTTCGAGGCGTGGTGTGCGGAGCAGGGGCGGGTGGCGAAACCGTGCACGACGGCGACGTACACCGAGTACGGCCGCCACCTGATGGCGAGAGGGCTCAAGGTCACCACGATCCGGCACTACATGTCGCTGATCCGGACGTCCATGCCGCCCGGGAAGAAGCCGGACAACAGCCTTTTCCTGCTGCTCCTGACGCAGTACCGGAAGAAGAACAAGCGGGCGCTGCGCAGGAAGGAAGCGTTCCCCATCACGCTGCCGTACCTGGTCCCGATGATGGAGAAGACTGAAGCCGACAACCGGCCGATTGGCTGGCGCGACTCGGCGATGTTCGCCTTCGGGTACCGGTTCCTCGGCCGCAGTATCGAAGACGTTGACCTGGACCTCGAGGACGTGACCATCCTCGACGACCGAGTGTTGGTATGGCTCGCTGAAGACAAGACCCACAAGGGCGAGGAACAGACGCTCGTTCTCCACGATCGGCCGGACCTCAACTTGGTCTTCCGGTTGCGCCGCTGGGTTCGCTACCTCGCCGAGCAGGGCATCACCACGGGCCCCGTATTCCGGGAGGTTCTACGGAGCGGCAAGGTCGCCTCGGCGGAGACCCGGGAGAGGCGGGGGGCCACCAAGCGCGGTGCCTACCTGCGCCCGCAGACCGTCAACGAGCGCGTGAAGTTGTGGTTTGGGGCGGCCGGGCTCAAGACAGACGGCCGTCCCGTGTCCTCGCACAGCCTTCGCGCCGGCGGCGCCACCGACCTCGGCATGAACGGCGCGACGGACGAAGAACTCGAGGAGGCCGGCCGCTGGAAGAAGGGTTCGCGAATCCCCCGGGAGAGGTACGTGCGCCCGGCCAAGGACGCGTCCAAGGACCCATTCAGGAAGATTCCGGTGCACAGCCCGGATGCCCAAACGCCGAAGTGATCCGTCCAGTCCGAAGGCCCCTACCCGCTCCACGACTTCCGGAGAAACGCCATGGAGCAAGTGATTTTCCTCAGGTGATCAGACTTCCTCTGCGGTGGGAAACATTTGATACCAGGCGAGTTCGTGACCGGGTTCATCAGCGAACCACGCCCAGGTGTTGGGGGCGAGGTCTTTGAGGCGCTTCCTGGCTGGGGCGGCATTCCGAGACCCGAAGGCGCTAAGAAACGAACAGTGAACTGGCTTGATGTTTTGCTGTGCGGCCCACTCCAAAAGCGCCTTGCGGCGCCCAGTAGTCACAACTCCATCCGACGCTACGGCTTCGATGATCCAGAACTCGACCGGGTCCGGGCTGGCATCGGCGATCAACACGTCGGGGAGCACGTCTTTGGGATCAATCTTGATACCGAGCGCCTGTAGCATCTTCTTGTCCCCGAGGTGAACTTTGTCGCCTGGTTCGGAGATTGCCAGAACTACTGGCTGCCCCAGGCGGCTTGGAGCCCACTCTTCGATGACGCCCTTGATTATGAGGGATGAGCCGCCGGGTTCGAGCGTTCGAGTCGTGCCGTCCGGGAGCGTTACAACCACGGCATGCTGGGCTGCCTCCGCGTTAAGTGCGCGGAGAGCCTTGAGCTTTGTACCGGGGGTCATGTGTTTGTCGCGCCATTGGGTGGCGGCTTCTCTGAAAACTTCATCCGACATGTCGGGATCAAAAAGGTCTGCGAAGTCGTCGAGCAATGACCAAGTGGGCTTGCTGCTATTGCTAGGAAGTCCAGATCGCTTTCGGATCGCGTTGTGTTCCCTCCATGCCCGAAAGGTCTCGTCCCGCAGTGTTTCGCGAGTGTTGTCCTTGTATTTGGGCTGGAAAGGAATGCCCCACGAATCCTGGAGGTTCTCCACCTGTTTGCTGTTCTTGAACGCGGCAGTGCGCCAGGCAAGACGCTCAGCGTCTGTCTCTCGCTCCAGGGTGGCCGTGGACATCCACACGACGGTGGACGGACGTGCCCACTGGACGGTCTCCGCTTCGTCGCTCGGGCTGCATACGGCTTCGACATAGATCAGAGCGGCTACTGCCCATCCAGCCAACGGCGATGAAAGTACCGTGTCGAAGGCCGCACGAGGGAAGATGACTTGCAGCCGCCGCTCGGCTTCCTCGGGACTGATGATCTTCCTCAACTCAACTGCCTTTCGGCCGGTAAGCGGCGGCAACAGCGGCTTCGAGCGCGTCGCCCTCAAGGTCGTTCCACTTGGCCACGACATCACGGTCGGGCAGCGGGATCGACTCCAGTTCGTATGCGCTAAGCGCGACGGAGCCCGAGATGCAGCGCACTACCCTGTCCAGTGCTCTGGTGGCCAACAACCTCGTCATAGCTTCGTTCGTGAGTACGGGGTCGGCAGCGGTAGGCCGCAGCACGTTGACGTGGTTCTCAACCGTGACCCGTCCGTGGCGAACTTTCAGCGCTTCGTCGTCGAGGAGCGCGGCTACAAGTCTTCGTGACTGTTCAGGAGCAGTCGTGCGCTGTACTAGAACTGCCGGCTCATCCAAAACCATGACCTTGAGGTCAGACGGCGCGGTGAGTGCCATGTATCGCATCGAGTCGCGGGCCGCGTCACGGTGCAGCACGCCACCGTCGAGATCTGCTGCCCAGATGACGTGAGACCGAGACGGACCCCAGTTTGGATGCAGGTCAGCGCTGCGACGATTCCACACAAGTGGCCCGGTCGAAGCCCGCCACCCCAGTGAGGCGAGGGACTCCGTCATGGCGGAGGCAGCAGCAGCCACGGGCGCGTCATCCGACCGGCGCGGCAATACCCATGGCTCGCCGGTCCTCTGGGTCTTCACGCTCGCGATCGTGGTTTCTGCGCTGCCCAGGCTGCTGATCCGCGTCTTCTTCCGCCTGCGCCGCTCGAAAGTGGCCAGGCAAGTCTCTTGAAGGACGGAGGTAAACACGCCGCTGCGGTCCTCAACGAATGTGACGGCGCTCATCCCAGCTTCGCGGCCCAGGTAGGTACGCAGCTTTGAGAAATAGCGTCCGCTGGTGAAACTCGTGGGGACAAGAGCCGCCAGAACGCCCGCGCTGTCCAATGAGGCCACGGCCGCTGCCATGAAAAGGCCATACATGTTGGCGTGCCCGTACAGCACATGCGCGTAGCGGTCGCGTTCGCTGGGCGAGAGTCGAACGCGACCGTATGGCGGGTTCATCAAGACGACTCGCGCCTGCTGGTTGGGGGCGGCAAGACCGTCGCCCACGCGAGCCAGCGACGGCAACGGTTTGCGTAGCTTCTCGGGGACGCGGGCGAGGGTGGGAAGCATCTCCGCGGCCAGAACGACGTTGGCGACCCATACGGCGGCCGGGTCGGTATCGACTCCCTGGATCACGTTGGGGAGACCCGCCAGCGTCAGCGCCGGATCGACGCCGAAGGAGGCGTGGAGATGTTCCCTCAACGCTGGCAGGAGCAGCGCCCCGGCGCCACATGCTGGGTCGCGCACCAACCCGGGAAGAACCTGCTTCTGCGGAGGAAGATCCAGGGACGTGCGTGCCAGCCCCCACAAGTGCGAAGCGAGCTCGGGTGGTGTGTAGTGACGGCCGTGGCGCGCGCGTGTGGCGGACGAAAGAGCCTCCACATACGCAGCCCCTACCTGCTCTGGCGTAAGCGAACCCCAGGAGTCACCCAGAGGAGGATCATTCGGAACGTCAACGGGCGGATCCGCTTGAAGGGCTGTCTCGATGTCCAGCCAGCGACCGGTGAGGCCTGCCGCCGCAGCCTGAGCCCTCCACCAGGCTGGAATTGCGGCCAGCACCGCCGTAGCCGTAGGCGTGAGCTCTGCGGGGTCGCTTTCCGCAACCGCACCACGTGAGCCTCTGGAGCCTAGAGGACGTACGGCCGAGGCGTTCTCCACAGCCTCCGACAGAGCCGCGACGACGAGCAGGTCGGGCATCAGTGGTGTCCTCCGGGCTAGGAATCGAGCCAACACTACCCAACGGATCATGCGATGTCTGGCAGTGGGGGAGACCGGACCCGAAGATCAGGCCCCGCGCCCCTTGAGGACGCGACGCTAACGGGCTGAGTCGCGCACTGTTCGGCGGCTGTCCCGCCCGGGACGGTTTTCCCCATTACGGAAGGCAGTGCCCATGACCGCCACCTCTTGGACCCCGAAGCTCACCAACGTCGCTGGCGTCGACGGCACGTCCGGCACGGGCAAGTACCTCTCCGCGAATGGAGTCTGCACGTTCACCGCGCAGATCGCGGCGAAGAAGGAGACCGTTTCGGCGTCCAGCGCCGGGTTCGGTCTGACCCTGCCCGTTCGGGCCGCGGCCGGCGTCCGGTACGTCTTCCAGGCCAGCCTCGACGGCCGCGACGCGGACAACGGCGTCTGGACCGGTGAGGCGCAGATCTACGCCGGGTCGGACGGTACGCAGATCGACCGCATCCGGATCACCAGCGGCTCGAACGGCGCCGCGGTGCTGAACATGGAGCACCTGTACGGCGACTCCGAGGGGGCCACGGCGGCGGAGATCATCACCGTCACCGGCTCTTACCCGATCGCCTGATATCAGGCGACAGCCGTGGGGCCGACGAACACGTCCCGTTGGCCCCATGCCGAACCTCCTGGAACAGTCCATCCGTACGGCACCAGGAAGTACGCTGATCACAGGCCCGGTACCGCATCCCCCGTCGGTACCGGGCCTTCCGCGTGCCGTCAGTCGGTGGCGTAGTCGTGCTGGATCCGGTCGGCGCGGCCAGCGATCGTGGTGGCGGCCTGCTCGAGGGCGGCAAGGAACGGGTCGTTCGCGGCGTTGAGGACCGCGTCCCGTAGGAACTCCTCAACGGTCTTGTCCGCAGCCGCCGCGGCGAGCTGCACCTGGTCCTGCTCGGCGGCCGTCAGGGGCACTGCGACGTCCATACGGGGACCGTACCAGGGTCCTGCGGGCCGCCAGCGGCCGTTGCGGGTGGACTTGAGTGGCCCAGGGTTCAACTCATCCCGGGAGCACAGGGTTCGCGCGGCCCGCCGTGGACCGGCCGCTGATCAAGGCGACCGGTGCTTCGAGCCTGATGACGCCGACGCTCAATCCCTGTCCCGGTACGGGTCATACGGCTTCTCCCACTCGGATATCGCGCGAGGCGTTTGCCTCATCATGTACTCGATGTCACTGGCATACCGGTACGGCTTCGAGTCGGATGGCTGGTACCTCGGCAGTGACCGCGGTGGGACGTCCCGCGCGGCTGACGGCTCCTGTGGCCGGCTACCAGACGACTTTGCCGAGTCAGACACTTCTTGCTTCACCGCTTGAAGCTGCTTGCGAAGGTCATCCACTGCCCTCTCAAGCGCAGAGATCTTCGCTCCTGTCCCAACGTCGGTAAGCGCCGCCTCCCGAAACGACTTCTCAGCAACAGACTTCGTTCCCTGGAGTTCCTCGTGGAGAACGCTCACCGACTTGATGGCGTCTGCCACACCCTGCTCCAACTCGCCGCGGAGTCGATCCACCTCCTGCCGGAGCTGGGTGATCTGAATTTTGAGTAGTGCGGCAGTAAGACGCAAGGAATCCATTACAGACTGTGGCGATGGCTGGCTGCGGAGCTGGGCCATCTCCTGCCGAAGCTGGGCCATCTCCTTACGGAGCTCGCCGATCTCCGCTGGCTCCCTGGCTAGCTCGAATGGTTCATCATCGTGGGGCGCCATTCGAGCGGGCTGCCTCATGGCCATTTGGTATCGGCGGGCTCGCTCGAGCGCGATAAATGCATCGAACTCATCCGCATCTATAACTTCGCGCTCGACCGGCCCAGTGAGGTTGTAGTTGAAGCGTTGATGCTCAGCCATTTCAACCACCTCCTGGGGCGACAGTAGCTATGCCCAGCATGAGGTAAAAAGCCGGGATATGTGGATCACGCTAGTTGAGCAGGCCACGGCGACGCGGCGGGTTGATCGGTTCCGGCTCGTACACGGCCAGCAGGGCGGCTTCTGCCCGGTCGGGACTCTTCATACCGCGGGCCTTCATCGTCTTCTTCGACTCGATGATGCTGTAGCCAGCGGTGTTCGAGCCGAGCTTGGGCGTGGAGAGCTGGATGCCGGCCTGCCGGTCGACGCGGAGACGCAGCCGGCCGGTGCCGGTCGAGGGGTCCGGCTGGAGGAGCGCCCTGGTGGCCAGCCACATCTCGTCACGCTTGCGGTACGGCCGCATGACGGCGCCGGGGTCGTCTTGGTTCGGTGACTCGGACACCATGACGCCCACAATCTGCGCCTGGTGCGTGCCGTTTTCCGCCCAGACCTCCAGCATGCTGGTCGCGCCGTGGCCGATGCCATTCTTGTCGATCTTCACGCGGACGGGGTGGGGCGAGTTCAGGGCGTCGGCGAGGCGCTGCGCCGCGCGGATCTCCTCCAAGATTTTCTCGGCGACCTTCACCTGATTGTCGTTGGCCATGCCAGAGCTGGCGTGCCGCATCTCGATCGCATCGCCCACGGCTCTGTAGATCGTGAATTCGTCGCCGCCGTCCGCGGCGACGTCGACGCCGAGGCGGACCCAGGCGCCTTCGCGCACAGTGTGCTTGGCGGTCTCGCCTTCCAAGCCGAGGTCGCACAGCCGATGCCAGCCGGCCCCGGTCGGGTCGTCGTTGTTCTGGGCGTCCTCGACCCAGGTCACGGGTATCGCGAGGCCGCCACCGCCCTTCGGGAAGCGGGCGTGCACCTTGGCGATGACGTACGGGTGATCTTCGCCGTACTCGCGGATCGTGCGGTCCACCCACTCCTGATCGGGGAGGTGGATGGCGAGGGAGTGCGGGGGGACGCCGTCGGGACAGTCGTTGCAGTACGGGACCCGTTCCTTCGTGATGGCCGGGGAGGCGAACGTCGCGATAGGGATCGTGACCGTTCCCCGTTCCGCGGGGTCCTCGCCTTCCTCGCACAGCGTCTCGAACCAACTCCGCGGGTCATCCATCGCGGGGTTGCCGATGGCCAGCATCCGCGCATCGCCAGTGAGGAGGTTGTTCGTGCCGTTGCCGATCGTGCGGGCGATACCGCCGGCCTCGTCGACGACGATGAGCAACTTCGGCGTGCCGTGGATGCCCTGCATCGCCGCTTCGTCGTTCTCGGGCGCCGTGAAGCCGTACGCCACGATGACGTCATTGCCCCACTGGTCAGGGATTTTCCACTGGGTGGTGTCGCAGTATCCGGGCAGGCCCGCGCGAGCGACGGTCTTCCTGATGTGCGGCCAGAGCTGGTTTCGTACCTGTCGGAATCGGGTCGCGGTGGTGACGATGACCATGGTCCCGGGGGCGTTGACGGCTCCGGCCCAGGCGACCAGGCGTCCGGCGATCCAGGTCTTCCCGACGCCGAAGCCGGCCGGTACGGCGATGCGCTTATGGAACGGGACGGCGTCGACGATCTCGCGCTGACGGCTCCAGATGCTTTCGCCGAGGACGTCCTCGATGAAGCCGCTGGGGGTGTCGTGCCAGAGCCCGTACATCGAGCCGGTGACCCGTTCGACCTCCCGCATGACGTGCGGCCGTTCGCGGGCGGTGAGGTCGTGCTTGAAGGCGCGGCGCCTGGCGGGCACGGGTGCCCGGAGGAGGAGGTCGGCGACGTTGGCCGCGTCGCGGGACCTGACGCCCGGCTGACGCCCGTTGCGCAGCTCCCGGGCCGGTGGGACCACGCGGGGGCGGGTGGTGGGCGAGAGCTGCGTGCGGGACATGGCGGGAAGGTGCCGCCCGCGGGGATCTAGTGTCGCGGCCTGGCCGATCGGTCCATGCCCAGACCGTCGGCCAGGCCGCGGGGGCCCGGCGAGGTACGCACTGAGCGGCCGCGGCCTGCCGGAAGTCTGTTGCCGGGGTGAGGCCCTGCACCGGGGAGGTGGAGCAGGGCCGTCACCCCGGCCGGGGGTTCTGGCTGGAGTGCTCTCCCCGGGGGATCTCGGGGCAGGGGGCCAGCCGCACTCTGTAGTACGTCGCGCGCCGGATTCTGTTACGCCTTGTCGGCGGCCGGCGGCTTCTTGCGCCAGAACTCGGCGCGGACGTCGCCGAAGGGGGAGCGATCCATCATCAGCAGGCGCTCGACGCTGATCGGGCGGGCCTCGAAGGTGACGGGGAGACGCGGCGCGGTGCCGTCGAGGTCGATGCCCGCGGTCATCAGCCACAGGGGCAGCTTGCCCTCGGCGGCTTTCACGCGGGCCTTCTCCTCCTCGCTCAGCGGCACGCCCCACGGGCGGGTGTCGAGGGGACGGTGGTGACCTCGGCGACGCTGAATGGGAAGCGGTTCGTCACCGGGGCCTCGGCGGACGGCTTCGGGTTCTGGCTCACCCCCTCGATGAGGGTCAGGACCGCGGCGACGGCCGCGCACCCGAGGCAGCATTCCTCCTCGGCGTCCTCGTCGGCGGCCGCGGGTTCCGGTGCCTCCTCGGCGGCTGGCTCGTCGATGGCGGCGGCCCGGGTGGCGTCGAGGCTGGCGAGCAGGTCCTGCTCCTCCTCGGCCCGCTGTATCGACTGCCGGAAGATCTCCATCTCCGACTCGACGACGCCGCGCTCCAACGGGGAGAGCTGGAACCACGGGGTGGAGTCCTGTCCGGCGCTCTTGAGGAACGCCCGGCGGGTCTCGTAGAAGTGCCGGGTCAGGTTCGGCGGGAGCATCGTGCGCGTGGGCATGGATCGCATCGTCATGTCTGAGAGAACGCCAACGGCCGGATTCTGTGACGCGCCTCCTTCTGCTCCGCCCTGCTGCTGCGCTGGAGGTCGGTTCGAGGGTCCTTCGGAGGCGATGCACGCCGATGCCTGAGCGAAGCGAAGGCATCGGAACTCTTACTTCATTGTGGTGCTTGATCTTGTTACTAAAGGCGCCTGATCTACCGGTGACCGGACTGCCGGTGTCCGTCCTACCGGAAGCCGGATTTCCAGGCCCCGGTGACCGGCGCCTGATAATCAGGCCCCGGTCTGACCTGGGAGCAAAGGGAAGACCGGCCCCGTAGGTACTCGGGGCCGGTCTGGGATGTGCGGCGGGTCGGTCAGCGCTTGGCGGCGCGGTCGCGTGCTGCGCGGGCGGCTGCCTGCTGCTGCCAGATCAGTTTCTTCTGCACGCCGGCGTGCTCGGCGATCCTCGGCCCGTCCCAGCCGTACGGCTCCTCCGACAGGGCCAGCGCGGCATCCCGCATGAACACCACGGCGGCGCCGCGGCGGGCGCGCGCCTCGGCGACGACGGTGGCCAGGTTCGGCAGCTTCTCGTCGGCGTCCTCAACGAACGGCACGCCCGCTTCCCGGGCCGCCTTGACCAGCTCAGCGCCCGGGAGGTCAGGAACGGGCCGCAGCTCGTAGTGGCCGCTCTCGGTGCGCACTCGCTCGGGGCCGCCGTAGAACGCCTTGCTCAGGACCTCGCGGTAGGCGGTCGGCGTAACACCGATCGCGCCAGCGAGACCAGGAACGTGCTCGTAGAACCAGAGGGAGGCCACGGCCTTGTCGCGGTCATCGAGGTGCAGTGCGACCTCGGCGTCCGCTTGGCGGATGACCTCGGCGGCGCGCTCGATCCGGTCGTCCGGGCGAGCGATCCGGCCCAGCTCCTCCGTCACGGTGCGCTCCGCGGCCTCGCGGAGGGCCTTGAAGTCGGTCTTCTCGATCTTCTTCTTCGAGTAGGTGATCCCGGCCTTGGGCATGGCTGCCATTCCCGTCTCAAGCTGTGGCGCGGGGCTGCGCCTCACGCCGACTGGGGTTACCCCACGCCTGCGCACGACCGGAAATGATACAGCCACGAGAGCGACGTGTCAGTGCACAGGTACTGACCTGCATCGAAGCACTGCGAACGCGACGCCGCCGACGATCAGAACCCGTCCTTGGCCGTCTCTCGCCCGGGTCTGGCCGAGAGCTGGGTCGCGGGGCGTGTCCGTGATCGCGATCCGCCCGACACCAAGGTTCGGTCCCTGCGGGAGGCGGACGACCCACAGCAGCCACGTCCCGAGACGCAGCCCGCGAGGCCGCCGTACGCGGGTCTTCATCGTGATTCGGGGGCTCATCGGGCGCCGTCCTTCCGCAGTGCCTCGCGCTCGGCCTTGCGGTGCTGGTAGTCGGCCCACTCGCCTCGCGGCAGCAGTGCACACACGATCAGCGACAGGCGCCCGACGACGACCTGCAGGCCGCTCCTCTTGGCGTCGGCCTCCGGCCTGTACCGGGCGAAGCCGATCGCGAAGAACGCCGGGTAGTTGTCCCGGCGTACCAGGTACACGCCGGCGGTGAACCGGCCGACGTCGACGAAGTGCGCCCGCCGGATGGACGTGAACAGCTCCAGCACGAGGAACACGGCGGCCGCGCTCAGCGACCAGCACCACCCCAGCACCAGGGCGATCAGCAGGCTCATGGTCCATTCGCCGGCGCGGTACCGGCGCTGCGGCGTCCAGAGCGGCGACCGGAAGCGGACGGTGCCGGGGAGCGTCTGGTACCCGAAGATGCTGGTGGCGTCGCCCTCCCACGAGTAGTGCATGGTTGACCGGTCGGAGTACGAGGCCTTGTGCGGGCCGTCGTGGTCGACGAGGCGCTGGCACCGCCAGCCCTGGGAGCCGACGAGCGCGGCCGGGATCGCGGGGCACTGGCGACGGCGCTTCATCGCCGCCCCCAGGAGCACAGGAACTCGGTCACGGCGTCGAAGAGGCCTTCCATCGCGGCGGCGATCCAGTCCGTTCGGGACGTCGAGGAGCCGCGAGTGCGGCGGCGGCGCTTCATCGGGCGGCCGCCACGGTCGTGGCGCGGACGCCGTCCGGGGTGAGCCGGTATTCGCTGCCGTCCGGGTAGCGCACCAGGACCTCGCCGGGGAGCTGCGGCCGGCGCACCTTCCACCCGGCCTCGTACGACTCCCGCGGGTTGTCCTCGAACCAGCCGTTGCACACGGTGCAGGCGGTCAGCAGGTTGTGCGCCTGGTTGATCCAGGGCTCCCGCGCCCCGCCCATGCCGCGGTTCACCCGGTGGTGGACGGTCAGGTTCTCCAGCGCTCCGCAGCGCACACAGGCGCCGCCGTCGCGGTCGTAGACCATGGCCTTCACCACGTCGGTGGGACCGGTCCGTCGTCGTGCCACAGCACTGGTCTCCTCGTCTGCCCCGGGCGCCGGATCGCTGAGTCGCGGTCCTGGTCGGGCACGCCCCGGGCGAGGCGGGGAGAGTGGACGGCGGCCGCGCCTTACGTCGCGTCCTCGGCCCGGCGCCAGCCCGCGGCCGTGCACGCCGGACACGACGGCCGTCCCGGGTGCTCGGTCGCCGCCTGGCGAAAGCGGCGCGTCTCCCATCGCAGGTGGAGGACGTAGCGGGGCACGGCCAGGGAGATCCCGAGCCGGGATGGCGGGATGTCCGGGCAGTAGTACGACGTCGTACGCCCGTTGCTCCTGACAACCGCGCGCAGCACTCGCTTCCACAGCCCCGGCGGCCGCTTGCCCCGGGGCCCGTAGAACTCCTCTCGGGTCTGCACGAGGGTGCTGAGTGACAGCTTCGGCGCCCCCAGCCCGCTCAGGGACCAGGTGCGAGAGGTGGCGCCCTCATCCGCGAACCGCTGGAAGACGAGGTACACGCCCCCGGGCAGGCGCGTGGAGTCGAAGCCGGTCATGCGCATCAGTTGCTCCTCACGGTCTCGCGGCGCAGCCGGAGGCGGCACAGCTCGGCGTACTCGGCCCTGGCCTCCACGCCCATGGAGTCGAAGCCCTCCAGGCGGGCGGCCTCGAGCGTCGTGCCGGTACCGGCGAACGGGTCCAGGACGATCCCGCCGGGCGCGGTGAGCAGCCGGACCAACCAGCGCATGAGCGCGACCGGCTTCACCGTGGGGTGCACGGTGCCGTCCGGGAGGCGCGGCCGCTCACTGGTGGGGGCCTTGGCCTGGTAGCGGAACGCCGGGTAGAAGCGGGAGGCGCCGCCGGAGTCCGCGCCCCGGACCGGCTTGCACGCGGTCTGGCCCTTGAAGTCGCCGTACACGTCGCGGAACTTGTCCGACCCTCGGCGCCGTGGGTTCGCCCCGGAGGTGAGCCGCCCCGACTGGCCGTCCAGCTCGGCGACCGGGCACCCCTCCGCGCAGCCGTCCGCGCAACCGTCAACGATCCATCCCACCTCGTCGACGGCCCACGCGTGCGACAGCAGCACATTGGTCGGCCAACGCCCCTCGGCGTCGCCGGGCGGGGTCTTGCACGCCGCGGTGTTCATCGCGCCGGTGCCGTACGCCAGGACGTTGGAGGCGACCGTGCCCTCGAGCGGTTTCCGCGCCAGGACGATCGGCTCATGGCCGGGCTTGAGGGCGGTGTTCCAGCCGTCCCAGCGGGCGGCCTCGGCGGTCGCCGGTACGGTCACGTCGAACGTGTCGGACTGGAGCTGCGGGAACACCCCGGAGCCGCCCCGGGCCCGGTGCCCCTTGCCGATGACTTCCCGGTCTTCCCACGCCTCCCCGGGCGCGTTCTTGCGCCCGTTCAGCTCGTGCACTAGGTCCTCGACGCTGATCGGGGCCTCGAACCCCATCTCCGCCTTCAACTGACCCCACTGTTCGACGGTCGGGACGGCGGCGGTCTTGGTCTGTGTCGTCCAGTGCTGCGCCATGCCGTTGAAGCCGAATAGGGCGTCGATCTGCGGGTTCGTCCAGCCGACGGAGTCGCGGAGCGCGGCGAACTCGGCGGTGAAGCGGCGGCGGGCGGGGTGGTCGTCGCGGCGCCGGTCGATCAGCTTCCCGACGTCCTGTCCCTTGGGGAAGCCGGTGCCGTACAGCCAGTGCAGGGAGTCACGGATCTCGAATCCGGCGTCCTCGACGGCCACGGCCATGCGGTGGTAGGTGCGGGTCGCGCCGAACGCGGCCAAGTGCCCGCCCGGCTTGAGGACGCGCAGGCACTCCGCCCACATGTCCACGCTGTAGGCGATGCCGGAGGCGTCCCACGCCTTGCCGAGGAACCCCAGCTCGTACGGCGGATCGGTCACGATCGCGTCCACCGAGGCATCGGGGAGGGCCCGAAGGTGGTCGAGGGCGTCCGCGCAGTGGACGACCGGCTCGGGGCCCGTCAGCTCCTCCACAGGTATCAGGGCTTCCTGCCCGGCGGGGGCGAGGTTCGTTGCCGCCACGGATTCGTCCGTCCTGCCCCGCACATCGGGCCGGCCGGGAGCGGCGGCCGCGGAGGGACGGCGGGAGCGAGCCGGGACGATGAGCCGCCGGGGAGGCTTACGTCGCGTCCAGCCGCGTGTGGAGCTGCGCCCAGGTGACGGTGCCGAGGACGTCCTCGGCGAATCCGGCGAGGGTGTCGGCCCAGAGGGCGTAGGGGGTGCCGTGTCGCAGGTACGACAGGACCAGGAGGTCACACACGACCTCGTCGTCGAGGATCGCGAGGGTGGCCCGGCGGTTGGCGGCCGCGGCCGCGGTCAGGTGGTCGAGCTGGTCGAGGCGGGCGAGCCAATCAGGGACGGCCGACGTTCGAGTGCACAGACCGGAGTCGACGATGTTCCGGGCGCGGACGGCGAGCGCTGCCATCCGGGGGTGGGGCGGTGCGGCGGTCGTGAGCATGGCCGCGGACCGTAGGGACGGCCGCGGCTTGCGTCGCGCGCTACCGTGCTCGCCGAGGTGAGGTGACGTAAATCCGCAGCTCTGGCCGCGTCACCTCACCTCGCCCGGGTCAGTCCGGGCGCTGGTTGGCGAGCGCCCGCTCGAGCGCGTCGAGCATCGTCACGATGTCGTCGACCTTCACGTAGGAGATCCCGAACGTCACGCTGCGCTGCCCCTCTCGTACGGGCCTGACAAGGGCTCATCACATTCGGGACGCTAACGCAGCAGCCTGGCAGGGGTGGTCAATTACGTGCCAGGAATCCGTACACCGGTCTGCGCCGTCAGCCACGCGAGCGACGGTTCTCCTCCGCCTGCTGCGCCGCGAGTCCGCGCAGTACGGACCGGTCCGTATTCGGAGCAGCGTCCAGCAACTCCATGAACCACGGGGCGATCCACGACGAGTCTCGGTGCAGCCACTCGCCCGGTGGCAGGACGGTACCCGGCCGCCATAGCGGTGACGGCGGCTCGGAACTCCTTGATGCCGCCGCGAAACTGACGCTGGGCTCCCTGTCGTCGGGAACCCTCCGCCCAAGCTGAGCGGTCACGCCGATGAGCCACCACTGGAACGTCCGATGGGACGGGGAGGACGAGTCGACAGCAGCTCGTACGGCCGGGGATGTGAGACCCACCGACTCCAGTGCGACGAGCGCCAGTCTCTCCGGTGGGGGAAGTTGGGGAGCCGTCTCCTCGGTTACAAGCGGCCCGGCGTCGTGGATCTTCGCATCGAAGGTCTCAGACACCCGAACGATCTCTGCGTACGTGTCCTCGGCGAGTGCGACGTTCAGGAACTCCCTAATCCCGCTGTAGAAGTTCAGCTGGGTCTCGATCCTCAGCTCTGCCCCTGCCCTCCGCTTCAGCTCGTCGACCAAGCTCGGCCACGGGCGCGAATTGCGAGTGCCGGAGCCGGACTCGTACCAGTCCTCTTTTGTGTCGTTCGATACAAACAGCACTCGGCGACTGGGCTCGGGCAGCTGGCTGACGTGCTCGACAACCTCTTCCCAGAGCAAGAAATCGCCAGCGGACTTAAGGGGCGTGTCCTTGTCGGAGTCCGCGAACCCTGGAGGAATCTTGTTCGGGAAACGGAAGGCGGTTGCTTCCTCTAGGCGCTTGCGCAGCACTTCATCGTCCGGCTGCTGACCGACACCCTCTCCGTAGAGATCCGCGACGCGCGGGAGGATCGGATCCTCCGCATCAGTCGCATTCAGGGCCAGGCCGTGATCGGTTTTCAGCATGTCTAGGTGGCGCCTGAACTCGTCCCCGTAGACGGACAGGTGCCTGTCGACCTCTGCGTCTTTTACTAGTGCATCCAGGCTGGCTACCTCTTCCGGCGCCCGGGCATACTTGTCGAGCTGGGCACGCACGAGGTTCTTGGCCTCGACAATCGCCTTGCGTGCGGCCATAAGCTTCTTGTTCACATCTGACGCAGCGTCCGCAAGCGCTCTTTTCCGCGACTCAAGCGTACTGCGGCGGCCGCGGATGAACTCGAGGCCGACCTGGTACGGCATCCACAGCCGTCCTGCGGTCTGCTCGAGCGCCGACAGGACCTCTTCCCGGGAGGTCTCCGTGTACTCGTACAGGCTGAGGAGCACGTTCGTGTCGAGCACGATGATCCCGTTCTGGAAGAACGCGCTGCGCTCAGCATCCACCGCCGACGGCTGCGGCTGGAGCCATGCCGCGAACCGCTGCAGGAGTACCGGGTCGCTCATGTCCGCCTCCGGTTCAACCATCCATCGCTTCCGCAGGTGATCATCCTGGCACAGGCCGTCGGCAGCCGCGGGCGCATGCACGGCTACCGACGCCTATCTCCCCGTCACAGATCTCAAGTTCCCCTGCAGCTACGCCTTTCAGACCGCAGTGAGTGTCGCCTACTACATGGCGTCGAAGTCGGCGATCAGGGCTGTGACCCGCGCTGGCGCCTTGTCGAGGAGGAAATCGTCGATGAACACCACGTCGGGAACATTCCGGCCATCAGATGCGGCAGCGTCGCGCACGACACTGATGCGGGCGGACTGCAGCGACCCGTCGGCGGCCTCGAACGGGCTCTTGGCCGCGACCCAAACCCGCTCCTCGAAGAGGACAGCAGGTCCCGTGCCTCCGAGGTCGTCCACGAACTCCGCGTCTTCGGACGGGAAGTCCGAAGCCCAGTTCCGCAGCAGTCCCGCGGCGCGTCGGGCGCGCTGATCGCTTGCGGCACCCCTGCCCTGGAGGATCGCGAGGAGGTCGCCGGCCAGTCGCCAGTCGAGCAGACTGTGATACGCCATGTTTGTGTAGTCGCGGAGGCACTGGTAGCACGAGCCTCGGCAGTCGCGGCCATGCGCTCCTGTGGCGAATGCGGCCAGCATGTTGTTCGCTGTAGCCATCAGTTGCTCGAAGACGTCGCGCTCAGCGAGGTGCGTGCAGTAGCCAGCACCGTTGTCCAGGGTGTCCGAGAGGAAGGCGAAAGTGCGCGCCTCGCGGCTGCCGGATCCTGCGCCGTGGATGCCGGACGCGATTTCGTTGGGCTGTACTTGGAGGATTGAGCCTGCGGCGGTTCGGAGCAGGGCGGCAAGCGAGTACCAGGCAGCCCGCCTGCCTGAGCGGTCGTCTGGGAAGCCGGTGCTCTGGGGCACGGACGTGAGGTTGAGGCGCAGGCCGAGAGCGGGGATCTCGCCGGCCTGAGGTCCGAGGAGGAACAGGTCGGTGTGTTGGGTAGCGCCGATGGCTGTGGTCAGCGGTTCCTCGTCGGCTGCAATGTCTTTCGTGAGCCAGGGGAATACCTCCGCCGCTCCAGTCTCCAGGTATGCGCCGGACCAGCGTGCGGTCGGGGTGAGCTTCGCGAAGCTGAAGAGCCGACCGCCGTTGTCGTTGATTGCGAAGCGCTGGCCCTTGCCCGCGTGGACGACCATTCCTGCCGTCGCGATCTTCTCTGGCGCGCCGCGCTCGAGATCGGCGGCCGTGCGCGGTGCCAGCGACCTCGCACGCCAGGCGAAGTTGCCGTCGAAATCTCGGGCCTTCCCTCCGGAGTAGAAGCCGGCTGGTTCGCGGAGTTCGATCTCGCGGTATGACCCGTCAGCAGCTCCGCAGGCGCGGCAGGGCTGTTGGGGCGCGTCGTCTTCCTGTGCTGGAGACATTCGCACTTCGTCCGCAAGGTGTCCGCAGGCGCGGCAGATGCCGATGGGAATGGACTGCCCGAGTGGCTGATCCACGGCTCGCGGGGCCCTGCCCGTCGGCTCGAACGCGACCACTCCGGTAGCGGTGTGGACCTGTCCGTCCTTCACGGTCTCCGCGCCGGGTGCGAACTGCGAGATGGCGATGTCCAGAGAGCGGTCGACGACTCCGCTCGGCGGCCACGGGTACGAGTCGTAGGGGCGCTTCGTGTACAAGTACCGGGCCGACGTGGGGAATCCAAACATTGGCAGCAGGCCCGACTCTGCAAGCCGCTGGCTGAGCTCGTGATGGCCGCTGGCTCGGTCCGCGATCCGTGCAACGCGGTCGACAAGCTCCGAGGCAACCCATTCCGCTGCCTCGGCTGGAGACCATACGCTCCGGGTCCAGTCCGCGAGGGCTTCAGCGAGCCTCCGGATCTCGGCCTCATGCGACTTGATCCAGGCGCCGACGGCCTCGCTGACGACGTGCCAGTCGGCGCAGTGCCCGAACTGCCCGTGGACGTTGCGGGTCGGATCGATCCCTGCGTCGTCCTCCACTGCAACCTGCACTGCATCAAAGGCCCGGCGCAGCACTTCCGCGGCGAGGACCCTCTGGTAGATGTCCTTCATGTCGGTGGACAGGTAGGGCCGCGGGGTCGCGTCGTTGGTGATGCGCTTCGGGTCTTGGAAGTAGTACTCGTCGTGGCTGCGACCACGGCACACGGTCAGAGCGAGAGCGACCGGCGAGCTGCGGCGTCCGGCGCGTCCCACACGCTGCTGGTAGTTGAACCGGGTCGGGGGCATGTTGGCCATGAGAACTGCGGACAGCGGACCGATGTCGACACCGGCTTCCATCGTGGTGGTGACGGAGAGGACGTCGAGAGTGTCTGGGAGCTCGTGCTCTTTGCCATCGAGGAAGATGCCCTGGAAGCGGGCTTGGCGGGCCTGAGCGTCGAGGCGGTCCGTCTGGCCGGTGAGTTCAGCGGTGTTGAGCCGGAAGTGCCCGAACTGCTTGTGTGCCATCCAGGCGTAGTAGTCGGCGTCGGTGCTCTCGTATTGCTCGGACTTTGCAGGCAGGGGCCGGCGGCATTTCGTGCAGATGCCGACGCCCGGGTGGAGGTGGCGGCGATTGCATGTGGAGCAGGTCCAGGACACAGCACGGCCGTGGCGCAGCGCGACGTGCTCGGGTTGGATGACGTACTTGAGGACTGCAGGCCCCCAGATCCGCTCCACCGTGGCCTGGAGGTCGTCCGGGTCCTGACCGAGGTAATCGGCTGCACTGGCCCAGAATTCCCGGAGCTTCTTGGGTGGGTTGTCTGCAGGCTTGCGCAGTCCGGCGAACCGGCGCATGTGGCCGAGGATCCGCAGGCTCGTCCGGGCCAGGGCGGCATCCGACGCCCGCTCGGCTTCGAGTGGCGCCTGGTCGGACGCGAGGGTGAGCCAGCCCAGGCCGAGAGACTCGAAGTCACGTCCGGCGCTGCCGAAAAGGCCGCTGAGCAGCTCGGTACTGAGGGATTCGCGCATGTCCTGGCGCAGTTGTTCCTGGCGCTCGCTCAGGACAAGGCTGGATTCATCCCGTACTCCGCTGCTCCCCCCGTCCGGCCAGCGGTACAGCGAGGTCCAGGGCTGCAGCTGAGAGCCTTTCTGGTAGGCCGTCTGCTGGAGGGATGCCTTCGGCCCACCAGGATTAGCGCCGAGTTTCACGAGGCGTTCAGCAACGGAGGCGGCGTGGCTGTCGAGACTGGGCACCCGGCTCAGAAGGCCGTAGAGCGCGGCCTCCTCAGCCGGGTCGGGGAGATCGTCGTCAAGGTCGTCGAGGCTTGCTGCAGCCTGAGGCTTCTGGAGCTTCTCCCACGCGTCGTACGTATCCCGGTCTCGAGCCCTGAGCCGGTCGCGTGCGGCCTTGGCCGTCTCCCTGTCCACAGGGTTGTCGGGCGACTTCCGGTAGAAGCCTGATACAGCGGCGAGGTCTGCCACCGGGTCGCCCTGATCCGCTACCTCCTCGGCGAGGAGCAGGCGCAGCAGGTCCTGGTAGTGACGGAGGCCGAGCCCGGCTGAGAGCTTGGCTGCATCCTGCCGACTGTCGGAGAAGACGACGGCCTGCCGGTTCGGGAGGAGCGAGAGGATCCCGGTGGTAAGGACCTGGTTGACCTTCTCGAAACCGGTGCGCATAGACCGCACCGGGGTGCGCATGCGGCGCGGGTCGCTCAGGCTGAGGTGCTCGCTTCCGGCCTGCCGCAGCTCCCAGTCGTCGCCGCACGAAGGGCACTGGGTCGGCGCCGCGGGAAGGTGGTCGGCCTTGAGCCGGGCGCTCCCCCTCTTGGACCGGGGAACGCTGACGTGGAACGACCAGCCGGTGTGGTTGCTCTGGTTCCGGAGGATGCCAGTGCGTGGGTCGTACTTGCTGCGCTTGAACTCGAAGCTGGCGCTCAGCACCCCCTTGTCGGAAGTGGAGTCCCAGCCAAGTTTGTCCGTGGCAGGTTCGTCCTTACGCGGCCAATAAACGATGTAATTGGCCGCGCTCGGCCCTAGAGCGGCAGCGTCAGGAAGCGAGTCGAGGTCGGGCAGGTCGGCGAGCAGGCCGGCTTCGAAGGGACGTCCCTTGGTGTTCCGGAATGCCGATTCGGGCGCGTATCCGCCGAGGAAGGCGTCTCCGCAGTTCTGGCAGTAGAGGAGTTCGAGAACCCGGGCGTCGCAGCTGCACCGGGGAGTGGGTCGGGAGTACAGCTTGCCGACGGTCCTCTCGGCGCCCTCCGGGCGCGGGGCATCAGGGCATGCCGGGTCTGAACAGGCCCACACTCCGGGGATGTTGCGGAAGAACAGATGCCCGCGAAGTTTGGGCGTGTCAGCGGCGGCCGATCTGCGCAGCGCGGCGAGGATTCCTCGCATAGCGTCCGTCTGGGTTGGAGCATCAGCGCCTGGGAAGAGCCGCGCGGCGACTTCCGTGTCGAAGTCGGCGATGAGCCGGTCGCCGTCACGCAGAGCATTGACGAACGCATCGGCTGCTCCTGTGTCAGCCAGGAGCCGTTCAGCCTCAGCAGGTTCCGGGGCGGTGCCGAGAGTCGCGTACGCTCGGGCGTGCTCGGAGATGTCGGTGCGTGTGTGGGGTGGCAGTACGAGTTGGCCGCCGAGGACCTCGAACCGGTCGCGGTCAGCGCCGAAGAACTCCTGCAGGAAGTCCAGATCGCGGGGAGCTTCGAGGGATGCGGACGCCGCGAGGATCCGGAACTTCTCTGGCTTGTCGTCCAGGCCGAGCCTGTGGCGCAGGTTGCGCAGGAGGAAGGCGATCTCGGTGCCTGCGGTGCCCCGGTACATGTGGAGTTCGTCGACAACCAAGGTGAAGCGGGCGTCCGGGACTTCCTCGAGCCAGCGGCGCGTCTTGTCGAAGATGCCCGACTCGCGCGATCGCATCAGCATGACGTTGAGCATGCTGTAGTTCGTGATCATGATGTCCGGCGGGGCCTGGATCATGTCCCAGCGGGAGCGCATCTCCGCGCCGTCGAGCCTCGGGATGAAGAACCGGCCGTCTCCGGCGGACTTCTGCGCTTGGCCCGAGCGCTCCTCCGTCGCGGCGAACTCCTTGCGGAGCGTCTTCACACCGGCGGTCGAGCCGAAGTCACCCGGGACCGGCGTCGCTCCGGTGTACCGGCCGAAGTAGAAGCGGTGGCCGGGTCGTGATCGCGCAAGCCACGCCCGGACCTCGTCGCTGTCGAGGGCCTTGCGTAGGCGCATCATCTGATCGTCGACGAGGGCGTTCATCGGGTAGAGGACCAGAGCGCGCACGGCAGCCTGCCGGCTGTTCTCGCCTGCCCGCTGCGGCTGGTACTCGCCGTCAGGGGATGCCCACCATCGGTTGGACGGCAGCGTTCCCGCCGGCCAGACCTCGGATTCCCGGACGAGGTCGGCCAGGATGGGCAGCATGAACGACTCCGTCTTACCGGAGCCGGTGCCTGCTGTGACGACGACGTCGCGTCCATCGCGGACCGCAGCGGTGAGGGCTCGGTGCTGGTGCTCATAGAGCGACGGAACACCCTGCAGCAGGCCGAGCTGCACCAATTCCGCGAGGTCGGGGTGGGCACCCGCTGAGCGGACAGACTCCGCGATCCCCGCGTCCACAGTGGCGTATCGCGGGCGCACTTCCAGGAGGGGGCGCCGCCACGCCCCGCCGTCCACGTCGAAGAGGCCCTGCCGTTCCTCTTCCAGGTGCTGGTCAGCGAGGCCGAACGGCGTGTTGTAGTAGCGGAAGAGCGCTTCTTTAAGGTGCTCGAACGACCCCAGGACGTCGACGTCCTGGCCGCTGTCGCGGGGCTGTTCCGCGACGGAGTCACTCATCATTCTCTCCAAGGTGCTGTCCGAGCGAGTCTGCGATCTTGATTGCTACGGCCTTGGGCACGTTGTCGTACGCCAGGTTCTCGGCATGCGCATTGATGCGCGGCGCGAGGCCGGAGCACATGACGGCCACGCGCCGGTGCAGGTCGGGCAGAGGGTAGCCCCAGTCGACGTAAAGGGTCCCGAACCTCTCCCGCCCGCAGTCCTGTTCGGGCAGCCAGCGGAGCACATCGGCCTCCGGGTTATGGGACTCCAGGACGGAGTAGACTCCTTCCTCGTGGCTGGTCTCGTACCACTCGCCATTGCGCCGAACTTGGCATACGCGCTTGCCTTCGCGCTGCTTGAGCCGGTAGAGACCATCCCCCTGAGGGCGGCCTGCAGGCTGGTATTCCCGCCGGTCGAGGCTGTACTGCTCCAGCGGCTGCCCGAACTCCGGTGCAGAAGTCCGCACTTCAAGTCCGAGAGGTGGAAGCAGGGCAGCGCCCTGGACAGCGAAGCAGGATGTGTACTCGGCTCCAAGCCCGGTCGCCCACTGCACCAGCCCAGCCTCGTCGTTGAACTGGACGATCAGCGAAACAGGCAGAGGGATATCCCGCGGCGGACGCGCAGTGGGCACCCGGAAGAGCTCTACCAAGCCATCTTTCACGGCCTGATCGAGGCGATTGTCGAAAGCAGCCGTCCGACTCCCGGCCAGCACGGCCAGTCCTCGGGCCTGCGGCAGTCGCGTCAGTACGGGCGGTGCCGCGGACCAGCGCCGGTTGCGCCAGTCGATGTCCATGTGACCGAGGGATACGGCGTCGCGCAGCCAGCGGCCCGCCGCACCCGGCTCGATGTCCGGGCAATATGTGGATGCGAGCCACCACATGCCCTGCTTGACGTCGGACAGCGCGCCCGCTCCCCGCTCGCTCACCCAGCGCAGCAGCAGGTCTCCTGGATCGGTCATCAGGCTCCCCGCTTTCCGGCGATTGCTTCTGCCGCCGCTACATACCTGAGCCAGACCGGGGCGTGCGAGCGCTCGGCCGCGCTCAGTACCGCATGTGCCCAGGCGTAGTCATCATGGGACGGCGCAGGATCGGGAATGTCCGCTGCTGCGGCCAGTGCCCGGACGGACCACCGGGCGACCGTCCGATATATCAGCCACACGTATCCTTCAGGCACCTCGACCTCAAGGCAGGAGCCGCGGGCCTCTTCCGGCAGCCGTGACACCATCCACGCTGGGACTGACTGCTGCTTGACTCTGCGCGCACTGCCGCGGTGATCGATGAGCACCGCTTCCAGGACATCACTCCGCACAAGCTCGGTGCGCGGCAGCCTGATGCTGTCCGGTGCATAGGCACCTCGGATAGCCGCGTCGGAGTCGCCGACCTCGCTCAGCCTGCGCCGGGCGCTGCCGTTGCAGTTGTATCCGAGCATCCCGGTCCCTGGCGGAAGCCCGTCGTGCAGCCCGTCGTACAAGGTGAAGACCTGGCTGCTCTTCGCTGTGCCCACCTGGTGCTCCCCCTCGTCCAGAGGGACGAGGCGCAGCGGGAAGGGAATGCGCGGGTCTGCACGCAACCTTTCAGTGCAGCCGTCGAGCACGACCTCCACGAGCCCATCCGGGGATTCACTCGCGGGCAGCAGCAGATCCGGGCCGCCGCCGCGGAGGAAGTGGCCTGCAACGCCGGAACCCACCCGGTACTCGGGCGCGATGCGGAGCCCGCCGGACAACTCGGCGTGCTGCCGGATCTGGGGCTCAAGGACGTAGGCATGCGCTCCACCGCGATCCAAAGTACTAGCGAAGGCACCCCCGTTGACCGCACGGACGCCTTTGAACAGCTTCCAACCCACCGTCGGCGCCGCCGTCTCGCGGACCGTCCGGCCGCCAAGAGCATTGACCATAGAGCGCACTTCAGCGACGGCGGAGTCGGCGGCAAGGATCCAGTGCTGCTCGCCAGGCTCGAAATACTCGGTGCTCACCCACTCGCCGAGGTACGGGTGCATCCGCAGCAGCACGACCTCCTGCGGCACCCATTCAAGGACCAGAGCCTCACCCTCGAGACGTACGCCGTATGCCAACTGCTGAGGGGATGGCCGGAGAGACTCCAACCCTCCGTAGACGTTGCCGTACTCCTTACGGAGCGTGAAAGTCCGCCCGCCTGGCAGGCAGACCTCGGTCTCGGGCGTCGCTTCGACAGCCTCGGCCAGCCAGTCCAGTCGCCTTCCGCGGTCCGCGACCATGAGCCGGAGCCCGAGAGCCCGGCGCCGACGCCCGTGCTCCGGCTCGTGGAGGGTGCCGTCCCAGTCATCGGCAAGTCGTCTGAGGAGACTGGTGATGAGAGTCTCGCCAGTGTCGGCAGCCTTTGCGAGCTCCTCCATGAGCCGGGGGGACAGGTCTCGTTCCCTGCCCGCTGTCCAGACACGGAGCCGCCGCAAGAGCTCTCGGCCGGAGACCTTGGTCTGATTGTGCGGCCTTAGGCGAGTAGTGGCGAAGAAGCGAGTGAGGGCGTGCCGGTCCAAACCGCGGACCAGAGCCTGCGAGATGGGGTAGCCGATCTTCCAGTAGAAGTCGTCAGTGCTCACCGTACTGGTGCCGAAGAGACCGCCCGTTTCCTGCAGCCAACTGTCCAGCTGCTCCCACATCTCAGCGACGTCTTCGAATGCCTTCCTCAGCTTGTTCGCGCGGTAGCCGGACAACTGTTCGCCGAACACCTGAAACCAGCGCTTGTAGAAGTTACTCCTCAGCATCCCGTCGGATGAGGCCATGCGGGTAGCGGCCAGTACGGACAGGGCGAGTACCGGAAGGCTAGGCGGCGGCCCCTCGCTTCCGCCGTTCACCCATTGCACGCACTCGCGCTGGACGTGGTTGAACAGCGGTCTTTCCGGGTCGCTCCAGTTGAGTTCGTCGGCGACGGCCTGGGCCAGACTCGTTTCGATGCCGTAGAGCTCGGCGAGCTGCCGTTCAATCTCGTCATCGACATAGAGAACGGTGCTCCGCAGCGCGTGGTCCGCACCGAAGAACTCTGCAGAGAGCACTTCGTGCCATAGCCTGTACGCCGATCTCATCAGCCTTCCCGCTCCCCTCCGTATCTGCCTACCCAGCCTGCGGCAGAGAGCGCGCACTCAACGGTCACTCACCGCCGGGAGGGAGATGGTGCAACCGTCTGTCCGCGAAACAGGGCAAGCGGAAGGGACGCACTTAGTGCTATGCAGGACAATTAGCCTACTGCGGAAGCTACTTGCCGGCACGCATATGCACAAGATCCGTCACCTGGTGTAGTGGCACTACCGCAGATGATTGGCAGACGGGGAACATGTCGGGCCGGTCGGCGTACACCTCGATGCGGCCTGCCTGCTCGACGACGATCAGGGCGTGGCGGCCGTTCGTGATCCGGACATGGTGGCGTTGGGGCGGATGCCGCACAGGACGGGGCCGAGGGTTCAGGCGACGCCATGGGGGCAGGAGGGTGGCGAGCGGGGCGGCGGTCTTGGAGGGGGTGACGGCGGACAGGGGCACGGTGCGGTTCCTTCGTTCGGGACGGTCCGGCGCGGTGCTCTCCTGCTGGGTGATCTGGTCATGCGGGTGGTGCTTGCGTTGCGCCCGGGCGACTCGTACGTCCGGCCCCGGGGCGCGGCGGGCTGTGTGGCCGTCGGCCAGTGGGCCGGGCGGGCGCGGCTTGTGTCGCGTCCGCCCGGCTGGTCAGCCGAGGGAGTCGTACAGCTCCCGCGCGGCGACGGCGGCGGCGTTGCGGTGGCGGTCGTCGTCGCAGGTGGCGATGGTGGCGCCGAGGTGGGAGACCATGCGGACGGCGGTGTGAGTGACGCCCTCGTCGCTGACGTGGCAAGGCAGACGGCGGCTTGTGAGCCCGTACATCACGGTCGGTCCGTACGAGTCGTGGGCGCGGCTCAGTGCCATGGTGGTGCCCGGGGTCGCGATCTCGACGGCGGCCGGGACGGCGGGTCGGTTGGCCGGGCGGTCGGTCATGGTGGCTTCGGACGCGGCGAGGTGGGCGTGCTTCCAGTGCAGGGTGAATGCGCCTTCCAGGAGCGCGGTCGTGTCCCGGGCCGGGGGTATGAGCCGCAGGTGGCCGTGGATGGCGAGGAGCCGGGCGAACAGGTCGCCTTCCCGGGCGATCAGCACGGGGCCGCCGGGGAGGAGCGACAGGGGCAGCTCGACCTCGTTGCCGAGCACGGGGGCGGTGACGTACTGCGTGAAGCGGGGCGGGAAGCCGATGGCCGGGTTGGCGGCGGCAATGCCGTCGGCGGCGTGCAGGACGACCGAGGCGTCGAAGGGCAGCGCGTTCGTGATGACGATGCCGTCCCACGTGCCGGGCTCATCGGTCTCCAGCACCGTGGCGGCGTCGTCGAGGAGGGTGGCGATGTCCGTCAGGGCGGTGCGGCCGTCGGCGTTCGGCACGGGCGCGGGGATCGCGGCGCGGGTGCGGGCGATGGTGGCGATGGTGCGGGCGCGGTGGGCGGCGGCGAGGGCGTTGGGCGTGGCGGGCATGGGTGTCTCCGTCTCCGGGGTGTGCTGGGTGAAGGTGGGGGGCCGGGGCGCGGCGGGGGAGGGCCGCGCCCCGGCGGTCTGGGGGCCGGTCAGACGGCGATCAGCGCGGCGCGGACGGCCTTGTACTCGGCCTTGCGCGGCTTGTACTGCGCGGCGATCTGGGAGACCTGGGCGCGGGTGTACCGGTAGGCGGTGACGGCGTGGCGCTTGAAGCCCTGGGCGGTGCGGCGGATGCGGGCCCGCTTGCCCTTGAGGCCGTTGGTGCGGGCGGTCTTGGCGACGCCCTGGAGGGCCTTGACGACGCCCTTGGCGGTCGCGCGGTCGGCACCGGTGGCGATGACGTGCGTGGTCAGGGAGCGGGCGGTGTGGCGGACGCGGCGGGCGGCGCGGGCGACTTCGCGACGGGCGGCGGAGGCGGCGCGGTGGGCGCGGACGCGGTCGCGGAGTGCGCGGCGGGCGGCGACAGAAGCCATGGGGTGATCCTTCGTTCGGGACTTGTTGGCGGTGCTCTCCGCCAACCCCTTGATAGTACAGCAATGAGACTCGCGGGTCCCACGAGATCCCGGGAAGAATCGAGGATTTCGCAGGTGGAACGCGGTTGTACGTCGGTCGCGCCGTGCGCCGGAAGTCTCGCGGCTGCACTATCCTCGCGGCCTAGAACAGGGTGTCAGCTTGCTCGGGGAACGTCGCGGCCGGCACGCGGGTGCCGGGGGTGCGCGCGGCCGCCGGGTCCTCCCCGAACAGCGGCACGGTGCCGCACTCGTCGGGCACGGCGGGGACGTGACGGTCGGAAGCGTCCGGGACGGCCGGGGCGTCGCGGTCGAAGTCGGCGGGCGCCATGCGCAGCCAGTTGCGCCCGGGGAGCTTGGCGGCGGTCACTGCGGTCTCCTGTCCGGGGCCGGGCCGGGGGCGCGAGCAGTGCGCCCCCGGCCCCGGCCGGGGTCAGCGGGCGGTCAGTCCTCGTTGTGCTGTGCCCACAGGGTGTCCAGGGCGAACGGTGCGGCGGCGAACTCCTCGGTGCCTGGGGTGACGTCGAGCCGGGCGAGCAGCTTCCGCCTGGCCGCCACGGCGTGCGGGGTGCCGTCGGCGTCCGTCCAGGCGTACGCCGGGCGTCCCGCTACCGTCGCGCACAGGTCGGCGTACTCGGTCTCCCCCTTGCACTGCGGCGAGACCCCGGGGCCGCACTGGCGGTTGCCCATCGTGGCGCAGTCCCATCCGGACTCGTCCTCGTCGACGTAGCCGTCCCGGTTGTCGTCGCCCATCAGGTCCGCGCGGCCATCGATCCAGCCGTCGTTGTACGCCTCCACCACGTCCGCCTGCGTGACGGTGGGGCTGGTCGCGAAGTCGGCCGGGGTGGCGTCGGAGGCGCCGAGGGTGCCCAGGGTGCCGAGGGCGATCGCGGCGGCTCCAGCGGCCAGGAGCGCGGCGGGACGGGGGCGACGGGTGAGAAGGCGCGGCATGCGCATGGTGGTGATCCTTCGTTCGGGACTCCCGGGGTTGCTCGACCCCGGGCCGCCGGGTGGCGGGGCTCCAGAACGTACACAGCCAACGCGGAAAAGTACAGCCATGAGACCGACGGGAGCTCCGGCAAGCCGTTTTACGTGCACGTTTACAGATCCTTACGGCGTTCCTGTTGCCCTTGAGTCGCATTGCTGTACTGTTCTCTCAGCGGTTCACACCGCCGCCCCGGAGAGCAACCGGGGCAGTCCCGAACGAAGGAAGTCACCCATGTCCGTGTCCTTTGCCAAGCTCACCGATTGCCCCGAGCCCCTCATCGCCGCCTACGTCCGGCGCGGCCTCAGCGACTACTTCGCACGCCAGCAGTACCGGGCCGCCCGAACGTGGGCCGGAAAGCTCAGCGTCGAGGAGCGCGCCCGACTGCTCACCCTCCCCGCAATCAAGCGGTCGCCCATGACCGTCCACGTCCTCAACGAGGCCACGGCCGAACAGAGCAACACGCACTGACCCCACCCGCACCGCCCGCCCTTCCCCCGGCGGGCGGTGCGCCCCGCCCTCGAGAGGCCGGCACACGCCGGAACGGGCGCAGGGCGCACCGCCCCACCACACAGTCCCGGAGAGCAACCGGGACGTCCCGAACGAAGGAACACCCGGTGATCACTGCCACGGAGCGCGCCGACTGGATGGCGCTGCAGATCTTCATCGCTGCCAGGGAGCACAACGGCCGCGTCGTCACGCACGACCTCGTCGACGCCGTCATGAGCCGCGACGCCGACAAGGAGCAGGGCAAGGCGAACAAGGAGATGGTGCGCCGCATCATCCGCAAGCGCGCCGAGTCCGAACGCGTCCGGGTCATCTTCACCGAGGATGAGCGGTACTGGGCCATCCGCGAACAGCTCCACCACATGACCACCGACGCGGTTCACGCGCTGCGCGACGAGATCACCGAGGGCGGCGACGACGACCCGCGCGGCTGGGACAAGGCCCTGACGAACGCCATCTCCGTCCGCCTCTCCCACCGTCAGCAGACGCGCCGCCTGTGGAACTGCAAGCCCGTGTCCATCCGCCTGTGGCGCATGCCGCGCCCGGCCGCCGTCGAGGAGCGCCCCACCCCCGCCGAGGAGACCGCCCCGGCCGCGCCCGACACCACGCCCCTGTACGCCGCCCTCGCCGCGTACGAGTCCACCGTGCACGCCTCCCTCGGTGGTGCGCCCCGCGACCTCGCCAACCTCGACCGCCACCTGCTCACCCTGGGCAAGATCTCCGCCCCGGAGCACCACCTCGAGATCGTCGAGACCCGCGCGGACCTCGAGGAGGCGTGGGAAGCGCTGCGCACCGCCCGCACCCTCGCCGCCCGCAACGCCGCCCACGACCAGGCGCGCGCCGCCGTCGAGCGGGCCCGCGCGGTGATCCTGGCCGTCGCCCCTCGCGCGCACCGGATGCACGGCACGGACATGCCCGGCACCGCCGAGGAGATCCGCGTCGCGGCCCTGGCGTACAACGCCGTCGACGCCACGCCCGAGGAGCTGTCCGCCGTCGCCACCGGCACGCCCACCGTGCGCGTGCACTGCCGTAGCGACTCCGGCCTCGGATGGACCGTCACCGCGACGATCACCGCCGGACTGGACTCGCCCATCGGGCACGCCCCCGCGCACCCGCCGATCGTCGTGAAGTTCCGCAAGCGGGACGGCCGCGAGGATGCCGCCGAGAACGCCCGCCGCGTGCTCGGCTCCCGGTTCCGCGTCGCCGTCCCCGTCGAGTACATCCGCGACCGCCGTCCCTGATCCGCCCCGGCGCCGCCCGGCCGAAGGGGTCGGGCCGCGCCCCACGGACCCATACGCGCCCGCGCGCGTGTGGACGGTCCCAGAAGTCCCATAACCCCGCCTGTCTGCCCTGTTGCCCCGCTCTTGGCGTCCGGGCCCGCCGTGGTCCGTTCGCCGCTCCGAGGAAGGTTCCTGCCCATGTCTGCGCTGCCGTCCTGGCTCCGCTCCCACCTGCACGCCGTTGAGTCGCCGAGGTGGACGTTCGAGTCGTTCGCCGACGAGGTGGCCCGCCTGTTGGGTCTCCCGCCGACCATGCGCACCGGGGAGTTCGAGCACAGCTCCGAGACGGATCACATCTGGCTGCTGTGGAAGCCCGACCGGTACGGCGCGGTGCTGCTGATGGACCGTCCGGAGGGGGAGCTGCGTCAGGCCCTGGTCATCAAGGTGATCTGGCACAACTCGCCGGACCCGGCCGACGTCGCCGCGATGGTCCGGGCGTACGAGCGGCGCGGGCGTGTCCAGTCCCTTCGGTCCCTGCTGGGCCGGGTGCTGCGCCGCCGCTGAGCCCTTGAGTGTGCCGGTCGCAGTCCCGCGGCCGGCCTGCCCGCGGCGGAGAGCTTCCGCCGTACCCAGAGGAAGGAACGAGCGCGTGAGCGCGTACGTAGAGATCCCCCGCCCGTATGAGTCGGCCCCCGGCCGGTTCACCGTCGACCTGGTGTTCCCCGCCGCGTCGAAGCGCAGGGCGAAGCGGCACCACGACGTGGCGTGGACCCTGGCCGACGTCCATGGCGTGGAGGCGGCCACCCCGTTCGCCCTGAACCCTCGCTGGTCGTACTATAAGGAGATTTGCGGGACCGACGAGCGGTACGGCGGGCTCGACGACCGGCCCCTGACGGTGCAGGGCAGCGCGCGGGCTCTGGCCCGGTACCTTGCCGCCCTGACGCGGGTGTTGGACGCCGTGGAAGGACTCGCCACCCGCGCGGTCCGGGTGTTCGGGGCGTGGAAGCGCTCTGTGGCCGCTGAGCCGCACTTGGAGTACGAGGACGCGTCCACCATGCGCGTACGGTCCCGGGAGTTCCGTGCGGACGCCCTGAGTGCCCTGGTGCGCGGTCTGCGCGGGACCTTGCCGGACACCCCGGAGCGGGACAGCTCCCGGCCGCTGTGGGAGCAGCACGGGACCGTGGCCGCCGAGGTGTGGGCGCACGTCGGGGGCGTCCACCTGACGGAGGCCCCGGAGGAGGACGTCGCCGCGCACCTGGCCCGGATGCTGCCGGAGGAGCCGGAGCAGGGCGAGTTGTTCGCGGTCCAGGACGTCACCGTGCGGTCTGTGCCGGCCCCGGCAGTGAGCGGCCCCGCGATGGCCGTGCCGGTGTTCGTCGTTCCCCTCCGGCCGAGCGGGCGACGAGAGGACCCGGGGCGGTACGGCACCGCAGCCTGACCGGTCCTACGTTCGACAGCTCCCGCGAGTCTCGAATGGCGCAGCAAGGAGACTCGCGGGAGCATGCTGGGCTGGTTTTACAGGGGGTACTACACACGGGAGTCTCATTGCTGTACTGTCTTCCGTGTTGGCGGAGAGCACCGCCAACGTCCCGAAGGAAGGAACACCGCCGATGAACGCTGTCCTGGCCATCAAGCCCATGGAACAGCTCACCGCGCAGTACGGGCCGATGCGCACCGTGCTGAACTCCAGCGCCCCCACCGACGTCCCCCGCGAACAGGCCGACGTCTACCGCTTCAACATCCTCGGCGGGAAGGGCAAGCGAGAGTCCGTCGTGAACGGTGCCGACGGTAAGCCGGTCCTGATCATCCGGTTCGTCGAGTACATCGACCCGGTGACTCAGCGCACCCGGTACGGCGTCGACTACTGGTCGGTCCTGAAGTTCTGGGCCAGCGACCACGAGACGGGCGCCATGGCGGAGCTGTCGTACGAGAAGGCCGTGCGCGACGAAGTCCGGCACACGCGGCTCCAGCTCGCCCCGGAGCGGTTCACGCGCGGCGTGGCCAGCTTCTACGACGTCACCGACGTCATCTGACCGGTCCGGTCTCGCACATCCCGGGGCGCGGGTCCAGCCACCCGTGCCCCGGCCCCTCCCGCTCGCCGCATGCCCCGAGGAGAACACCGCCATGACCGCCGCCGCCGTCGTTGAGCGCCCCGTCTACCCGGAGTGCCGCCGTTCCTGGATGCAGGACTTCGAGGCGCCCACCTGCCCCGCTTGGATCACCGCGCGCGCCATCTACCGCGCCGAGTGCGCCGAACTGAAGGCACACAACGCACTGCGCGCCATGACCAGCGACCGCGCGGCGGTCCGGTACTGGAACGCCCACCCGGAGAGCCGCAACGCCCAGCACGCGGCCCTCACGAGCGAGCGGGACGCCGCATGGTCGGAGCAGCGCGCACTCCTCGCCCAGCGCGCCGTCTGCACCTGCACCGGACCGGACATGCCGCGCTGAGCAGACACGCCCCTCCCGCCGGGGCGCGACCGTACGCGCCGCGCCCCGGCACCTTCCCCCTTCCTGCGCCCTCTCCTGCTGGAGTTCTCATGTCTTCCACGGCTTCCGTCCGCACGTTCGTCGAGTTCACCAACCCCGCCGATGCGTCCCACCCGGCGTACCGCGTCTTTGTCGCTGGCCCGTTCGCCCTGTCCAACCAGCGCGGTCAGCTCATGTCCCGCGCTCTCCTGCGGGCCGTCCTGATCGACGTGAACCGGAATGACGGCGTGATGGCCCGCGGCGACGCGGGGACCGTACGGTACGAGTACCCGGGCCTGTCGGACGTGTTCACGGCCTACCCGGAGCGGTCCCCGGACCTGCCCACGTGCGCACTGTGCGGGCAGTGGAAGACCGAGCACGAGAACGCCTCGAACGCCACGCACTGTGGCAAGTTCACCTTCTTCGGAGCCCCCGGCGCTGAGTCCCTGCTGTGCACCAAGTGCCGTCAGCCGCACGGGCACCACGGGCAGCGGTTCACCGTGGCCTGCGACGACTTCCAGGCCGTGAACCTCTGGGGTCACCGGCTCGCCCCGTACACGACGGCGCGGTTCCTCGTGATCCGCCACGACGGTTGGGTCCTGGCGAACGTCGAACTCCCCATCGGCCACGAGGCGGCCGCGCGCGTGGTGGAGCAGGCCAAGGCCGACACCGCGCACGAGGCGGAGCGCGGCCGCGACTTCCTGTACGTCCCCGTCGGCTTCTGGCCGTCGATCTCGTGGAAGGGCGAGGCCGCCCACGACGGAACCGCCGTCCGTCCGTAACCCGACCGCTGCCGGGGCGCGACGCTCACCGCCGCGCCCCGGCACCCTCTCCCAACCTTCTTCCGCACACCAGGAGTCCGCGCCATGGCCCGCACCAAGACCACGTACCGCACGATCCACCCCGAGACCAACGAGGAAGTCACCTTCAACAAGGGCGGGCGCCCGATCCGGTGGATCACCTGGGGTGACCTCGGCAAGGGGTTCGTGCACTTCGGCTACAGCTCACAGGAGACGTACGCGAAGGCCGTCAAGGCGCCTCGCTCGTCCAACCCGTACGCGAGCCGGTACGAGGCGACTCCGGCGACGGTCGTCGAGGACGAGACGCCCACCGTTGAGCCGGTCGCGGCCGAGGAGCCCCAGGAGCGCCCGATGCGCGCCGGCCTCACCGTCATCCCCGACTCCCCGCGCCCCGGCGAGATGAAGCTGAACGTGGAGCTGGACGGCGAGATGATCGGCGTCGTCTTCGACGAGTCCCCGGCCAAGCTGGCACGCGGCGGGTTCGCCGCCTGGTCCTCAAAGTGCCGCAACCGCGGCGGCATCGTCGGCTTCTACCCCTCGAAGGAGGAGGCGGCCGAGGCAATCGCCGACCTGTATGCGGCGGACGGTCCCGGCGGCAGCAAGGCCCCAGCGTTCACCAAGAGGCGGGCCCGGTTCTTCGCGCTGCCCACCGTGCGCCGGAACTCTGTCGCCGTCTGGGCGGCCAGCCTGTACGACGGCACCCGCACCGTGACCGCGTGCTGGACGGCCGCCCTGGAGCGGGACGAGAGCGCGCACCCCGGGCCCGACCCGGAGACGGGTGAGCCGGTCTACGTCCGTACGCACTCCGCGACGACCCGGCACCTGCCCAACCCGGACAAGAGCGGCCGCCGCACCCTGTGCGGTCAGGAGTGGCAGCTCGCCTCCTGGTACCGCCACGAGGGGCAGATCCGGCGCCCCGCGGACTGGATGATCCGCGGCCTCCCCGACTGCGGCGGGTGCGGGACGTCGCACGCCGCCCGCCAGGCCCGTGCCGCCGCGTAG